TTGTTCGTTGTATAATATAATCAATAAGTTAATTATATTATATATTCTTATTAAAGAATAATATAAAAAGTGGAGGTAGATATTATGTATTGTTTAAAAGTTGAAAAAATAAAAAATGGAAATGTTAGTGATAGTTTAGTTTTAAAAGAGGTTGCTGATATTAGTTATATGTCTTATGATGATATTAGGGATTTATATGAGGAAAAACAAATGTTCGATAGGAAAGGGAATAGATATTATTCTTATAAAACAACTGTTTATAAAGTAAGTAATAATGGTGTTAGAATTGAACAACTAACAGATACTAACCTTTATAAAGAGGTAGAGAATGTTGAGAATGAATTGAAAAAGAGTTTGACAAGCTATTCTTATTTAAGACAAGTGTTGAGTAGGGGTAAAAGAAAATATTATGTAATGAACTCTAAAAAGTCAAAAAATGATATTTTGGTAATTAGTCCTAAAAGTTTAAAGTTGGAAATTGAGAAAACTAAAACTACACCAAAGTATGAGGTAAGACAGAATGGAAAACTTTTGTTCGTGGAAACTGCACAGAATGAAATAGTTACTATTTTAAAAAGAGATTATGGGATTTCTCTTGATGAATAAGTGTGAAATTTTAAATTTTAGTTGATATGAAAGGGTTAAAAAAGAGAATTTGTAGAATTCTCTTTTTTTTGTTTTTTAGGTTTGTTATATTTCGATTTTGAGGGGTTTTAATTTTTAAAGGTATAGTTTGTTGGGTTGGGTGGGGAAAGTGGGTAGAAATTGATTGTGGTGCGTGTAGGAATATATTATTTTTAATTTTTAGATTTGGATTTTGTTATTTTTAAATTTTTAGTTTTTTGTTTTTTGAGTTGAGAAAATTTTAGATTTTTTAATTTTTGATTTTTGGAATTTTTTGCTTTCTAATTTTTGAAAAGTGTTGTAGGATATGGAATTTTTTAATTTTTAATTTTTTAATTTTAGGGGTGGGTTTATATTTTTGTTTTGTAGGGGTGTTGTGAGGTGGATTTTTTTGTGTTGTGTTGTAGAGGGTGGGGAGGGATTTATTTTGTAGTAAATTTTAGAAGTTTTTAGTTTTGGTTGAGTGTAGTGTTTTATTTTGTAGGTTTTTTTGTGGTAGTGGGTAGTGGTAGAGGGGTGGGTTGGTTGGTTTTATGGTTTGGTAGGGTGGTATAGTTGGTAGGTAGAGAGGTGTGGTAGAGGGTGTGATTTTGTTGTGGTTGGTGGTTTTGGGAGAGGTTGGGTTGTGGTAGTGGTAGGTTGTGGTGTAGTGTGGTGGTTTTGGGAGAGGTTGGGTTGTGGTGTAGTGTGGTGGGGGAAGTGATACACTCCTTTACACTCAAAAAAGAAAATCTTATTTTTGCTGATGAAATGAACGATTTTGCTTTTTTCTCCTATCGAACAAATGTTCGCTAAAACAAATGTTCGTGCCACAACCCACACAATAACACAAAATAAATCCAACAAATTTGTAATATTTTTGTACTACGACATTCCAACCAACTATTCTATCACAGACCGACCTCATTAAAGACGCAACTTATTATGTAAACAAAATTTTCCATAATGAAAAATGTAAACCAATATTATGTAATGTTTTTATGTAAACAAAAATGCTAAAGTTTACATAATACTAACAAACACAAAACGAGCAATCCATTGGTACTACTGCATTATGGCGATTTCAAACAAACAGATATTCGTGAAGTTCTAATTGCACAAAAGACATATTTTGTGCAATGTTACATAATCCTTAAATTATATAAAGTTATTATGTAAACTACAATACAAAATCAAACAAATGTTTGTAAGAACAAATGTTTGGGTATTGACATTTGACATATAATGTGGTATAATGTATTTGGTGGAAAGCGACCTTTTTATATATTTGCTCCCCTAATTATCGTAAAATGATAAAATGTGGAGAAAATATATAATTTGTACGCACGAGAATAGCCATAGATTAATTTTTAATTTGTAATAATACAACTTTATATCCTAGAATATTGAAAGTCTTAAATTTTAAATTTTGGCAAATAAAACGCATACACGCAATAATACAATTTTTAAATTTTCAAAACTTTAATTTTTAAAATCCTAAAGTTACCGATTGTACGCACATACGCAATAATAGAAGAACTGAAATTTTTTAATTTTTAAATTTTAAATGCTGAAATCTCAATTTTTAATTTTTTGTTTTTTAAATTTTAATTTTTTAATTTTGAAAAAAGTGTTGACAAAATAAAAAAAGTATGGTATAATATATTTGTTAGTGGGAATACTACTAATATAAAAAGGAAAGGTGGAATGGAATATGAAACAAGTTACATATTCAAAATTAAAAGAAGAATTTTACGACAAAGAAAATAAGTATGCACTAATAATATACAGTCAATCAAACTTCAATAAAGAGTATAGCGAATTATCAAGAACTTATTTAATATCAAGTGATAACAAATATTTTCAAAGTGGTAAAATCTCAAATAGTTTATTTGGAAGTTGTATAGACGGAACAGACATTGGAGTTAGATTAGATACTTATAATTGGAAAGTTGAAAAAGTTGTAATATTAGAAACAGAAGAAGAAATAAACAAATATAAATCTATGATAGGAAGTTTTTAAAAGTAGGGTATATAATTACCCTACTAATAAATGAAAAAGTCTTAAAAACGATTTTGAGGAGTTGGAAAAAATGGAAAATAGAAAAATAGTAACAAATTATTTAAGAAAATTATTAAAGGAAAGAAAAATTGATAGCTGGGGTTATGATAAATGGCAATATTGGAATTGTGTTCCATTTATAGAGGTTCAGGGACAAAAGGTCTTTTTAGCAAAAAGTTTTTATTATGCTAAACAATTATGTATTAAAACAGTTTTTGATTATAAAAGCAGAGCAGGAATGAAAAACTTTATAAATAATTGTATAAAAAATTAAAAAAATTATTGACAAAATTTTAAATATATGATATAATATAGAAAAATTGAGAAAGGTGGTATATATAATATGAAAATTTTAAATAATATGTATAAGTTTACAGACACAAACGAAGATATTAGCGACAGTTTAGTTTATAAAACTTTAAAGGTTGCAGAAGAGGGAAATTACAAAGAATTTAAAAAACTATATAAAGAACTTAGTAAACAATATTTTGGAGCTGAATATCTAAAAGTTGGAACATATAAACTTATGGGCTATGAATTCGATTTTAAACCTTTTTTAAAAAGATTTTTAGTTAGAGGAAAATACGATAATGATTATACAGTAATTTATGCACTTAACAAAACAAATATTTTTGATAATTTTTATATTAGTAAAAGTAGTGTAACAGATATTTTAGAAGATACTAGGCACAAAATTTTTGAATAAATTTATAAAAAGTTATTGACAAAATAAATAATGTGTGATATAATATAGTAAAGTTAAAGAAAGGTGGTTATATTATGGAAGAGTTAATCAATGAATTAGAAAAGAAACAAAGTGAAATTTGGGCAGATATAGAAGATAGCGACAAAACAGAGGAATACAACAATGGGTTTACAGAAGGTTGGTATAATGCCTTTGAGGTTGCAGTTTTAATAGTAAAAGAAAATAGTAATCTATTTAAAAAATAGAGGAAAGGAAAGTAAAAATGAAAGTTGATAAAAAGAAATGTTTAATGTTAGTAATTGAACAAATAGAAAATATGTTATATAACAACAAAGAAAATAAAGAGGACATAGAAAGTTTTGTTGACTGGTGTGAGGGTGGAGTTGTTTTTTATATGCACAGGGACATAGAATTAAAAGAAGAAATAAAAATCAATGAAGAGGAAGAAAAATATTGTGTGGAACTTATGAACAGAATTGCACCATCAGTTGACAACCTAACAAATGAATTATATAAAATATATGACGATATAGAAAAATAAAAATTTTTATATAAAACTATTGACAAAGTAAATAATATGTGTTATAATATATGTAAAGAAAAAAGAAAGGTGGAATTTATATGGAAATTAGAAAATTAAGTAATGGTTATCAATTTGTAAACAATAGTAGAGGGAACAGAAGTGGTTTTGTTCACGAAACAACATTATTCAATAATAATGGTTTAGAAGTAGGAAACTACAAAATACAATATTACAACAGAACTTGGGAATGTTATCAATTTCAAACAGTTATGAAAAATTGTATATCAAAAATAATAGAAGAGAAAAAAGACAATTTTATAAGATTAGCAAAAGAAAAATACAATATTAAAAGACTAACAAAAGAAAAAAGAGAACAAGCAGAACAAGTTTTTGAGGAAATGGAACAAATAAAAGAATTAAGAAAAATGTATAAAGAACTAGACAATAGGGCATAAAGCCCTATTTTTTTATTTTAAAAAACGAACATTTGTTTATGCAAACAAATGTTTGGTACTTGACAAACTTGACAAAAAGTGATATAATAAGGATAATGGAAGAGGTGCGTTTTTAAAACGAACGCCCGTTCGATAGTAAAATTTTTTAATTTTTTTGAATAAAACTATTGACATTTACATACAAATATGTTATAATATATTCAAAGTTAAGGAAAGGTGGGAAATGAAAGATATGGTATATGTATTATTTGAAAAAATTTATGACCCTTATGGTTGTTTAGAAGATAATATACCGACAATATTAGGAATTTTTACAACAGAAGAAAAAGCAAATGAAATTAAAAAGGAATTAAGAGAAAAAGATAAAAGAAAAAGGTTTGATTATTGGGTAGACCCTTATAAACTGGACGAATTAGAATATTTTTAAATTTTTATAAAAAACTATTGACAAAATAATAAATATGTGGTATAATATACTCATAGTTAGGAAATAATATAAATAAAGGAGCGAATTATTATGGAATTTTTAAATGTTGAAAAGTTAAAAGAATGTAATGGTTGTGATATTGCAATTATAGAAGAACTACAAAGACAAATAAATGAAGAATACAGAGAACACTATGAGGAATATACAGATATAACAGCATTAGAGAACTTGTTAATTTGTATGGAAAAAATCAATTTTGTATTAGTAGAAAGCGAAAATTATGGTTATGCAAGTAACTATAATGACTTAACACAGGAATTATATTCTAAAATGAAAAGTGATTTTGCAGAAATGATAGGAATAAACAATTTGTGGGAAAAAATTTATGAATAATTTTATACAAAACTATTGACAAAATGAATAATATATGATATAATATATATAAATCAAAGGAAAGGTGGAATATATTATGGAAAAAGAAAAATTTATGACATTTGAAAAAGCATTAGAAATTGTTGGGGAATTATCTTATAGTCAAGGATTTTATGGTAGACTATTAAGAAATATGCAGGAAATGGACGAAGAACAAAGAAAAGAACTTGAAGAAGATTTTGAATATAATAAAGTAAAAGACAGTATGGACTTGATATTTTATTTTGAATGTTAATATATTGGAGTGGCAACACTCCAATATAGTTAGGAGGAAATTTTTGATTTTTATTATATGTAAATTTGTGTTAATGATATTATTTTTTTATTTTTTAAGTAAATAATTTTTAAAAACTATTGACAAAATAAGTAATATGTGATATAATATATACAGAAGTTGAGGAAAGGTGGAATATAAAATGGAATTAAAATTGACAAAAACAAAACAAAACATATATGTAGGACTAATTGAGGGTATACCTATTGTAAGAACATACTGGAATGGTGGAATAGACAGTTGCTTATATTTTACACTTAAAGATACAGATGTATTCACAGTTGTTAGTAAAGGAAATAATGACTATATCTTTACTGATTTTATGGAAGTCAATGGAGAATTTAAAGAAATCAATAATGATTTATTCGACATTTTAGTTGAAATTCATAATAAATAATACCTTTTTGCAAGTTTTGGGTAATTAAAACTTGCAATTTAAAATTATTATTTGAGGTGGTGTAAATATGGAAAAGAAAAAAGAAAGTTATGTAATTTATTTTAGTAGTAAAGTAGAAAAAGACAACACAGGTTATTTTCAAAGGATGCAAAGAGTTGGATTTTTAAGTACAAGGTGGGAAAAACAAGCGAAAGTTTTTAAAAGCAGGAAAGCAGTTGAAAATAAAATAAAGTCCCTAATTGAAAAAGAGGGCGAATGGTACGATTTTGAAATTATAGAAAGTATTTAAGCAGGAAAGGAAGTAATAAAAATGGGAAAAAATATTGAAGTTAAATTAAATAAAAATACAATAATAGTATTAGATAATGAGGAACAGGCAGTTGAATTATGCACACAGGAATATTTCAAAGGAAATGACAAAACAGAAATAAATGGTAGAAAATTTGATATTTTTAATTTTGGAAATTTTGATTTTAGAAAAAAATCAATGTTAATGAATTAGTCCATCTTTCAAAAATTTTATATATGAAAAGCAAGATTTTTAAATTTTAGATTTTTAAATTTTGCTTTTTTATTTTTTAAATTTTTAATTTTTTGAATAAAAACTATTGACAATGTTAATAATATATGATATAATATATATAGAAATTAAGAAAGGTGGTAAATATTATGATAACATTAAAAGAAAGAAATTATTGTTTTGTAGGAAAAGCAAAGGACTTATGTAAAGATATTCAAGAGGAAATGGAAAGCAGGGAAATAGAAGAAATAGAAAGAGGATTTGCAGAAAATATGTTTTGTGATAACTATGGTTATTGTTGTGGTTCAAGTTGCAGAAACTATATAAATTGTCAAGGAAAATAACCTTGACAATTTTATAAAAATTTTACAAAAAGCTATTGACAAAATATAAAATATATGTTATAATATATTTAGAAATTAAGAAAGGTGGTATAAAAAATGGAAATTTATTTAGTAATTACAAGAGTTAAAAAAAATAAGGACTGGACTTCAATAGGAATAAATCAAGAATGTTACAAAACAATGGAACAAGCTATTGAATTTTGTAAAAGTAGATTAAGTAAAGAGGAATTGGAAAGACACGAAAAAGCATATAAAAGAGGACTAGTAAGTTGGTATGAATTCGACAGTAAAGATTATGAATACAGAATAAAAGTTTTAGATTTGAAATAGGGAAATTCCCTATTTCAAAATTTGAATTTTAGAATTTTTGAATTTTTAAAAAGTAAATTTTTAGTTTTTTAGATTTTAAAATTTTTAGATTTTTGAAAAGTAAAATTTTTGAATTTTCAATTTTTAGATTTTTAGTCTTTTATAAACTAAAAGTATTGACAAAATAAAATAAATATGATATAATATTATTATAATAAAAAGAAAGGAATTGAAAACTATGGAAAATTATACAGAGAATGGAAGAAATATAGATTATATGAGCAGAAATGATATAATAGAATATTTAGGAATAGAAGATAACGAAACCTTGACAGACCAAGAATGGTATGATATACTAGAACAAGCTGAAACTATTGAAAAAGTGTATCATAATAAAAATATAGATTATTGCCTAAAAGCTGATTATGAAACATATATACAAAGAAATACAGACATAATAATAGGAAACACCAAAGACTTGACAATATTTATAAAACAGTAGTTTTGCTGATTAAAACAAGTATTACAATAATAGGAATTGTAGATAAAACAGAATTACCGAATAATATAATATATGCAATAATACCACTTTTTAAATAAATAGTTATATACAATATGTTTACTGATTTTATGTAAAGTAAATGTATTGTATATTTTTTTAGAAAATTTTTTATAATTATTGTATAAAATTATAAAAAATGGTTATAATAAAAATAATAAAATTTTTTGAAAAAAGTTATTGACAAAATAAGAAATATATGTTATAATGTAAAAAACGGTTAGAGATAACCGAAAAAATAAAATTTTAAAAGGTGGTAGATGTTATGGAAAATAACGAAATTATTATGTTTAAGTTGTATGTAGGATTAAATGATAAGGATACGAAAAAACAAGAAATTCCAACAAAAAAAGCAATAGACATTATATGTAAATGTTTAGCAAAACAAGGAATAACTGGAATGACTGAATATTTAGGAAATGGAGTATATACTCATACAGACGGAACTAAAACAATAGAAAAAAGTTATATAATAGAAATGTTTTTTGTAGAACGAATACAAGTTGTAAATGCAATAAGCGACATAAAAACATTATTAAATCAAGAAGCAGTTGTATTATGTGAACAAAAAATAAAAAGCGAACTAATCTAAAGAGGTTCGCTTTTTATCATATTTTCTATTGTAATTCAATTTTATTTTATTTTATTTTATATTTAATATATATATCAATATACAATAGTAGACAAAACAAAACAACCGAATAATATAAAAAGTATATTCGCCCTAGTTTACCGAACGAACACGCACACGCAATAATAGGACTTTTTACAGAAAAACATTATAAAATATAAAAATGTTATATTCCTTTTTTGTACCAGCACCAGCAGGAGCAAACATTTGTTCTATAAAACATTTGTTTGTATTTTCTTCAGGAAAAGTTTTTTTACAAACACTTGTTTATATGTATAAAATTTTTTTGAGTGGGTATAATAGGAATATCAAGGAAAACACAAAAAAATTACAAACAATTAAAAAAAATTACAATAAAAGTATTGACAAAAAAAAATAAATCCTATATAATAACGGTGTCCTACAAAAAAGGACAAAAAAATATTTTTTTGAAAGGTGGTTTTATTATGAAAAACATTGAAGTTATTCAAACATTTATTGAAAGAGAGGGAAAAGAAAAAGCAAAAACAAAAAACTTATACATTGATACAGAACAAAAAGCACTAATCAATTACAATACAGTAATTGCAAAATGGAACGGAACGGATGCACAGACAAAAGAACTTGAAATTGATGTAAATTATTATAGCAACACGACAAGTAAAATACAGTCATACATTACAAGGACGGCAAGAGAACAGAGAAAACAAGGTCAAATATTTATTGTAGTTATGAATGGAACAGAAAAAAGAGTTGAACAATATTCAAATATATTGAAATCATAACACAAAAAATTACAAAAAAAATAAAAAAATTACAAAAAAAAAGAAGGAATAAAAAAAGTTTTGTCGAATAATATAATTAGAATAATAAAAAATTATTCGACAAAACAAAAATAAAAAAGAAGAGGAGAAAAAGAAAATGGAAAAAATGAGAAACAGAAGAAACAAAAAAACAAAAAAGGAACAAATCAAAAGATTATTTATTGAAATAATTGCAAGGCTAATATACTATACTATAATATCAGTATTCGGTGTAGCTTGTGTATTGCTTGTATTTGGTACATTAGGAGCAATAGTTGAGTTATGCACCATTAGCAAATTATATTGTATATGTTATTTTATAGTATGTGGTGGAATAATACTAAGATGGTTATTGAAAGAGGTGTTATAATATGAATAAATACATTAAAATAATATTGTTACTAGTTAGTTATATAATAGTTGTTTGTGTATCAATAGCGATACACAAACACACGACACAAAAGACGGTTGAGGTCGTACAGGTGGAACAAACAGACACAGGAGAACTAATCACACTACACCTAGACAACGACTATATCAAATACTATTATGAGTACTAATAAACAAAAGAGAGGAAGTGGAGAAAATGGAAGAAACAAAAAACATAAACGACATATTAAAACAAATTGACACAGAAAACGCATACAATGAGGCTGAAACACTAGAAAATTATTTTTATAGTAATTATATTGTCGAATATTAAAAAACGGTTGTAAATTGATTTTAGAGCTTGTGGAGGTGGTCAAGTGTTATTCATCATTGCAAAACTAATCATATTTATTATATTTGTATTGTTTTTATTTGGAAGATAAAACGGGGACATTGTCCCCCGTCTTTTTATGTAAACGATATACCCCCACTATACAGAGATAAAACAAATGTTCGTTTTTGGATTTTTGGTTGAGGTCGAACAGTTGTTCGTGGTAGGGGCTGGTTTACATAATTTGGGCGAACAAATGTTCGTTTTGGGGTATATGCACATCCGTTTCGACCCACCTACTACATACCCCCCCCACCTTTTACATATTCCCAAAAACAAAAATAGGGTGTCACCCAAAACCTGACCACCCCAAAACCTTCTACACAACCTTCTACCTAAACCCTATACCTCATACCTCTTCATCACAATCCTAACTGCCTCATTAACAATATCCCTCACAATACTATTAATCTCATTCCTACTACCATTACCTACTTCAACCTTCTCCTTCTTATATCTCATATTAATATTTTCCTCAATAATCCTTCCATCTTTATAATATTCTTCAATATAATCAGAAGCTTCGCCCTTTGTCATTCCTTCCAATCTATCAAACGTAAACCAATCATCCGCAGTCTTAAGTGCAGCAATCTGCTTTCTAGTAATAGGCTCTAATCTCCAATCCATAGACATTACTCCTCACCTTCTTCCATTTGTGGTAAATCATTTAAAATTTTCTTAATTCCATCTAATTGAGCAGATATACCATCTATCATATCATAAATCTTTTGTTTGTTAACTGTATTCAATCTACTATCTTTATCTTCTTTTTCGACAATAATTTGGAATACCTCTCCGTCTTCTGTTTTGTAAGAGCCCTCTAACCCTTTCTTAAGTTGTTCAAAACAACTTTTATAAATGACATCACGAATCTTCTCATCAGACAATCCTATTTGCTTAGCAAAAGTGTGTTGTGATACAAATCCATTTATATTTTCACAAAGTTGTTCTACACCTTCACTTACACTTTCCATTACATTTCCTCTTTTACGATAGCTTACCAATAAAGTAACTCCTCCATCTGTTTCTGTGCTACCTGAGCTAGCAATTAGTGCATTAAGTACCACAACAACTTCTCCAGCATATACAGCACAAATCTTTTTCCCTCTCCAAACGTCTAATGCGTGATTTTGATTGTTTTTGTATACGCTACTTTTAATAAAAGAATCGTCATCAAACAAAGTCATTGAAAAGTTTTGATTCATACCTAATCCAAATTTTTCAGTTACTTCTGCAATAGTCATATTAAAACATTCTTCAGCCACATCCTCTTTGTCTCTTTGCTTTTTAGTTGCAGCGTTAACACTTCTTAACAATGCAGCCCAAGTAGTAGTTTTTTCTAAAGGAACTATTTTTCCATCCATTATTAATATTGCATCAGTAATTCTAGTGTGGTCAAATCCTTCTGTGTCGTATACCACATCTCCCCTATCACTAAACTTCAAAACCTTATCTCCTCTTTTTTCTGCATCTTTAATAAAATTTTCTACAATTATCATAAAAATACCTCCTCTATAATTTACATATATTATACAGTATTTTAAAATACTTGTCAAGTATTTTTATGTATTTTTATATAAAATTATATAAAAAAATACTGAGATTTTACTCTCAGTATTAATCCACTCTCAATAACTTACATAAATACTTATAATCTTTATCATCCTCATCACAAACGATATCAACCTTACAATCCTTAATCATATTCATCAAAACGTAGGTTACCATATGACACCCAAAATACTCTTCACTACGAACCATAGCTTCGCCCTTATTAAAATCAATTTCAACACCAGTTTCCAAGTCTCTAGCAATAACTCCTTTATAGTCCATTACTCCATTTAGAGCATCAACTAGACCATCTTTAATTCTATTATCCATTCTCTACACCAACCTTTTTATCAAAATACAAAGCTCTTTCCCATTTTAGTTTTTCATAAGCATTATAATGTGCCAAATTATTCTTACTAGGGATAAAACTTAATTCAAAATTTGGATAAAGTGTTTTTAGACACTTATATTGAATATGTAATAAATCCATCTTATGTAATTGAACATCATTAAACTCGAAACCTTCTGTTATTTTCTTTTTGGTTATGTATTTTATTGCAAATATCGAATCAGACTTTACTCTTACAGGAAACTTCTTAAATATTGGATTAAAATTCACACAGCTACGAAATACATTGAACCCAAGTTCGATTGCATCAATTTCTGCGTCAACAGGAGAGCTACAATCTATTCTTTTAGCAAAGTGTTTATTATGTATAAAATCTAATCTCACAAACTTTTTATTTATAACGAAACCATCTTGAATGTTATATGCTATAGTACTAAATCCATAATTAGAATCACAGCTTCCATCAACAAATATTCGTATTTTATTTTTATTTATTTTACTCAAACTAGTTACCTCCATTATCTGGAGAATATAATTTATCAACAATCTTAGAGTATTCCTCCTGCAACTGTTGCACATTCTCCCACAGACTGTTTATCTGTATGTTTAAATCATCAATGCTTGTTTGTTTTTCTTTTATCTCTTGATTCTTTTTCCAAATTGTATCTGCAAGTACTATTATAATAAACACTAATAAAACAATAAACAAATTTTTTATATATTTTTTCTCCATATCAAACCCTCCTAAAGAATAGATTTTACACAATCTGCAATATCCTTACCATTAGCTCTTACTCCATAAAAATCTTTAAGGTCTTTAATAAGCCTTCCCATATCCTTTTTCTCGTAGTTATTAGCAACTTTTAATTCAACAGCCTTAACAGCTATTTCAGAAACATCAACTGTTTCTGGCATATATTCTTTAAGAACACTTATTTCTTGTTCTGTTTGATTTATTAAATCTTCTCTATTAGCAACTTTAAATTGTTCAAGTGCATCATTTTTTTGTTTAAGTTGTTTATTAATAATTTCTAATATAGCATTATCATCCAACTCCATTTGTTTGTCCTTCTCCACTTGAAGTATTTGAGCTCGAATCATTTGTATTGTATTTTTCCTTATAACGTTTTTGTCTTTCATTGATTGCTTTAAGTCGTTCTTCAATCTTTCTTTCATTATTATTTGACCTCCAATCTACTTTATATAGTACCATAGCAGTATATTTAATACTACCTTCATAATGATATCCATCTCGTTGAATCGCTTGATATTTAATATCAACAACATCAGGATACATAAAACCATCATTTCTTTTTAGTCTTGTATTTAAAAATGTATTAATGTCCTCTTCCAATTCAGAAAGAGAATTGCTGCTAAATGTTATAACATTAATGTGAACATCTTCTTTATTTATATATTCCATATCAACACCTCATTTATTAATCTAATAAATCTCTAACACCATCTAAAATATCATCTATTCTATTTAAAACATCAGTTTGTGGAATATAAGATTTATTATCCTTAAAAGGAGGTAGAGTACTGTCTAGTTCTTCAGGACAAAGTTCTTTTGCATAAGTTTGTTTAACTTGTTTTGATATAGTTTCTTCATCAAGAACCTTATCTCCGTTAACAACAATAGCTCCATTTATATAACCTTTATAAAGCTCTCTTCTATATTTTTGTAACTCCCAAAGAGCATACATAAGGTCATTTACTCTCATTGCTTTATATGCATCATCTCTTTCATCGCCAGAAAATTCTAATACAGTTTTCATAACTAATCACCCTTTCCATTTTTATTTAATCCTACTTTGTGGCGTATCACGTAATGTCCAGACTCTTCGTCTTTCACTGGTTCCCATTCATCTAAATTTATATGTCCTTCGTAATCATCTTTCAATCTAATTTCCAACTTGTTTTTAACTTCATTAACAATAGTACCTGTTACTTCATCTTTAATCCAACTACTAGCATCCCTAATTAAATGCCAAGTTTTACTATCTTCATTATAAATACTACGTAATACCTCCCCTTTAATTAAAGAAGTTATGTATGATTCATTATTAAGTAGTTTATTAACTTCTGCTTTTACAGTATCTTGTACAATATTATTAATATATTCTTTAGTAATACCTAAGTCGTTATGTATTACGTTTTTCGCTGCTCTATAAATTTCAGCTTGAGAAATATTATTGCTCATTTAAAATATCCTCCTTAAAATATTGTCTAAGGGTTCTTATAAGAAGTTCGTCCAGCTTTTCTGGTTGGGGTTCTTTCCAATCCCATTGAAGCATTTTATCAACCAACTCTCTTGTCATATCACAGAATCCATCAGCAGATGCAATTGCATTATTTAAACTAATTCCTGCATCATTTGTTTTTATATCCAACAAGCCTTCTCTAAGTTCTTCATCAAAAACAAAATTATCTTTTGTTAGATGTTCTGTTTCATATAATGTAGCAAGCATAAGATGTAATCTAATAATATGATGTAGTTGTTTAGGGTCAAATCCCCACTTATCAATTTTGTCTTTAATTGTTGGATATGGATGACACAATGCCTTTCTTTTTTCTAAAGTCATTCCATAACAAGCCTTAAGAAGTCTCGGATAGTCAATAATATCATCTCTTATTTTCATTAATTCATCAATAATAGACTGATATTTTGGATTAATTATTTTGTAATCAGTAAATAACAATTCAAGATAAGAAATATTTGCTTTTTTAAACATAGTAAACATAACTCTGATATCTTTTACATCTATATGTTCTTCGTTCTCTAATATAATAGTTTTACTAACTGGTTCTTTACTAAGAATAAAATCATTAAATGTAGGAAGAACAATAGCTTTACTGTCTACATCACTCATATAATTGTCTGTATAAACATCTAGTCCATAATTTTGACTTCCTTGAAGGAACAAAGCAACAACTTCATAGGGAGTTCCATTAGAACGACATTTATCTTTTATGTAGTCATAATGTTCTTGAAGCCTATTCATAATTCTTTCTTCTCTATCCATTATCTTTCTTTCCTTTCTTAAATATCTTACAAATCATATGTTCTGTTCTCCACTTTTCATTATTTACTGTCCATTCCCCTTTTCCATCTTTTCTGCTTAAATCTTGTCTTAATATAAAAAGCTTTCCATCTTTGAAATCTTCAATAGTAATTTTAGATGCCATATCTGGATTAGGGTATTCGTGGATATATTCTCCATCCATTGCAAAGATATCTTTTCCGTCTTCTTCTAGAATAAACCTAGAAAGTCCTTCAATACTATTGTAGTATGAATAATTATGGTGGTCTGGCTTTTCTTCATTCCAATATTCAACAGAATATACATATGTTTTAATACTTCTTATAATAGGAATCATTTCGTTTTCTATCTCATAAATTAGTTCAGATTCTGGGTCAAAGATTCCTTTACTTTCATCATACTTTTCGTGTTCTATTCTATAATAAAAACTACAATGTTTACTTGAAATAGTTAATCTTCCACCGTGACACATACACATCTCAAAACTAATTACAATATCAAGTTCCCCATATTTAGCATTAACGTGGCATCCATCAAAAGAAACAACATCAATTCCCTCTTCTTCTAACTTATTACAAATTTTTACATAAAAATCCATATTTTTCATATATTATACCTCCACATTATACTCTATTTTTATAGTATTTTCTGGAACTACTAAAATAGTACGAAGTTCTTCTTTTATTTCTTCTTTCCAAAACAAGATTTCAAATAATCTATTCTGCCTTTTTATACTATACTCCTTAATCAAGCAAGGTTGCATATCATTTGTTTCTTGTATATAAACTTCAGAATTTTCTCCAACAATACTTTCTAAACTTTTTCCATTCTCTGTTTCTTTAAAGAAATAATATTTTATTGTAGAAGAAGATTTATTTTCAATAGTCCCACATCCTAATATAAAACTTCCAGACAAATTTTCGCTTGTAATCATATTGCTTTCTAGTCCTTCTATATTATATAAAGTTTCTCTAGTAGTTCCCACATCAACAGTAAAAGAATTTAACAACAACATACACAAAAATATGTGAATGATAAAGAAAACAAAAGCAAATGCAAAGAAGTTTCCAAAAAACTCTTTGACGTCACCAACATTATTAATTGTTATAATAGCTGATATAATAATACATAATACTAAAAATATAATTGCTAATAACATATAAAAATCCTCCTTATTAAAATCTACCAAAAAAGAAATAAAATAACCTTCTATATAAAGCCTCATCAGATTCAAAGTCACAATCTTTCGTATGGGAAACAAATAATCCCAATTTATAAAACCTATTATGTGTTTTCCATTCTCTAATTAAAGAATTGATACTTCTTTTTTTATAATACAATGGAGCTTTCTCAAGAGTTTCAGTAAGGAACTCTCTCATTTCTTTTCTTGTTTCTATCTTATAAGAATCAATAACTTTAATGTTTTTTGGAAATACTTGTACCTTAAGTTTTTTTACTTCAAATTCTATCATAAGTACTCAACTAATCCTTTCCAAATTTTTTCAACCATTCTTCTGCTTCTTCTTTGGTTTTGAAGGCGTAATCTCCTTCATCTTCTGCATATTCTAAGTCAAAAATAGATATGTTTTTTAAATAACGAGCAAATTTACTAAATTGATGGTCTTCTTCATAATAACCTCCATCAATAAAATCTCCCAACCATCTACGATTAATTAAAACTTCTTCTGTTTTGTCCGTTAACTCATTCTCATATTCTGCATAATAAAGCAAATCCTCACCGTCACATTCTACTTTATTATAATATCCTTCTACTAATATGTATTTATCTTGTTTTTTAGAAAGTTTTCGTCCACAGCAGGGACAGGTTTTTTCTCCATAGTTTGGATTACGTACAGCTATCCAAATATCCATACCAATTCTTTCTTTACCAGTTTCCATAATTATTCCTCCTCAGCTAAAGAGAATACTTCACACCAACCGTCCATATGTTCACATTCGTGTTGGATTATTCTTGAAAGTAGCCCTCCACCTTCGATTTCTTTAAACTTTCCATTTTCGTCCATATATGTGCACCAAACTTTTTGTGCTCTTTTAAAAGTTCCATATTTTTCAGGAACGCTTAAACATCCTTCTTGAGAATCTACTTCTCCTCTTTTCCTAGTAATTACTGGATTAATAAGAGCAATATCTTGTCCATTATAATGTATAACACACACTCGTTTAAGTTCTCCAATTTGTACTGCACTAATTCCTACACCGTGTTCTGTATTATGTAAAGTATCTTTTAAATCTTGAATTAATTGTTTACTTTCTTCTGAATTTGTTTCTGTACTAATCGAAGTTAAAATATCCTTGTCTTCTGGATATGTTAAAATTTTTTTAATCATTTGTTTCCTCCTATTTTAAATAATATTTTTAAAGCTCATTAAAATCGCTTTTTAATCATAAATCATTGGTTTATACTTGTTAACTTTTTTATACATTTTATTCCAGTGATTCATCCCTGTTGTAGATATTGAATACTCAAAACCTTCTAAAAAATCATCATATTCTTTTTTGTCTACCATATATAAATCAACATCACCAAATCCATTAGGAGAAGTAGTTTCTCCTAGAATATAATAATTTCCATCCTTAACAAATTTATATTGAACTAAAATAAATTTATAAGGAGTAGGTGTAGACATAGCAATAAATATCCCTATTATAAAACCTATAATAAATATAGCTAAGATTACACCTATTTTATATGTAGACTTAATTTTCATATTTTCCATACATTTCTCCTTTATTTTATACTGTTACTCCAAATTCTCATTCTTTCTATACAATCACTTGGAGAACTTCCATCCCATTCTGGAGCAAATTCCAATTCTTGAACTTTAAACATATCCCAATATTGTAAATTGTAATGATATGTAACTTGTCCATAAGGTGTTTCTACACCAACAATAAACATCCCTTCATACATATCTCCCGTATGGTGTTTTTTACTTTTCCAAGCAATAATATTGTTTTGATTACAAATAAGGGAAAACAATACGCATCTGTGATAGTAAAGTTCATCAAATGTATGGTATCCGTCTGATATATTACCAGTATCTCCATCTAGACGTTCAATAGCTGTATTTATTTCATTCGTAAGTTTATTGTTCCTAACAATATCTCCTCCCCAATAAAAAACAAATTGTATTCCAGAAATATTTTTTTTATCTGGGAACCCACTATATCTTTTTTCGTGTTTTACGATAAATCCTAATGACTCAAAATATGCAACACAAACTTCTATAAAATCTTCTGCGTCATCATTATATTTTTTAGAAGGAGCAGGAATTTCATACATATAGTAGACATATCCCAAACCATTGCTCGCACGGATTTCAATCTCTTTAAATACATCTTCTATAAAATCTTCCATCTGTATTTCAAAGTCTTTGAATTTTAGGGCAATTTTTTCTTTTTTTAATTTTATTTCTTCTTTCTCTATTTGATTTTTCTTTTCTAAAGCATCTCTAGTAATTTCTCTTATTTCTTCAATACTTTTCATTATCTTTTTCCTCACAATCTATAATTTCTACACCAAAATTTTCTAACCAATTTTGTTTTTGTTTTTCTGTAAAAGATTTTGTGCACATATAGTCTAAATTACCAATGCGTAATATTGACTTATATTTTGGAGGAGTTAAAACTTTTATAGCATCTGCATTGTAAGAGCAAGTTTTCTCCGTTATTAATTGTATGTTTTCCTCCATTGTTTTATCATCTACCAACTGTTCCATAATACCCTCCTACGCTTACGACAATCAAAATCTAGACACTTTTTTTGCTAAGTAATGAAATTATATGTCTAGATATAAAAACGTCTTATATTTAATCGTCCGAATCATCTTCCTTCTTTTTTATAACAGCAACACAAGGTTTGTTTTTTCCACATCTTTCGCAGAAATCCATATCACAATCCACATCTTCATATGTGAAATTAGTTCCTTCGATAAGATTAAAACAATCTAAACAGAAATATGCCATAATTTTCACTCCTCTACATAAATATAGAATTATTCTTCTGTTGAAAAAGTTTTTACAAAAGAATCTAATGTTTTTTCTAAGTCTTTTATCGGAATAATTAATTCAAAAATTCCAAAATCACATTGCACAACCTCTATTTTCTTTATAGATTTTACCTTTGCTAAAAAGTCTTCTTGAGGTAAGGTGCATCTTGTATATACATCACAAATTTTTTTGTTTTCATTGAAATTTACAGTTGTATTTTTAAAATCCTTTAAATTATCTATAGTTTGTTTAACTTCTTGCTCTGTCATAAATATACCTCCTTTATTCTCCATCTACTTTTATTTTAAATTTCTTAACCCATTTGTCAAAGAATTCTCTTTCTTTAGTAGTCATCAATCTTTCACAAAGACCTCTAACCTGTTTGATTGACCCATCTTGATATTCAATAGTAATAAGTGATTCATCTGGAGTTTCTGTTCTTCTTAAGAATAATATTGAAGTTTTCCCTTTATTAACTTTTTCTACATAACTTCCTACACAATGATGTAATGAAATTCCCTCATTTATTAATTCAGAAGAATCTTCTGGAGTAATAATACAAAAGTTCTCATCTTTATATTCCAAATTTTTACATTCGTTATGTAACTTAACAGCAATCTGATGGTCGAAATATTCTTGATTTAAGTTATAAACAAGAGTTACTTTATCGTGTGCTTCTTTTAAATGTTTTGGATACTTATCTCTTACCTTCCCATCATACATTAATGTTTGCATATTAAGAGTATCGTCATATAATTGAAGAACTGATTCGTCTATGTAATTAATTCCTTGAGTGTATAAATCAAAAAACAAATAATTGATTAAAGATTGGAAGTCCAAGTTGTATTTTTCGATTAAAGTTGGAATCCAGTCTACTGCTTCTCCATACCATCCTTTAAATGCTGGAATATGAAATTCACTATTACTTTCTACTAATCTATCTAGCATCCATATAGCATTATTAAAGTTAATTTTTTCTGCAATACCAAGTACACTAGTTAATAATTCACTTGTTGAACTAGAGTTTACGTTTGAATCGTCTTGCATCTCAAGCATCTTATTTACTATTTTTGTAAATGTTGTTGGAGATTTTTGCATCTTTGCTAATATATATTTTTCTGTATTGCTTGATGGAGTTCCACCAAAAATTTTTCTAGGATTTAATCCTTTTTTTATAAACTCCCTAACAACATCTGAGTTTTTCATAGAAAAAACTCTAGGTGCAAAATATGTAGAATATTCACAATGCCAGTAATCGTTTTTAAGTTTTTCAAACAAATTGCGAGGTACATCTTGGAAAAACGAATTAATCTGTCCTTCACCAACCACAAGTTTATCTGTGCCTTTTTTTACATCTCTAATAAATACTAAATTATCAGATGGGATAATAGAAAAGTCTCTTTTGATGCCAGTTCCAGAAGTTCTTCTAATTATAATATCACTTCCATTGTCTAAAATTATTTCATAATCATATAACGGATAACTATATGAAGAATTTCTGTGCTTTATTGAATCACTTGTATTAACTTTTAAATAATCTTTTATATTAACATCATTCATTTTTACTATCCTCCACATAATATTTTACTTTCATTTTTCTGAAACAACTAGGACAAGTAATATATCTGTTGTAAACAAATCCTTTTGCCATACCGAATGCTTTTTTTATTCCTTTTTCATAAGGAACAGGGATTACTTGTGTTTCTATATCAGATTCGCTTGCTGAGAAGCAACATCCACATTTGCAAACTATATTAGACAAACCATTGTCAATATTATTATAAAATTTATCATTATTGATAATTTTCATTATAAACTCCTCCCTATTTTATTCTTCTTTTGTTGCTTTTAACCAATCAGGAAACTCTGTTGTTCTAAATCCTGCTGCTTTCTTATGACCTCCACCACTAAATTTTTTAGCGAATTCAGCACAATCAAAATCTTTAGATGCATCTGAATATATTGACATTGTCCATAAGTTTCCATTATAACAATAGGCAATTACTGCATCATAATCTTTTATTTTTTCTCCAAAATATTTACTATTTGCATTTCCTAAATTTGCAACAAAAAATGAATTCCCGTTGTAAGATACTTCATATCCATATCTTTCCATAAAAGTTTCAGCCCAACTATTAATTTGTTCTTTCATTATATACCCTTTTTTTATTGTATTAGAAACAACTCTTTCATTATGTAGTAAATCATTAAATATCTCAAAGTTTAAAGGGCTTAACTTTTGTGTTTCAAAAGCTATTTTATATGGTTCTGCATCTATATAAAAACCGTTCCAAATATCCCAACTATTTATCAATTTTATAGATAATGGGATTTCAGTAGCTCTTTCTTGATTAAGTTTAGATAATCCAAACCAATCTAAAAATTCCTTAACTTCTGCAACAGTTTTTCCTTCTTTTAATACCATATTTATCCAACAATAAGTAATTAATGTTGCACTAGCGCCATTATAAAACATTCCATTAATTTTACCTTCTTTAAGGTATTTTTCAAGCATATCTTTTCTTGAAATATGATGGTCAATAATAAACACTCCAGCAGCATTATCTAAAATGTAATTTAATACTTCTTCATCAGGAGAACAATCTACAAAATAGACATTTTCAGAATGATTTAAGTACATATTCATTATATCCTGTTGTTTGTTATAATCAAATTCGATAAAATTATTTCCAGATTTTTTTGCATAAACTACAGTTTGTTTTGGAATAATGTTTTTACACAATAGATACCCAGATGTAATACCATCCATATCTCCGTGGTAAAATACTTTCACTAATATTCACCTCCAATATCTTTAGATAGTTCATTTGTAATATGCCCATTTAGTATTCCTTGTGTAACTACCAAATCTTCTGACATAGTATTTATATTATTTTGCATCTCGTCCATTTTTTTATATAAATCATCTGTTTTTATGTCAAGTTGTACAATTTTAATTATGTATATTATGATAAGAGCAACAATTAATATAAGAGATATAATATTATTTTTCTTCATTTTCTTCGTCTCCTTTTAATGTTATTTCTAAGTTCTTAAATAAATCAGTTAATTTTTCTCCTAAATTATTATTTGGAGAATCATTTCCTTCTTCATCTAAATATTTATCTAGTTTAACTTGCCAGTCTGCATTATTTTTTCTTATAGATAAGGTTAATATTGTTATTGCTCTGCATAAATCTTCTAACGTTTCTTCTACTATTTCCGAATTTCTAAAAATAGTTTTTCTGTTAGATTCTTTAATATTGTCGCAATAGTCTTCTAAAACTTCAATAAGTTTTGATGCAGCTTCTGCATAAAAATAACTAGATTCATCAATTACTTTTTTGTCTTGTTCAAGAAGCATTTTATAATATGCAGAATCTGTTACATCTTCTATTTCAAGTTCTCCTTCATAATTTTCATTTACTGCATAGATTAAATTTTCTTTTAAATCATTAATTTTCTTTTCATATTTACTTAGCATATTTTTCCCTCCATTTAAAATAATCTTTTTTGTCTTCTGGTAAAGGTATTATATCTTTTTCTGTAATCCAATCTTTAACTACTTTTCCGTGTTGCTTTCTTTTAATTAACTCTTCGTCTGACATCTTAAAAAGAATAAGGTCTAAAATAGTATCGGGAATAAAATCGAGTTCTTCATTAGGAAAAAACATAATTCTTATTCCTGCCCTTTCTGTGTCTGGATATATGTAACATCCGTCTTCTATTATCCTTGCGTAGCTCATTTTATTCCCTCCTTTTATTTTCTTGTATTATATCATAAACTTGAAAGTTTTGTCAAGTTATTTAGAAAACTTGTCCAAATATTTTTTGGAATTGCCTTATTGATGTTGACATAATCAGCATATTCTTCTAATAATGCAGCGAACATACTATTGCTATAAAGCATATCTAAAAGAAAAACATATGATTCAGCATCTATTTCAAACATTAAATTTTTATATCTATCCTTAGGATAAGATGTTTCATACCATTCGTTTAAACAATATTTCCAAACATCTTCTTCTAAAGATAAAATACTGTCAAATAATGTATTATATATATCGCTTTGTGATTTACATAGACATATTATATTGTCTGTTTTATCCGATGTTAAGTAAACTGAATAGAATGTTATTATGTCTTTATCTATATTCAAAGCATAAGATATATTTACCATATTATATCCGCCATCAAGTTCTTTCATTTTATACTGTCTTAATACAAACTTTGTTCCATCCTCTTCTAAAATTTTAGCATAGGCTTTTTGTGGAACAACTTCGATTTTTTCTAAAAAAGCTATGCTTTCTTCTTGTTCTAAAATTATTTGCAATTTAATATTACCTCCTTATGTGTTATTACAAAAATATTCCTCCCTTCTTAAATTTTTCTAGATTATATATCAATTTTTTTGCAAAGTCAAGTTCCCTTCTTATTTAATTAGAGATTATTTTCTCCCAAAATAAATTTCTTGAAAGCCTTGATTTTTAAGTGTTTTTTCGGTTTTATATTAAACTCAAAAGCTATGTTAATTTTTACCTTAGCTGTGTCTCCACAGAACTCAGAAATCTCTTCTTTATTCATTTTAGAAAACATTGGATTAAATTTTTTTTCATCAACAAAATTTCCTATTATTTTTTCAAAAATTATATCTTCTTCTTTAATTTTGTTTTCTTTTAATGCATTTTGTTCTATTTGTTTAGCAATTCTTTCAAAAGATTCTCCTAGTTTTTCTTCTAAAACTTCTTTTTTAAAAAGAAAATTAGAACTCATTGTACCAGAATATACAAAATAAGAATCGTCATCTTCCTTGTTACAAATTCTTCTTATAATGTAATTTCCATCTGAATCTTTAAAATAATTTAAGTTTATATCCTCTACATCTTTCATAACAAAAATCTCCTTTCCATCACATTATATCATTCTGACAAAGGTTTGTCAAGTAAGAAAAAGAATTTTGTAATACATTTTTGCCGAAGGCTAAATTTGTAGAAGTGCCGTAAGGCGAAAAAACCAACGACTGATAGTTGGTGGAGCGAAGCCCACCAGTGAAGAATTTTAAAATTTATTTTAAAATTTCTTAGACCGCAAAGCGGGCGTCACGAAAAATTTTTATTTTTGGGTCGTCCTCTTGGCGAGCCAAAGAGAAAAATATATTTAACGCGCGCGCGCGCGAGAGAGCAAGAAAATAAAATAACAGCAAGAAAAAAATGTCTATATAGGAATCAAGTTTTTTAAGGGGTCATTTTTCGTTTTTTCCCTATAAATCAACGAAAAATAAGGCTTATTTTTTCACGACCTTTTTTTCGTTGGCATTACTGGATTTGAATGCATTTTTGCTTCATTTGCCTATGTACGTTATAGCATATATTGAATTTTTTGTTAAGACACTTTTGAGGTGCAAAAAATATGGAAACAAATTTTCGTAAAAAAGTATAATGTATATAGAAGGACGAGTTGAGAGAAAGGAGTGAAAATATGGATTTAATGCTAGTTACAGCAACAGAAGATATAGATGAAAACCAAATTTTTTTCGAAAGAAAAACTAAAATATATGAGCCCCACAATAGATTATATGAAGAATATGAATTAGACAGTTGGGATATTTTTAGCAGAATAGAGGGAAATTTTGATGAAAAAGAAAAAGTTAGTGATAGATGCGAAGCTATTAGAAGAATACAAGGAATATTACAAGAAATTCCATCCAACAAGTAGAAATCATCCATTAGCAAAGCCAAATGCAAAAGATAAGACAGTGGGATATGTTTTTGTAATTAGTATTAATGAGTTTACAAATATTCCAAATAGAATACAACAAAATAATTTAAAACAAAATTGGAGTAATTTTATACAATGGTGGTGTGAAAAAGAAAAAATTAATGGTTGGAATCTAGAGTATTGTAAAATTAGTTATAAGTGGTTTTTTCCAGACAACCGAAGAAGAGATGCAGATAATTTTGGTTTAGCAAATAAATTTATTTGTGATGGACTAGTAAAAGCAGAAGTTATAAAAGATGATTGTTTAGGAAAATTATGGCTAGAATATGATTGTCACAAGTATGTTGATAAAGAAAATCCAAGAGTAGAAGTTACAATAGAAGAACTTAAAGACTTTGAGGAAATGAAAATTTATACAAAGAAAAATAATAAAAGATTATTTAGTATTTGGACAGGGATGAAAAGTCGTTGTTATAATAAAAATACAATTAATTATTGTAATTATGGAGGAAGAGGAATTAGTATTTGTGATGAGTGGAAAGATTCTTTTGAGAAATTTTGCATATGGTCATATTCTAACGGATACGATGATTCTTTATCCATTGACAGAATAAATCCAAACGGAAATTATGAACCAAGTAATTGTAGATGGACTACAGATAAAGAACAAGCGAATAATAGAACAAGTAATCTTTATATAACAATAGATGGTGTAACGAAAACTTTACAACAATGGGCAGACGAAACTGGAATTCCAAGACATACGATTGAATATAGAATTTTTATTGGATTAGAAGGAAAAACTTTAATAATGGACAAAAATGAATTTAAAAATGGTGGTTACTCCAATCAGGGAAAAAATGATGGTCACCTAATTGAGTATAATGGAGAAGTTCACAATATAAAAGAATGGGCAAAAATTTTTAATATGAAAGAAGGACTATTATCAAAAAGAATAACACAAGATAAATCTCCATTTAATAAAGCAATCCTATCTAATGAAGAATACTTAGAATACAGAAAAAATTTTAACAAACATTTAAAAATATATGAAATAGATGGAGAAAAACACACGCTGAAAGAATGGTCGGAAATTAGCGGAATAAATTATAGCACATTAAAAAGAAGGATAAATAAAGATAATGTAGACATAAAAACTGCATTACTTCCTTCAAAAGATTATAGAAAGAGGGAAAGATAGTTATGTTAGAAACAGGTATAATACTTTTAATAAGTCGGTAAAGCAGAGCACGGAAAAGATACGTTCGCAGATAGTTTTATAAAAGAGGCACAAGAAAAATTAGGATATAGATGCTTAAAAATAAAATATGGAGATTTTGTAAAAATGGTAGCAACAACTTATTATGGTTGGGATGGAGAAAAAGACGAAAAAGGGCGTGAGTTGTTACAAAAATTAGGAACAGATTTAGGTCGTACTAATAATCCAAATGTATGGGTAAATTGTGTTAAGGAAATTGTAAAAGCATTACAGACAGAATATGATTTTGTATTAATTCCAGATGTTCGTTTTCCAAATGAAATGGATTGGAGTGATACACCATTCTTTACATTTACAATAAGAGTGAATAGACAAAATGAAGATGGCACACCATACATAAATCATTTGACAGAAGAACAAAAACAACATCCAAGTGAAGTAGCATTAGATGATTATAGATTTAATTATGAAATTTATAATCAAAATATAAATGACATAAACGCCGCAGCGCAAGCAATTTTAGATGATATTTTAAAAATAGATAAAGAAAACTAATAATAGGGAGGGAAGTGCTGTGGCACAAAGAAAATTTAATCTTTTCTATATATATAAATTTAACTCAGATTTTCTTGTTAAAAATGCTATGGGAAAAGATATGGAATATACGGTCAATCAAGCAAGACAGGATTTAAACCTTGTGTCTTTAGCAGATAACCAAGTATTTCAATTTCTTAGAAAAATAAAAGGAGTTGAATTTAATAGAGATAAATTAGATGAAATATATAAAGAAAGAAATGATGAAAAGTCTCTACCAAAATTGAAGCAAAATGTAGCAAAAATAGAACAGTGTCAAAAACAAATAGATGATATATTGTTTGTTCCAGATATAATAACTGTGAAAATGAAAAACAAACAACATTATAAAGATTTAATAAAAAATGGATTTAGTATTAACGGGATTAAATTTGTTAGACTTGTATGTACAGCAGCATATTTAAGAAGAAATACAGTTGGTTTCATAAACGAAAAATATTTCAAACAATTAAATGAAATATTAATGTGTGGATTAGATGGAAAATTAAAAGAAACGAATTTAGGAAAATATAGTGCTTATTACGGGTTATTTATGAGTGCAACAAATCAAGTAACAACTCCAAATGTATGTGTAATAAATGATTATGAGTCAGACTTAAAAGACCAAGTTGTAAATTACATAACAACTGATGAATTTGGAAACGAAATAATTGAAGAAAGAGTAATGGATTTACCAATGAACTGGTTTGATGGACAAGGGTTGATTAGTCCGAAAATGGCAGAAGTATGGATGGAAGACTTGGGGTTGGATTATTTGCCATCAGGATTTATAGTAAGAAGTGCATACATAAAAGGATTGTGTGTTCCGTTTGATTTTCATAAATTTGCAAAAGAGGTTGCAAATACAAATAAAATAAAAGATGTATGGGGAGTAGAATATAATATAGATGATATTGATGTCATATTAACTATATCTCAATTTAAAATGTGGAAAATGTACGAAAATTGGCAAGATTATCTTTTTTATTTTAATAAATATGGACATTCTTGGGGTGTATCTAGGGTAAATAAAGAATATGATGACGAGTTCGTTTTAACGAATTATCAATACTTACAAACACTAAATCTTAATAAAGATGATATTAGGGACTTAGCACAACCAACAATAGATTGGATAAATAGTATCGGAGAAGGAGATTTAATGAATGTGCTATTGTATTTGATGGGTGGTAGAAGTGACAACGGAGAAGATGAGGCAGAACAAATATTTAGCGAAGTTCAAATGGATTTTGTTAAAGCACTAACGTTAAATCCAGAATTATTAAAAGATGAGTATGTAAAATCTCAAATACTAAAAACGTTAAAAAGAAAAATAAAAGATGCGAAAATAGGACGAATTTGGGTTCGTGGTAATTATAGTTTCCAGATAAGTGACCCATATGGACTTGCACAATGGGCATTTGAAATGCCAGTTACAGGACTATTAAGAGCAAATGAAATGTATTGTAATTTTTGGAATGAAAGAACAGATAATGAAAAAATCTTGTGTAGCAGAAGTCCTTTAGTACATAGTTCAGAACATTTGATTAGAGATTTGGTATCTACAGAAGAAATGAACGAATGGTATAAGTATGTTTGGAGTGGAATTGTAAATGGTATTCACGATATGGCAGTAGTTAATATGTCAGATAGTGATTATGATGGAGATATAATTTTTAGTACAGACAATCAAATAATGATAGATGCTGTTATGCCAAGTCCACCAGTTACATATGCAAAAAGAAAAGCACCAAATCAAAAACTAACTCAACACAATCTAGTAGTTAATGATTTACGAGGATTTGGAAGTCAAATAGGTCAAATAACTAATGTGGCTAGTTCCATTATCGGAAAGCAAGCCAACTTTGAAAAAGACAGCCCAGAATGGAAAGAGTTGGAAAAAAGAGTAAGGTTGATGAGAAAAATTCAGGGAGCAGAGATTGATGCAGCAAAGGGATTAGCAAGAATACCAATGCCAAAACATTGGACACACAAACAAAGAATAGATTATGAAAATGACACAGAAGAAGAAATAAAAAGAAAGGAATTTGAAAATAGAATTGTAGTAGATAGAAAACCATATTTTATGAGCTATATTTACCCACAGCTTCAAGAAGATTATAAAAAATATGTCAAAAAACATAATGCAAAATGTCAAAGATATGTTGGAAAAAATATAAATCAAATTTTTGAAGAGGAAAATAGAACAGACGAAGAAAAGAAATTAATATATCAATATAATAGATATATGCCTGTAATGAAAAATAATTGTGTAATGAATGAATTATGCTCCTTAATAGAAGAGGCAGATTTTAATTTAAAATATTTCAAGAAGAAAGAAGAGTTTGATTGGACAATATTATTAAATAAAGAATATGAGGTAAAAAGAAGGAGTGCTTTATACGCAAGAATTACAGATATTTTACAAAGATATAAAGATACACAAGATAATTTGGCATATAGTGTAAATGCTTTAATGGATATATCTACGTCTTCAAAAGAACTTGATGAATATATTAAGGAAATGAAAAATATAAATCAAATGTTTTTCTTGGAAAAAGAAGTTGAGCATATTGGATTACCTAGAGAAGAGATTTATAATTATTTCGTTGACTTAATATATACAAAATTTAAAAAAGGATATCATATATTATGGAATGTATTTCCAGACCAAATATTCAAGGCAATCAGTTTGGGAAAAATGATTTATCCAGTTAGAGATGAAGATGGGGAATATACTTATTTTGGAGAAAAATATTCGTTTAAAGTTGTAGATTTAGATTTGAGTGAAGAGGGGAATGAATAATGATTGTTTTTGATGAAGTTAAATATGCAGAAAATATAATACATAATGGATGTAACAAAAAATATATCTTGGTTGATTTTAAAATTCTTGCCAAATATTTTCTACAATATAAAAAATACTCAGAAGAGAAAACTATGGAAGAAATGTTGTCTATTCTTAAAGAAAAACAATCAATCATTCCAATTAACTTTTTGCCACTAAAGATACAAGCATCAATCAAATATGCAAAAAACGAAACTTTAAGAGAAAGTGATGCAATTTCAATAACATCGGAAGAGTTAAATAGAGTTAATGAATTACCTGAATATCTTAGAGAGCTAGCATTTATATATCTTTTTCTTATGAAATGGAATAAAGAAGATGATGGTTTCTTCATAGATAAAAGCGATATAAAAAGATTATTAAAACAAAACAATCTTACAAACACAAAAATAAATATTTATGATGGAGAGTTAGAAAGACTAGGGTTTATTAGTTTTGTAGATTATAGAAGAAAAGAAAAAATACAAGTTAATTTCATTGATGATACTTCTCCATTAGTTTTAAATATAGAGGATTTTGAAAATGCTATTCTATATTATAGAAGATTTTGTGGAAAAAGAGTTATTGAATGTGAAGATTGTCAGTCTTTAGTAGAAGTTAAGGGTAATAGACAAAAATATTGTAAGGATTGTGCAAAAAAACACAAGTTAGAACAAGTAAGAGCATCAAAAAAGAGAGCTTATAAAATTTGTAATGGAATAAATTAGAAAACGTCAAAAAACATTTGTTTTATAGTAAAAAATGAAGGTGCCCCATTTTTTCCAATAATGAATAGAAAGTAACCGCAATTTTAGAGAGGCACAAATTTTAAAAAATATTTTATAGAAAGGAGCCAAAAATTATGGCAAAAGCAAATATCGTAGAAAAACATTCATTAAGTGTACAAGGAGTTTTAACATTCCAAGATGGAAAAGTAGTATTGGATGTAGAAGACTTAGGAGGAAGAGATTTAGCAAAGATGCTAGAATCATTCAAAGGAGATTTAGTAAAAATTACTGTAAATAAACAAGAAGAGTCTTTAGAAGAAGATGCTATTGTTAATTTACAATCAGAAGACTAAGAAGAAAAAGGTGATTTTAGAGAATGGGAATAGGAAAAGAAAAAGATGAAAGTCAACTAGAATATAAAATAAGAATATGTAGCGAAAGAGAACGATTAGGGTTGACTTGGGATGAAGTTGCACAAGTTCTAAACGAAGAATTTGGAGAAAATTTTGGAGAATCAAAATATCGTAAATGGTGGTATGCATTTCAAGAAGGAATGGAATATATAAAAACTCTAGAATTTGAAAGGGAAGAAGCAGTCAAAGAATATGTAGGACAACAAAAGAAGGACTTTCAAATTCTTAAAAACGGAGAACAATCTTCTACAGTTTTATGTAAACTGTCGGATGAACAACTTAAAGACCCAGATTACATATTGAAAGTTCACGGATATGATTCGAATTCTTGGGAGTTAACAAGTGCAAAGCAAACAATATGGAATAACAGTTTAGACAATGAATTATATAGTTCCAAAATTACTGTTAAACCAAGAGTTGGTTTTAATTGGAATGAAGATAATATCAAAAATATATTTGATAGACTTAAAAAACATACAGAATTCAATGTTTCAGATTATATGACAGTTGTTGGAATAAATGAAGAAATACCAGCTCAAGACAAAATGTTATTAATTGGAATAGCTGATTTACATTATGGACTATTAGCTAAAGACAATCTTAGTGAAGAATATAATATGAAGATTGCAAAAGAAAGATTTAATGATATTATCTCAGATGTAATTAAAAGAAAATCTAACGACAAAAGTATTGAAAAAGTTGTATTGTTAATAGGTAATGACTTTTTAAGTGCAGATAATGTTCAAGGAACAACTTCTCGTCATTTTACACAACAAGACCAAGAGACAAATTGGTATGAAATTATTGAATCTGCAACAGAAATGCTAATAGAGGAAATAGACAAATTAAGATTCTTTTTTCCTAGTGTAGAAGTTGTTAATGTAAAAGGAAATCACGATGAAATGAGTACTTTTGGAATTATGCAGACTTTAAATGCATATTATAGAGGACACAAAGCAATAACAATCAACACTAGTTGCAAATTTAGACAATATATAAGATATGGGACAAGTTTAATTGGACTATCTCATAACGAAAGAGTTCAAGATGTATCTAAAATAATGGCAGCTGAAACGGGAACAGACTGGGGAGAATGTAGATATAAATGTTTCTTAATGGGACATTTACATTCTAGAAAAGAACTTGGTGATGATTATGGAGTTGACATATATCGTTTACCAAGTGTAGTTCGGAGCTAGTTCTTGGACTTCACAGATGGGATATGTCGGGACTAATAAAATGAGTCAAACGTTTGTATTTGATAAAAATGTAGGATTGTCAGAGATAATATATACTATTGTATAGGAGGGGTATTATGAAACAATATCCCTCTAGCGATAAATATTGTGTTTATGAACATCTATTTCCTAATGGAAAAAGATATATAGGAATTACTCACATAAAGCCTGAAAGAAGATGGGGAAAGGACGGGAGTAATTACAAACAACAATTTATGGTAAATGCAATTAAGAAATATGGATGGAATAATATTAAGCATAATATAATAATAGAAAGTTTATCAAAAGATGAGGCTTGTGAGAAGGAAAAAGAACTAATAAAATTATATGATACAACAAATCATAGTAAGGGATATAATCTTTCTATTGGTGGAGAAACAAATTCAAAAATAAAAACTCCAGAGCATATAGAACACGTTAGACAAGGAAGAAGACATTGTTGGAAGAAAGTCTGTCAGTATTCATTAACTGGAGAATTAATTGGTACATATGAAAGTTCTCAACTAGCAGAAGATGCAACAGGAGTTGACAAATCAAAAATTATAGCTTGTTGTAAGGGTCGAAGAAAAATGACAAATGGATATCAATGGAGATATGCAACAGATAATATTAGTCAGCTTCCACCATATAAGAAGAAACCAAGAGACCATAAAAAAGATAAAGTATACTCTAAAAAAGTTTTTAGATATAAGAATGGTGGATATGAAAAAGAAAGTACTTTAGGCGAAGAAGCAAGGATTTTGAAGACGACAATTGCACGAATTACACAAAGCATAAAAAAAGGATATTCGCATAAAGGATATAGATTCTATTACGAAAAACAAAAGTGATGAATAGTATAATTAGATAAAGTGCAGATAGTGTCTGCACTTTTTATATATCTAGGCGTGGGAAAGTTGGTTATTCCGCCAGTTTTGGGAACTGGAGACCGTTAGTTCGAATCTAGCCGCTTAGACCAGAAATATAAATGGTGCTAAAAAGGAGAGGGAAGAGTATGGAAAGTTATTATAAAAAGAAACCAGCAATAGTATCTTGCTTTCAATTGGGATACCAAGATATTCCATTATGGTTTCAAGGAGCAATAAAAGATAATTTTGTATCTAATATAGATGCTTTTTTAGCATCAGCAAATGAGACAATAAAAATAAAAACTTTAGAAGGAACAATGATTGCTCAAAAAGGAGATTGGATTATAAGAGGAGTAAAAGGAGAAATCTACCCTTGTAAAGACGACATATTTAAAGCAACTTATGATTTTGTTAATTTAAGACATATTAAAGTTGGAGATAATTTAGCAGGAAAGATAGTTTATATAAGTGAGACAAACTATCTAGGAACAGAAGCAGAAGATATTATTGTTGTAGATGAAAACCATAAAATAATTACTGAAAAAGATGTAGATGGAAATATTACAAAAATGACATTGATAGACAACAATGAAGATACAGGCGAAACAATACCTTTTTATGAAAAAGGGAAAAGAGTTTCTGATAGAGTATTAATTCCAGAAACATTTGGAGAAGTAACATCAGTTAAAGAAACTAGTATTGCTTACGAAGTATTAAGAATTGAAGAATAATTATAGAGGGAGTTTTTAGATATGGTTACAATTTTCAAAATATGGAATAGAGAAACTGGAAAATGTTTAATAGGAACAACAAGAAAAGACCTAAATTATGCTCTAAAAATGTGGCTTAATAACTGTACCAAAAAGCAATTTCAGACTTATTCAATAGCAGAAGATTGTAAGGAATATGGAAGAGATACTTTTGATATTGAGGCTTTATGCACTTGTGAAAATGCAGGAGAGGCATTTGAAATTGCCGATTCTTATATTATACAGCTTAATACATTAGAGCCATATGGTTATAATAAAAGTTTTACAGGGATAAGAAAAAAAAATCCGAATTATTATAATGATGCAGGTAAAGAAAATTCAGAAAAAAGTAAAAAAATCAGTCAAGATAAAATTACCGAAGAAGCAAAAGAAATAATTAATGTTGATTTTAGAAAAAAAGCAGAATTGATAAATAAGTATGGAATAACGGGAATATCAAAAAATTCTGTTCCTCAAGTTTTTGCAGAAAGAGAAACTATAGAATCTTTAAGGAATCTGGCAGATAAGCTTGAACGATATGGAAGTAATGATATATACGAGTTTGTTCCAACAGAATTGAATATAGAAACAAATGCGTTAAAAAACGAATTATTAAGTTTGTTAAAGTCTCCTAGTGATAAAATATCAAAAGGAACATATATTGCAATTCCTAAAAATCATATACAATGTCAAAGATGCACGACATTTAAAGAGTCAAAAGCATACTTTTATAAACATCCAGACAGAAGTGTATCAAAAGATGGATATATACATATATGTAAACAATGTTTAGGAGATTATTGTAGGGAATTATACTCATCTTATAGTAGCGTAATATATACTATATTAACAGTATGTCAATTAGCAAATGTAATATTTGTTTTAGATGTAGCAAAAATGGCTGAAAAATCTTGGAAGGATAGACAAGAAAAGGTAGAAGAGATTTTTAAGTATTATATGTCAGAGTTAAATTATGTTTGGTTGAATAGAGAAGATGCTCCAACATCAATGCTAGAATTTAGAAATAGTAATTTTGAAGGAGATATATTTAGCTTTGCAGAACATCATCCAGCCACACCAAGAGTATTTATTAAAGAGTTAAATAAAGACTTGGTAAAGAAAGTTGAAACCAATTCAGAAAACCAGCAAACAGAACTTGAAATGAAATGGGGAAAAGGTTTTGACCTTCAAGAATATAAACAGTTAGAACAAGAATATGAAAAATTAGAAAAATTTTTACCAAAAAAAACAGAACTTCATATTGAAGCTCTTAAAAAATATATAATTTATAGTTTAAAAGAAAAAATTGCTTTGGCTAAAGGAGATTTAAAGGATGTTAAAGAATGGAATACTTTAGCAGATAAAGCAGCAGATAATGCTCAATTGAAAATTAAACAATTATCTGACAACTTTGGAGCAGAAGTTGATGGATTTGCAAAATTAGTTGAGGCAGTTGAAGAATATGACTCTGTAATTCCAGTACTACCAAAAGTAAGAAAAATGCCATATGATGATATAGACTTTATTATTTGGGAGGCAGTTAATTACAATAGAAGACTTGAAGGAAAACCAGAAACAACATATGAAGAAGTATATAATTTTATAGACGAAGAATTGACAAAAAAAATGGTAGATTTAGGATTTACAGAAGAGCAAATACAGAAAGAAAAAGAAAAAAGGAACGCAACGTTTAATGATTTGGCAGACAATTATATAGAACCTTTGTGGATGGTTCCAGATGAAGACGAAGAAGATGAGGGTGACGAAGAAGGTGATTCTCAATGACAGAAGAAAAAGTAAGGCAATCATTAAAGGTATGGAACCCAAATAATTATTCTGCAAAAAGTCCTTTAAGAAATCAACTTTATTACGAACATTTTATTAAAAATGTTCATAAATATGCAGAATTAATTAGTTGGTTAAGATTCTATCCAGACATATATTATGATATCATTAAGCCACAAGGGAAAGGGGCAATCGTATTCGACGACCATCAAAGGTTAGAGTTAAGGGTATTAGCTAGATTTTTTGATACATATTTATGTATTCCTCGTCGGAACACGGAAAAACATTAGTTGATGTATTATATTTATATTTTTTAGCAATATTTTACCCACGGAATACAACTAAGCATTACGTCTGGAACAAAAGAACAGGCAGTTAAAATCTGGCAGGACAAACACAGGGAAGTACTAAATTTTTATCCATCTTTAAAAAGGGAAATCGTAAAAGTAAGTTTCTCTAAAGATGATGGTACTGTAATGTTTAAGAATGGAAGTAGAGTTACATCGTTACCAATTAATCAAGCATCAAAAGGACAAAGGCGTCATAGAGGAAGTATTGAAGAAAGTAATATTATTAATCACGAAGATTATGAAGATATAGTAGCTCCAGTTTTTGTAGTTCCACGTCAAACTTGTGGTGGAGTAGTAGACCCAGAAGAATTTAATGGACAAATAAACAGATATACTACTAGTGGATACAAAAATAGTGATGAGTATCAAATTATAAACAAAACGAATGAAAAAATGAAAGAACTTAAAGGTTCTTTTTTATTTGGAGCAACGTGGAGACTTCCATATAGATATGGTAGATTATCAAGACAAGCAGTAAATTCTGCGAGAGAAAAAGATGAGACAGCATTCAGAATGAACTATTTATGTGAATGGGTTGGTTCTGTAGAAGGTGCTTTAGTTAGTGCAAATAAATTAATGCAAGCAAGAACATTAAAGTATAATGACTTATTTGATATAAAGAAAAAAGACAGAAGAATTCAAGAAGCAGAATATATAATTGGAGTGGACGTTGCAGGAACAGGTTTCAATACAACATCTGTTGTTGTTGCGAGAGTTGTTAAAAAAGACAATAATAAAATAGATAAAGTTCAATTAGTTAATATAAATACAATCCCAACATCAGGAAACTTTAAAGATGACGCAATATTTATAAAAAAAACATTTTATGCTTATGGTGGGGATTTAGATTTAGTAAAAAGTAAAGTAAAAGCAATTATTGTAGACTCTAACGCAATAGGACAAGGTTTGGCACAAGAATTAATGGAAAACCATTTTGACCCAGAAACAAATACAAATTTAGGAAGTTTTGATTTGATGTTTGAAAGTAAAATTACAAAAAAACCAGAGAATAAAAACTCTCCAAAAATAATTTGGGACTTAATGGTACAAGGTAAACAAAATGATATTATTGTTAACTTTATAAATATGTTTAATGGAGGATATGTTTTGATGGCGGCAACATATGACGCTATTAAAAAAGATATCATAGACAATATGAATAAAAGTGGAAAAAAACAATATGAAATATCTGATTTCTATAAATTAAACTTACCTGTTAGTCCAGATAGTATAGAATATCAAGCTAATCAAGTATCAGGATTTATAAATGAAATGGCAAATTTAAAGACTGTTGTTAGTGAAGATAATAAGAGCTTAAAAGTTAAACAAATAAAGAAAAATATAAATAAGGATAAATTCTCTGCAATATCCTACGTACTATATTATGCAAAATTATATATGGACGAAGAAGATAAAGAAGAGGAGTATACAGTAGATGATGTTGTATCTATTGGGTTTGGAGGATTTAAACAAGACCTATTTTATTAGATATAACATTAATAGTAGAAAGGAAGGAGGATAGTTGTGGCAGAAGAAAAAAAACAAGAAACGGAGAATGTGAGCTGGGAAGAATATTATAAGGAATTAAATAACTACGCCAAAGAGTTAAAATATAAAGACGCAATAGATATGAGAGAAGATTTATTAAATAGGACTACAAATTATTTTATTCAAGGAATGGAAGAAGATAAAATCAATTCTCTTGGAGGAATAGAAAAAGCGACATATTCAGTAAAATCCGTTTTAAAAAAATTAACTGTTGACACACTAAAAACTGCTGATTATGGTAGTTATTCTCCTATATTTGGCGAGCAATTAGTTAATGAATTATATCCTCAAAGTGTTCCTTATACAAGGGAAAAAATTAGGACACTTTTAAAGGATGCAGAAAAAAATTCTTTTCAAATAAGACAGGCAGCAGAATATGTAAGAAATAATATTCTACAATTCGAACGTGTAGAACAATATTTCATTTCATTATTCTCATTCAAGTATTATTTAATACCTAAAAAAAGTATTAAGAAATTTACTGACTTAAAGAAAAGTAAAGAAAAAGTTTACAAATTTTTAGAGAGTTTAAGAATAAAAGAACAATTTCCAAGAATTACAGCAGATGTAATAAAAAATGGCTGTGGCTTTTATTTGTTTAGTAAAAAGGGAGATATGTTTGATTTTTTAAGATTGCCAATAGACCAATGTAGAATCACAGGAGTTAGAAATACGTTTGGAATGTGTTTTGAAGTTAATGCATTTTATTTTCAAAGGTTATATGACTTAGGAATGGTAACCCCTGAAATATATTCTTATTATAAAGATTTAATTGAGTCAAAAATGTCTCCAGCAGAAAAGGACGACAATGGAAAAATAAGAAGAGATGAAAACGGAGAATTAAGAAAAAGAATAGGAAAATCTAATGAAAGAATCTTTATCCCAATTTCTCCTTTACACGGTTGTTGTATTACAGCAGACCCATATAAAGGAACAAAACTTCCTTTATTGTCTGCATTACTACCAGACTCTCTTGATATTTTAGAGTATAAAAATATTCAAAAACAAAAATCTATACTTGAAACTTGGTGTATTATTCCACAGGTAATTCCGTATGAAGAGGTAGAGAAACCAAAAGTGCCATTACAATTAGCAAAACAAACTATTGCAATGTTGCAATCAGCATTACCACAAGGAGTTGTAACATTTAGTACTCCATTAGAAGTTCAGAATCCAATTACACTACAAAGTTCTAATACTCAAGAAAACATAACTGGATTAGGAGAACAAAACTTCTTTAGTGCAGTTGGTATTGCTGGAAATATAATGGGTGTTGGTGAAGCAAAAAACCAAGCAGCATTAGATTTTTCAAATCTTACAGACTTTGGTTTTGTAAGTTATTTATATGGGCAATTTGATAGTATAGTTAATTTATTAATAATGATTTATGTAAATGAAAACGATTGGAAAGTTAAGTTTTTTGGAAATACTTATAGACACGAAAAAGAGGTAAAAGATGCTTCATCTATGTTCTCAACAAATAATTTACCAGCAGAATATCTTGGAGCAAATCTAGGATTTGAGCCACAGGAATTTGAATATATGCTTGAATTGGGAGATAAATCAAAACTTAAAGATTTGATGAAACCTCTTGTCAGTCAGTTCCAACAAAGTAGTAACCAAAGCGTTTCAACAAATAGTACAAAAAAAAATGATTCAAATTCTAATGCGTCTACAGACACAGGTGGAAGACCAGAACTTGATAGTGACGAATTGAGTGATGGTGGAGAACAAGCAAGGCAAGATGAAACAAACGCAAACAGAAAAGGAATGTAATATTAGAAAAGGAAGAGATAGATATGTATATAGAAAATTGGAAGGATTTACCTAAAAGTGAAGTCTATCTTTGTTTTAGTTTACCACTTTTTAGATTTCTTGAAAAAAACGAGATTTATCCAATTGCTAAAGAAGTGCATAGGACTACAGGAAAAGTATTTACTGTATTCATAAAAGGGGATAAACTACAAGGATTATTAGAAGAATGGACAAGGAATAGACCAGTAAAATAAAAATTGTTTAACAAAATATAGGGAGGATAGTGAATAGTTTTATGAAAAAAATAATGAATTTTGAAGTAAAAAACTATAACGTCCGCGAAGCCAATGATTCATACGCAATAGTAAGAGCATATGTAGTAAATGTTGGAAAAAATAACAATCAAACAAATTTTGAAAAAGAGAATATTGAAAGAGCAATTCCTTCAATATTAAATGTCCCTTTAATTGGAATATATAGTCCAGTTAAAGAAGACTTTAAATCACACGCACACAATGAGGGAGAAAAAAGACAAACTTATGCAGTTGGTGTAGTACCAGAAAGTGCAAACCCACATTTTGAAGTGTTAGATAATGGATTAGAATATTTAGTTGTAGATATGGTTGTTTGGAAAAATTATTTCCCACATTTCTTTGATAGAATGGCTAGAAATGAAGAAGATGGAAGAAAAACTACAATCAGTATGGAAATTAGTGCAAATATGAAAACAGCAAAGAAAATGGAGGATGGAACTTTAAACATTATTGATTTTAAGTTTTGTGGAATCTGTCTTTTAGGGAATGACGTAAATCCACGGAATTCCAGATGCAGGGCTAAAAGTTTTAAAATTCGAAGAAGGTAATGTACAACTTGAAGATAAAACATTATTTGAAAAAATGATAGAAGATACAAACGATATATTGAAAAAATATAACGAAATGTATGACCAAGAAATTATAAAAAAAGTTAATGACGACACTCTTGCTGAACAAGAAGTAGACATTGAAGTTAAAGAAGGTAATGAAGTTAACGGGCAAGAAACTGTCGCGGATGAACATTTTAGTAAAGAAGAAATGGCAATATTAAATAGGGTTATTAAAGAAGAGATTGACGCAGATAAATCTTATATAGAAAAAGCAGAATTAGTTGACAATGAAGCTATTGCTGATATGTTTAGATGTATCGCAAGAGAAGAAGTACAACATCAAGTATTGCTTGAAAACCTTAAAAATGGAGAGTTCTATACAAGAGAAACTCCGATTCAAACTAGAGTTGTATCAATAGATTCTCAGGAAATATCTGAGAATGATAAAATGTATATAGAAATTTTAATGCAAGAAGAACAAGATGCAATGAAGTCTTATGCAGAAGCTGTTCAATTATCAAAGAGCCAAATATTACAAGAGAATTTTGTGGAAATTGGTGATGACGAAAAAGAGCATTTTGCAAGATTAGGAAAAGCTTTACACGGTGAAATTGAAGTAGAAGATGTAGCTAGTGAAATTGTAGACCTAATAGAAGATGGAATTAAAGTCGATGTTGTAAACAAACATTATAATGATGCAAATGATACAACTAATGATGTTAATTTTAATCAAGAGCTCGAAAAAGAAGAAAATCTTAAAGAGACACTTGATGAAATTATAAATATAAATAAAGAGAAAGGAGAGGGCGAGGGTATGGCAATCAAAAAAGAATTTGATGAAAAAGTAGCAGCCGAAAAAGAAAAAGAAGAAGTTACAACAAATTCTGAAGCTCAAAATAACAACGAATGCATCAAAGAAGAAGAAGTAAAAAATGAAGAAGTTGTTAAAGAAGAAAAAGTGGAGGAAGAAGAAGTAAAGGAAGAAGAGTCTGTTAAAGAAGAAAAAGTTGATAATTCTTGTAATACAAAAATGGAAGATGACAATGACAATAATGATGATGACAACGATGATAAGGATGACGACAAAGAGGAAGATATCAACGAAGAAGAAGTAATGAGCAAAGCAGACAAAAAAACTTATGAAGCTAGAATTGCTACTTTAATGCAAAATATCAAAATTTTAAAAGCTGAATTAGAAGTTGCTGAACCATACAAGGCTTTATATGAAGCAGAAGTTGAAAAAGTTAAAAAACTAGAAGCATACAAAGAAGATGTTGAACTAGATAAACTTAGAGTAGACAAAACTAACTATGCTAAAACTTGCAACTTTGATGCTTTAGAAGATGAAGACAAAGATGTAGTTCAAGAAAAAATTGACGATTACAAATTCTCTTTATATGATTTTAAAGCATTTATGGCAGATGTTCTAAAGAAGTATTCAAAAAAACAAGTTTACTGCGATATGGAAAAAGTAATAAGCTATTTTTCTATTAATGATAGTAAACCATCTGGTGAAGATATAGCTATGCCATCAGATAAAAATATGGCTGATAGAATATTAGAAAAATACTCAGATGCAATTGAATAATTGTATTTGTTTATAATTCTATTTAGGCGTCTAATTTATATAAAAAAATAAAAAAAGAAAGGAAGATATGATTATGAATTATATTTGTGAACCAAGATATACTGTTCCAGCAATTCTAACAGTAAATGTACAAGCTGAAGACGAATTAAAAGCTGGAGACGTAGTAGCAATCAACAAATTAGTTGATACAGCTGACAATAGAGAAGTTTATGAAGCAACAATGCCAGCAGAAGGAGATATTAGATACGCAATAATTGTAAACCAAGGAATTGAAGAATTAGAAGATGGAAGAAGACCAGAAGGTCAACCAAACTTCACAACATTTACATACAAAGCAGGAACAACATTACACGCTGTAATATTAGGATATCAACCAGTTCCATTTGCTATATCTGATAATCAAATTGATGGAACAGCAGCTATAGGAAAATTCTTAATTCCACAAAATGGTAAACACAAATTAAAAGTTGTAAATACAGCAGCTGAAGTTACTGGAACAGGATTAGCAATTGAAAAAGTTGCAGTAGATACACCAATGGGTGGAATGTTTGGAATGAAAGCAGAAAAAACAACTTTCGCAACAGTATTAAAATAATTAGTGTAAATAACAACACAAATGAGTAATAAAAACAGGGACTTCCCTGTTTTTTCAAAAGGAAAATAAAAATAAAAAATATATAAAATAGGAGGAAAAACTATGGATACAATAGTAAGAGATACAGCTAAAAATGTAAACGCATTAATCACATTTTCAGCTGATGAAAACGCTAAACAAGATAGCGATTACAATGCAATGGTAAGCGCAGTTACTAATTTAATTAGATTTGCTTGCAAAAGATATGGTAAAAATGAATTCTTACCAGTAAATTATTATGGAGAAATTAAAGATTACGATTTATATAATGAAAAAACATCTAAAGCATTATTTACATATGCAATAGACCAAGTTTATGGAATTGATGAATATACATCAGCTTCAGAAACAAGAAAAAGATTAATTGTACAAGACGAAAACGTTAGAAAATTAGCTTTCGCTATCGTTCTTGAAGCATTAGTAAACATTGTTGCTGACAATGAAGTTGAAGACGCTTTAATATTTGCTGATATTAGAGATTGTGCTCCAGAAAATTCAATGACATTTGAAATTGACAGCAAAATGATTTATCCTGTTCAAGATAGTTCTTATGGAGCTAACATTGGTAGATTTAACCAAAGTTACCAAAGTGCTATCACACTAACTCCAAAAGGAAAATCATTAGGAGTTAGCTTCCCATTCCATATGTTAAGAACAGGAAGTTATGATTTTGGTAAAGAAATGGCTAAAGTTGCTATCTCTTTCAGAGCTAGACAATATGCTGATATAATCACAACAATTTTCGGTGTTACAAGTGCTTTAACACCATTCTATTCAACAACTTTCGCAGCTGATGAATATATGTTAATGGCTGATAAAATCAGAGCATTAAATAGTTCAGAAGTTCAAGCTTTCGGTACAAACCAAGCTTTCTATGCTATTTCAAATAACATAACAACAGGATTCAGCGTTCAAGATGAAAAAGTTAAAACAGGATACATTGCTGATATTTATGGTATCAGAACAATCGTTATCCCACAAGCTGTTAACACATTAACAACTTCAATTGGAGTAAGAGTTCCAAACGACAAAATCATCTTAATGAGCGGATATGATGGAGATAAACCAGTAAAAATGGTAAGAAGTAGAGTAGCTAACGTAACAACAAGAAATGGAGCTATTGAACAAGGATTAGACAGAATGGAATATAGCGTTCAAATGTTCTGGGATTGCGGAATCGCTACAAAATCACACTTCGGTGTACAAGAAGTTTAGTCTTATTATAAGACTAACTTCTTTATTTTTTAGAAAAGGAGTTTTAGAAATATGGCAACATCAAATAAAGATAATAAAGTAAGTGTACCAGAAAAAAATAATTCTGAAAAAGAAATTCAAGAATTAAAAGATATGATGAAAGCAAAAGAAGCTGAAAACGAAGAATTAAGAAATATGATTAAAGAGTTAAGTAGTATAGTAAAAGCTACAAGTACTAATACAACAAGTACTCAAAAAGATGAACAGTATGATGAAGAGTTAGTATATATTAACAACAATAGTATTGGTTCACAAGTAATTACTATCGACAGACTTGGAAATACATCTCTTAAAATTCTTCCTAATGAAAAAAATAGACCTCTAGAAAAAGAATTTGTAAGACAAGCAATACAAATTAATAAAGTAAGAAGGCTATTTGAGTATGGCATCCTTGAATTCTGTGACCCAAAATTCTATAAAATTTATGGAATTGAAAAGAAATTTGATATGTCAGAAGAGAACGTTTTAAAAATGTTTAGCAAAGATAATCTTTCTTCTACAACATCAAAATTAACAGAATTATTAAAGAGACCAGATTCTTCAGCTTTAGAGCACGAACTAGCATATAAAACATTAGATTTGTATGATAGAAATCAATTTCCTAAATCAGATATTGATACAATTACTTTAACATTAAATAAAATATTCTGTAGTAAAGTAAATTATAATTTTGAAGATTTACGTGCAAATTTACCATATAAACGTGGGGACTATAGATAATATTGGAAGGAGTTAGAAATGACTGGATTTGAAGAAATTTATGAATTATCTACAATTATAATGGAAGATGAAAAAGTAAAACAAGCTCCAATATACAAAAAATACCTAATTCTTTATAAATTTCTACAATTTGCTATTGGTCATTTCAATACAAGATGTTTTAAAGATTTAAAAACAATCCGACCATTTGAGTATAAGGAATATAATATCTTAGGAGACGGAATAGAAACTGAGTATCAACTTAGTGAAGAGCTGTCTCCTGACGATATGGATATTTATGTAGAAATTGAAACAGAATCGGGTTCTGGGGTATTTATTCCTATGAATCCAACAGACTTTAGTTTTGATAAAGTAACATCTACAATAACATTTGTTAATCCAATTAATAATAAATTTAGATGCAATATATATACATATGTCATTGGATATTTTTATGATGACTTAGATGTCGAAGAGAAAGTTATTTTAGCAAAAGAGATGGGAATTCCTTTCTTGGAAAGTCAGTTAAAAAAAGAATCATTAACAAATCAGATGATTTATGGTACTGGTGCTAAAATGTATTCTCAAGCAGAACATATGAAGCAGATTAATAATATATTAAAAAATGAAAGATACGAAATAGAAGGATTAATTAATGCTTATACATATGAAAGCGACCCAGAATTAGTTCTAGTAAAAAACAAAAATCAAAAAGAAATTACTAAAACATATGATTTGACAAATAGGGGGTAATAGTATGGCAAAACTTTTACAACCATCTAAAAACAAACCTTATTTGGGGGCAATGGGATATAACCAAGACTTTAAATCATATAAAAATAATCCTTTTGAAAATCACTATCTTGAAGAATTTAATCAAAATGCTGAAAAAATAAAAGAAAGTTTTTTTAGGAATCCACAATTCCAGACGGTTTATAAAAATTTCAATTATGATGAACCTTTATGGGTTTGGATAGGAGAAGGAAACTATGATTATGACCAAGTTGGTTATCAAAAAATGTTCTCTTATCCATATGATGAATACAAATTTGATATAGGAGACTATATTACTTGTATATATAATGATATTGAAACAACTTGGTTAGTTACATCAATAAACAAAAATCAAAAGTATAATGTAGTAGCCCGTATTGAAAAAACGAACAATTCTTTACGTTGGGTAGACGACTACGGCAATATATTATCGTACCGTTGCGTAGTTGATGATAAATACTTGGAAGCTTTCCCTCGGAAAATTCCAAATATTGGCTGCCGAAGGTAATGTTTTATTAAACGTACAAAGAAATGATGATACAGCAAAAATTACATTAAATCAAAGATTTGTTTTTGGTGGAGTACCTGATAAGGTAGAAGGTCAAGTATATGAAGTATATGCATTTAAAAGTCATATGGATGACGAAACAACTAATGAAAAACTACTTGGACTAGAACTTAGAAGATTAAATATTAATGAAGGACAAGATGATTTATATAATAATATTGCAGATATTTATAAGAAAAATTGGTATAGAATAGAAGTTAACGAAGAAGATATGACACAGGCAGTTGGATTTGATAAGAAATTAAACTACTCTGTATTTAAAGATAATGATATTGTAACAGTTGATGTAGTATGGGAAAGCTCAAACGAAAAAGTTGCAAAAGTTAATAATGAAGGAATTTTAAGTGTAGTTGGTATTGGACAATCAGTCATAACTTGTCATATGAAGGATAATCAAGATATCAAAGGAAGCTTTGTAGTGACAGGTATTTTTAAAGAAGAATTACCACAAACAGAAGAGTATGTAATAAATCCTTTACTTATTGATGTTATTTTGCAAGGAGACACTCAAGAAATTGCTTTTTATCATTGTATTGATGAGGTACCTGATAAAGAAACATTTAACATAAAGTTGAGTGGAGTACCACATACAGGAAGTTATGAAGGATATTATTTCAGTTTTGAAACAGACAGTGGAAATCTAACACAATGTAATAAACTTATCTTAACAAATAATAGAGAATTCACAAAAGGAAGATTAAAAATAGAAATATTTTCTAATGTTTCTGGTGATTTAATTCAAACTCTTAACATAAGGTTAGGAGGTATTATGTAATGAATGAAATCGAAATGAGAAATCAGATAAATCGAATGAAGTTTAACACATTCGAAAGATTAAGTGAAGTTCCAAACAAAATTGTTATGGAGTATTTATGGAAGAATGAAAATATATGGAAACTTTTATATTATACTTTGGATGAGAATAAAAATCCAATTCCAAAACCTTTAGAAATGAAAGACCTAACTGCAAAAGAGAAAAGGTCTTTAATTTATCAGGGAGTAGGGGATATAGCAAATTGTAGGGTATTTTTCACTATGTTTCCTCAAAATGAGGAAGTTAATGACCAAATTCAACAATTAAGGATTTATAGGTCGAGAATATTACCTAGCAATAGTTTCAGGTCAGGAGTAGCTTGGAAATTTGATTTACCTTGCCATTTCGGAGTTCAAACAATTGTTGTAGACAATATAGTAAGGAATAGAAGTGATGTTCTTCAAGAAGAAATCTTAAAAACTTTAAACGGAGTAGAAGTTGGAGGAGTAGGAACTTTACAATTTAATTATGATATGGACACTAGAATTAGTGATAGAAGTGATTTTGTAAAGTTTAATATCCAATTTTCTGGACATTCCTTTACTATGAGTTGTAACTGGATAGCTCAAAGAAGTCCTATATGTTAGAAAAGATTGGGGGATATTAGATAATGGATATTTTTGAAAGATTTCAACCAGATGTGTTGTCAGAGACGCCTATTAAATATATGGGATTGACATTATATCCTGTTGTTATGAAAGATATTTTTGTATTTAATAGAACAGCGGGAGTCCTTATGATAAATCCATTAGATTTTAATGACCCAAAAGTAGCCTCAATGAGTTATTTGGAGTTGGTAATAAACTTATGTGCAATGCAAGAAGACTTTAAAGAAAATTTTATTGATTTAATGAAACTTGTATTTCACGTAGAAGATGCAGACCTACAAGTCAATATAGAAAAAGAAGAAAGTCAAAATGTATATTCTTTATTAGTCTCTCAAAGAAAAGATAAGACTACTAAAGAAAAAATTTGGGATAAAATCAGTGCAAGTAAATTTACTAAACTGAAAGATTTGATTTGTTTCCAAAATGGATTGGAAGTTCTAGATTTAGGACAAAATCAAGATATAATTAGAACCAAAAGAGCTCTTGCACGACAAGCTACTTTAGATGGAGCACCAACAGTTAATGACCAAATATATTCAGTCTCTTGTGTTACAGGAGTAGATGTTAAAATCATTATGAATACTTGGACAGTTAATAGATTTAATGAGATGCTTAAGGCTTGTGATAGAATTATTCATTATAAAATCTATAGAAGTGCAGAAATGAGTGGTATGGTAACGTTTAAAAATGGAATACCTGTAAAATCTTGGCTAAAAAGTGAAGATAATAGTGAAGGAAAAATGAAAACGTTAGCAGAAGCTTCAAATGCATTCGGGCGGAGTCGTAAAATAGATAAACTTATAAAGTTTATTGATAATAATATAAAATATTAAAAGGAGGAAATGTGCAATGCAAGATTGTAATAGCAAAGGTTTATACGTTCAAGGCGTATACGATTTTGAATTTTATTCAATTGGAACAGATGAATTACTTTTCCAATCAAGATATATTACAGAATCAAACATCACAACAAGTACAAACTTAAATGCTATTAAAGGTGGTATTGGTAATGCAACATTAATCCAAATCCCTTCAGATGCGGAATTAAAAGTTCAAATGACAGCTCAAAACTTCACACTAGAAGGACTAGGATTAAATACAGGTGCAACAATAATGCCAAATGGTATTTATAGAGTTTCAGACGAAGTTACACTAGAAGCTGATGGAAAAGGTCACGTAAAATCTAATCCAGTAGCATCTCTAGGAAGCAGAACAGAAGAAATCGTAGGATATGTAAACTGTTCTACAAAAGTAGTTATCAACCCAGAAACAAAAGAATTTACAGTTCCAGAAGGAAAAGAAGGAGACAAAGTATGTATTAGTTACTTTACAATGAGTGCTAACGCAGAAATGTTCATAATTGGTTCAAACTTCTCTCCAAAAGTTGGTAGAGCAGTATTAAGAACACCAATTTATTCTGCTGATGGAACATATGATTCAACAGCTGGAATCAAAGTTGGAGAACTTCAAATAGTTATCCCAAGAGCACAATTAGATGGAAATCTAAACTTAGATTTATCTCAAACATCTAATGCAACAACTGTTTTAAATATGACAGCTTTAGTAGACTGGTCAGTTCAAACAGGTGGATGTCCATCAGATAATGGTACTCTAGGATACATAGTTCAAATACTATATACAGAATCAATCTGGGATAGTGTTGATGAATTAGTTGTTATGGATTGTGGTGTTACAGTAGAAGAAGGACAAACTGCAAGATTAATCGTAAAAGGTTATAATGCAACAACAGACGAATTTGTTAATGTACCATACGCAGACTTAACATTTACATCTCAAGCTGTCGGAACAGCAAAAGTTGATGAAAATGGTATTGTAACAGGTGTTGCAGAAGGAAATACTACAATTACTGTTGAATATAAAGTAGGCGAAGAAGTTAAATTAACAAAAACTGCGGAAGTCGAAGTTACACCCTAGTGGAGGGTCTGAAGACCCGTTACAATTAGTTAGTGTACAAAAAACATCTTTAGATGGAGGTCTTGGAGAAGAATATAAAAACAATGAAAATTCTTTCACTGTTAGCCAAGAAGGAAATACAATAACAATTACTCAAACTGCTCCATTCCAAATATATGATAATGGAGCAGGATTAGAGAAGAAATGGTATGGTTTACTATTGGATATAGGAATAGTAAGACAAAATGTAGTTGCTGTAAGTGGATATACATTTGAAAGTGGAGAGACAGAAGATGTATTTGCATTACAATGGGGAGCAACAAATGGAAACCAATTTATTTTATGGTTATCAGAAGAAGATGGCAATTTAAGAAGCATTACATTTGGAGACCTATCAGGTTCTCACAAAAATACAAAATTTGATATTGTATTTAATACCTTATAAAATAGTACACAAAAAATTTTTGATAAAGAATAGGTGGATAGCAAGAGTTATCTACCTATTTTTTTTGATAAAAGGAGGGGGAAAATATGGGATTATATTTTTGTGATAATTTAGTACTTAAGAAAGAAGCTTTAAAAATGGCTTATATTTGTAAAGAAACAAAGCAAATTTGCCCTAGAGTTAAATATGGTGTTACTGGTGAAGCTAGTCCAGATGTGTTATTTACTTTAAAGGGATGTAAGTTGTTGGACTTAAAACAAAATGATAATAAAAAAGAAAAAAAAATAGAAGAAAAACAAGAGGTTGCTGAGAAAAAAGAAATTAAAGAAACAAATACAAAACAAAAAAATTATACAAAAAAGAAAAGAAAAACTCAAAAAAAATAGAAAAACTTTTATGCACTTTTATATAAAATCAAATATTAAAAATTTTCAGAAGTATCTGAATATATAATTTTTCAGAGATGTTAATTTTATAAAAGCAGGCATTTCTGAAAGTCTTTAATAGAGGTGAAATTATGGGAAAAAGAGAAAAACTTCCATTATGTAAATACGCATTGGATACTTCGTCAGGTTGTAGATGTATTGTAAAATGTACAGTTACGGGAGATTTGTGTGGAATGATAAGATGGTGTCCAGTAAATAATTGCCCAAGAATGGGTGAAAAGTACAAGCGTTCTGGTTGTATGATTGCAATAAGAGAAGACTTTAAAAAAGAAAAAGAAAAGAAAGGGTAGGTGGTAACTATGGCAATGCCTAAAGTTCTTGATTGGTTGGATGAGTTGGTTGCAAAAGTTGCTACCAATACTGCGAATATAGCACAAAATACAAGTGATATAGCAGCTAATAAAGCATTGTTTGATACTCACGTTGCAGATGACGAACGACATTGGACTACAGAAGATAGACAGAATTTTGACAGGGTTGTTCATTTTAAAGGATATTATACATCAATAGAGAAGCTTCAAGAAGCATATCCAACTGGACAATTAGGAGATTATGCCATTGTTGGTGGTACAGACACTGTATGGCTTTGGGATGATGAAAGTAATTCTTGGTTAAATAGTACAGAACAAGGAATTGTTATAAGTGTTAATGGAAGAACAGGAGAGGTGGTACTTACTAAAACTGACGTGGGACTAAGTAATGTAGATAATACAGCAGATAAAGACAAACCTGTTTCTACGGCACAACAAACGGCTTTAAATTCCAAAGCAGATAGGAAAAAGATTACTTTAGCTCAAGCTGAAAGTTTGGCTTTGAGAGCAGGAATATATTATATAGACAATGAACAAAAAACAATTAAAGATTTTGCTTCAAATTATTGGACTATAATTGTAGCGGAAAGGTCTGCTGGTACAAATAACGCAAGTGCAACACAAATTTGGATGAACTATAATTCAAATGTAACTCAACATATTTATATGAGGGAACAACAATCTGGTACTTCTTGGTCAGAGTTTAGAGAGATTATGACAGATGTTCATTATTCTGAGTTAGATACAAAAATACAAACAAATATTGAAGATATTGGTGATTTACAAGTTAATAAGGCGAATAGGGGAGCAATTACCCCAGAACAAGCAAATGCTATAACTGGATTAAAGTCTGGAATTTATGCAATACAGAATAAGTCTGTACAAGTATTAGATACAACAGCTAGTTATTGGGTTGTAATTCAAGGAGATTGGACTAATGGTGGAGCAGTTCAAATATGGATGCCATTTGACTCTGGAAACGCAAATAAAATGTTTTGGAGACATCAAAAATTAGACACAGATAATACAACAAGAATTTGGGGAGAGTTTTCTAAAGTAGGAACATCTAGTGATATTAGTAATTTACAATCACAAATAACAACAAATAAAAATAATATAGCAACTAATAAAACAAATATAACAAAGAATACTAATGACATAACAACATTAAAGGATGATAGAGCTGAAAGAAAAAGATATACTGTAGAAGAATTAGACCAATTGAATATCAGAGCGGGAATATATGAAGTATACAACCAACAAAAAGAAATTTTAGGGCTTACAGACAGTTATTGGACTGTTATTGTTGGAGAAAATACAGGAAATACAACAAAATATTCTGCTTCTCAAGTTTGGATAAATTGGAGTTCAGCAGAAAAACCACATATGTTTTTGAGAATTCAAAAAAATGCAGAATCGGGCACGGGTAAAATATGGACAGATTTTGTTGAAATTTTAACAACAGATATTGCAACAAGAGAAGATATTAATCGTTTTAAACAATATAAAGGATATTATGCTTTGTTGTCTGATTTAAGAACTGATTTCCCAACTGCAACAGATGGAGACTATGCTATTGTTGGTAGTGCGTTGTATATATGGAACTCTAAATCAAGTTCTTGGAACGAAGTTAGTGGCAGTGGTGGTAGTACAGGAACTGGAAAATGGAGCGCAAAATCATATGATGCCTCTGCTTGGGATAGTGCAGTAAAATATATAAAAGACATACAAGGATTAAGTCTAGAGAAACAATGGGAAATAGAAGATACAGCGGATAGCCTATTAAACGAAACATTAACTGGAAGTGAAAAAAAAGGTATTGTTTTAGAAACTTTTGTTAATATGCAAACAGATACAACGATTAGTACTACAACGATGCAACATAGTAATGGCGTATCAATTTATGTCAATGAAAATATTGTTTTTGAACAAAATGATACGGCAGAAAATCAATCTTTGTCTTTAAACTTAGTTCAAGGATGGAATAAAATTCAAATTGTTTTAAAAGCACAAAATGGAGAAGGAATATTTAAACTAGGAACAATGATTTCTAATAACATTAATGCTTTGTCTATAGACTGCTATCATAACTATGATACAATTATAGATAATAGGTATGTACCATACATTGGAGATAGTACAATAGATGGACATTTGACTGTCAATGGAACAGTAGGAATTACAGAAAATTCATATTTACAGTTTAATGTATCAGATAATAGTTTGTCATTTATGTTTAGCAATCAGATAAAAGAATAATATAAATGTGTTAAAAGGAGGGAGACAAAGTGCGGGTTAATAGCTTGGTATCCATTTAATGGAGATTTAAGAAATAATGGAGATAGTAATTTTGATTTGACAAGTAAAAATTCAATGAGCTATGTTTTAGGTAAGCTAGGAAAATCAGCAGTGGTTAGCAGTAATTCATTGCAAGCAAATAGCTCCCCATTTAAAAACACAACAACATATTCAGTCTGTGGGTGGATATATCTAGACTCTTTAGGAGTAACACATACAATTATCTGTTCAAGAACAAATATAGAATATGGACTATCTATACTTATTGTTACTTCTAATAAATTAAGAATTGACGCAAGTATTGACACCACCTCTTTACAGTGGACAACAGATTACTCTTTTAAGGCAGGAGAATGGACTCATTTTGCAGTAGTGAATGATGACGGAAAACTGTCTTACTATATAAATGGAGAATTTAAACAAACAAAAACAGTAACATCAACAACTCAGCATATAGGGAATTATATGACTATAGGAGCATCAAGTGAAAGTAATACAGTTTTAGGAAATAATAATTACTTTAAAGGAAAGATGAATGATTTACGTATTTATGACCACGCTTTGTCGCAGTCTGAGATACAAGAAATATATAGGTCTTTGATTTTAAAGTATAGTTTTGATACTCCAATAGAAGACCCAAAAATTTCTACAGTTACTAGAACAGACATTAGTTCCTTATTAAATGGGAAAGAAAATCAGTGTTTTATAATAGGAGATATAGAATATGATAAAGATTATATTGTAGAAAACAATTATGTAACAATATCATTTGATTTGAATATAAAAGATATAGAAACTACAGAAGAAAATAGAGGAATCTTAACTCTTCAAAGTAGAAGTGTTATTAATGGTTCGTCAAAATGGGCGACTTTAGTAAAACCTTCAAATGAGTTATATGGAAGAAGTAATACGTTACGGATTTACAGAAGGAACGGAAAGTTATATTAATTTATTAAAAAATGGATTATATCATATAGAAAGATGTTATAAAATAACAACGGCTTCACAATATTCACAGAATATTTCAATAGAAATAAGATGTGATTATTTGTTAAATGGGACTGCAACAATTTCTAACTTTAAGGTTGTTTTAGGGAAGAAAGAAATACTCTCTGATGGAACAGGTGGTATATTATATGATGAATCTGGATTTGGACATAATGCAACTGTTATGGGGTCAAGTAATTTTCTACCAACAATATATTATTCAACAGATGCAAAAATTGGAGAAGGATGCTATCAATCAAAAACTATAACAGACGGTGAAGAGAATACTTATGGAGTTGTCAGAACATCAAAAATATTTGATGAAGTTCCAGAAATCTCAATCTCTTTTTGGCTTTATGTCCCAGAGATAGATAATAATACTGGGGATAATACAATTTTGGGATGTTCTCCTAACGCAGAAAATTATGGAATATGGATTAGAAGGGATGGAGTTTCTTTAGTTTCTACTTTATATCATACATCTTTATCTCCAACTACTTTACAAAGAGATAGATGGCATTATATTGTAGTTACAGCTCAAAAGCAAGGAGATTTAAAGGTTTACTTAAATGGAGAACTTAGCCAATCTAAAAGTAATATTACTGGAGTAGATTGGGAAGGCGCATATCTTACTATAGGAGATTTAAGATATAATAGAGGTTTAAAATTAGACGGAAAAATAGATGATTTAAAAATTTATGCTACAGTATTAGATGAGACATATATTAAGAAAATGTATCAAGAAAGAGTAAAAGTAGATAATAATGGGAATATGTCTTGTGGTGAATTAATTGAAGTTAGAGATGATAATATCTTCTCCTTTGATAATGTAACAAACTACAGAGAACTCCCAAATATTAAAGATGCATTTTTTGACAACAACTCATTAATAATAACGTCTACAAACGGAGTAGAAAATGCAAGATATTTTAGAGTTAGAATGAGATTTTCTGCTGGTACATACAAGGTATTTAGAATTTATAATATTATTGGAGATAATTATACAAATACAACAGGAAGATTTTTTATTAGCAAAGTAGACTGGTCACAAAACTTTGTTATGCTTAATCGTAACGATAATTATAAAACAATGACATTAGCAGAAGACACGGATACGTATATAACTTTTGTTGCTTCTGAAAAAGATTCAAATGTGGACGAAATTACTGTCCAATTTTTGATATATATATATTCAGATAGTAACCAAGAGATACAAGAAACTAAAATTTTCGAAAATGGGGAAATAAGAACATATAATTTAAAAGAAACAAATGAAAAACAAGCGAAAATATACAATAAGCAAAAAACAGTTCAAGCAGAAACTTTATATGAATATTAAGGAGGTGGCATTATTTGGCTAACTTAAACAGTTCAATAATTAATGGATTTTTGAGAGTAATTGGAAAATTAAAAGTACAATCATTAGAAATTGAATCTAGTGCCTTGGTGGACAACTTAAATGCCGATTTGTTGGATGGTAAAGAAGGTAGTGAATATGCCTCTTCTACAGATGTAACAAACTTAACTGAACAGGTTAATACTAATACAGGAAATATATTATCAAATCTAGAAAAGATACAAGATAATACAGAAGCTATAGGAACAAATAAGGATGATATATCAGCATTAAAAAAAAGAGTAACTACCGCAGAAACAAACATAACAACAAACAAAAATAACATAACAACAAATAAAAATAACATAACAGGTTTAACAACAAGAGTAACTAATGCAGAAAGAGATATTGATACGAACACGAGTGATATTTCTTTATTGAAACAAAAGACAGATACCACAAATACAAATGTATCAAATCTTCAATCACAAGTAAATACAAATGCAACAAATATTCAGACAAATGCAGATGAGATAGATAAGTTAAAAACAAAAACAGATACGACAAATGCGAATGTGGCATCAAATACAGCTAACATTGAAAAAATCCTTGAAGGAAGTGCTACAGTACCTAGTACAGAACACGCACAAGAAGCAGATAATGCTAACAAATTAGGAGGGCAATTACCTAGTTACTATGCTAAGGCAAGTGATTTAAGTAAATATCTTCCTTTAACAGGAGGAACTTTAACTGGAAAAACAACTGTGTTAGGCGCTGCTGCATCAGCTAGTTTCTGGGTTCGTGGAATTATGGGATGCACTGAAAATGGAGCTTCTGAGAGTGCGTTGTATTTAAACTACAATAACTCACAACCAGTTTATATTAATGGAACAAATCTTGTTTATCATAGCGGAAATATTCCAAAAGCATCAACAACAGTTCAAGGTATAGTTCAATTAAATAATACAAGAACAAGTACGAGTACAACTCAAGCAGCAACAGCTGCTGCATTGAAAAGTGCTTATGATACAGTAAACAGTGCTTTAACAACACACAAAAATGATACAACAGTGCATTTAACAACAGCAGATAGGACAATTTTAACGAAAGCAAATAAATTCAAGGGATATTATGAAACGGAAACTGCATTAAATAATGCACATCCAACAGGAGAGGCAGGAGATTATGCAATCGTAAATACTACCGATACTGTATGGATTTGGGATGAAGATAAAGAAGGTGGAGCTGGATGGAAAGATGGAGCTGGTAAAGGTTCTGTTATAAGTGTTAATAATATGACAGGAGAAGTAGTACTTACAAAATCTAATATAGGATTGGGAAATGTAGATAATACTTCAGATAAAAACAAGCCAGTTTCTACAGCGCAACAAGCAGCGTTGGATAAAAAAGTAGATATTGCTGGAGATACAATGACTGGAAAATTAACAATCAATACTTCAACAGAAAATCAATTAACTATTCAGAGCAATGGTAGTACAGCAGGGATTTATCTATATAGAAATGGGGCAACATCACATAGAAGTTGGAAAATATTAAATTTAGCTGGAAGTCTAAGTATTCAGCACAAAATTGGAACGGACAGTAGTTTTTCCACCGCAATAAGTGTCTCTGGGACACAGGCGAGTGTTGTTTTACCAACAGCAATAAATAATACAACAGATTCAACTTCCTCAACTACAGGAAGTTTAAAAACTTCTGGTGGTTTAGGGGTTGCTAAAGCAATCAACTCAGGTACAACAATTACAGCAGGAACAGACTTAGAAACGAAATCTGGAGTAGTAAATTATAATGATAAAGCAAAAGTTCAATATAATTCTACAAATGAATGTATTGAGTTTGTATTTGTATAATAAGGGGGTATTTTGTAATGAGTTTACAAGTATGGTTACCTCTTAATGGAAATATAGAAAATTTAGGTATCTGTGGAGATGTCACATCTACTAGTACTCCAGAATACACTGTTGGGAAATTAGAAAAGGGAATTAGTCTCAATAAAAGAGTAGATTTTACAGGATTACCTAAATTAACTAATTTTTCAATATTCTTTTGGGCTAGAGTAGATAGTTGTACTACAACTTGGTCGGATTTGCTGGGATTTACGTGTAAACAATCTAATGATGCTGGTGCGGCAGAATTTAAATTTGAAGCAACGGTTGAAACAAGAGCGTGTTCGTGGCATAATAATTCTCCATTTGGAATTTCAAGTGGGTCACGAATTTTGATACAAAATTATGAAGAATGGCATCACGTTGGTGTTGTATATGATGGAGAAAATATATATTCTTATATTGATGGAGAACTTACTTATACAGATACTGGATTAGGTGGATACTTAACAACAAATTTTCATATAGGAGAAACTGGAAAATTTGTTGGAGCAATGAGTGATTTAAGAATTTATGATACAGTATTGTCTAAATTAGAAGTTAAAGAGATATCCAATCTTTGTGTAGTACATTATAGATTTAATGACAAGAGAAAATATGAGAACTTAATTGTAGAAAGTAATAAAGAGTCTTCTTGGTCAGAAGAAGGTTGTACAATAACATCAGAAGCAGACGACAAATTTGGTCAATGTTTTAAAGTTGTAAGTTCAAGAACAAATGGTAGAATATATAGGACTGTAAATAATGTATGGACAGATAAAACAGTTCCATACACAGTTTCTTTCTGGGCAAAAAGTACTGAGAATGGAGTAACAATTGACGCCTCACGTTCGATTGTAGATTTTTCTGAAAAATTTACTTTAACAACAGAATGGCATAGATATATAGGTGAAATAACACTTACTGCAACCAATGCAGCAGGAACATTAAGCTTTAGAGTAAACACATCTGGAAAAACAGTTTATATTACTAATATTAGTTTAATAAAAGGAGAATGTGATTTAGACTGGTTCCCTAATGAAGAAGATGAATTATATTCTCAATTAGGGTTTGATGAGAATATTATTTATGATGAAAGTGGCTATGGAAATGATGGAACGGTTAAAGGAGATGCATTAACTTGGAACGAGGACAGTGCAGAAGGAGAATATAGTGTAGAATTTAATGGGAAACAAAATATTTATTGTCAAACTTCTTCTATATTCTATGGACAAGAAAATGCATTTTCATTAAGCTGTTGGGTCAATTTCCCAAACTATGCTAATGCAAATAATAATATAATTTCTTTTAATGGGAATTACTTAAGATTTAGAATAACAGATGTAAATAAAATAGGAGCAATATACACAAATAATAATAGCACATCAGCTACAGACAAAGTTACAACTTTAACAAAGTCTTTAGTTAACAATTCTTGGAATCATTTAGCAATTACATTAGATGGAGATATATTTAAGTTTTATATAAATGGAAAATATGCAGGAACATATACAAAAAATACAGGAATTATTAAAATCTCGTCTAACTTTAGAATAGGAACATATAATGGAACAGCAGAAAATCTAACAGGAAAAATAGATGATGTAAGAATATATAATAATGTATTATCTGAAGATTATATATCTCAATTATATCGTACAAAAACAAAGGTTGATAAAAGTGGAGATATAATGTCTAGTAGATTTATGGAATGTAGAGAAAATAGTTTTTATTTTGATTTAGAGAATATGGAAGGAACAGCGAATGCTACATTAGAAGTAGTAGATTGCACAGCAAAATCTATAAGATTAAGATTTAATAAAACTCCCGCCACTTGGCAAGGAAAAACATTTCCTTTAGCAGATTTTATTGAAGATGGAAAAACATATACCGTTTATATGAGACCAAACAAAGATTGCAATAAGAATATTGCAGATGGGGTTGACAACCAATATGGAAGAACATATGGAGTTATAGGAGTTCATAGATATAAAATTTCTGACAACTCTGTAGTAAAATTAGAATGGCAACTTAAAGAAATAAAAACATATATAGGAAGATTTACAGTAGATTATACCACATATAAGAATTATCAACTAAAATTATATCCAAATTGTGTAGATACAACATCTTGGAAAAATGGAGATTATATATATGATTATATAGATATAGTTCCTACAGAAGATAATTATAATACAAATGTATCTAAACAAGGAATTTTTATGACAGGAGAGTTTTTAGAAGAAAATTCTCAAACAGAAGTCGAAAAATATAATAGAACAAATATGAAACAAATAATAGAAATATAAAGGAGGTGCCTAAGTGGCTAGTTTAGGAAATACAATAATTAATGGTATTTTAAGAGTAAATGGAAAGATAAATGCAGGTGATTCAATTACGGCACCTTCTTTCATAGGAGATTTGGCAGGAAATGCAGCAACAGCAACTAAAGCTAATCAATTAACAACAGCACGAACAATCAATGGAACAAGCTTTAATGGGACAGCAAATATTACTACCGCTAATTGGGGAACGGCTAGGACAATAAAAATAGGAAACTCAGGAAAATCAGTAAATGGGTCAGCTAATGTTACTTGGACGCTGTCTGAAATAGGAGCTGCTGCAAGCTCTCATACTCATAGTTACTTGCCTTTGGCTGGAGGTACTATGACTGGAGCATTGAATTTTGATGGGGGACAAACAGCTGCAAGAAATATAACTTGGACTGGAGGAACTTATCAACAAAGAATAGCTGTAACTGATGATGCTAACACTGGAACAAGCGAGTTTCAGTTTCAACAAAGCTCAAATTCAGGAAGTAGTTTTACAACTTTGTTAACTATTAAAGATAATGGGCAAGTTCAAGCTAATACTTTTATAGGAGCTTTATCAGGAAATGCTACTACAGCTACAACATTAAAAACAGCACGAACAATCAATGGGACTTCATTCAATGGTTCTGCCAACATAACAACAGCTAACTGGGGAACGGCTAGGACAATAAAAATAGGAAACTCAGGAAAATCAGTAAATGGGTCAGCTAATGTTACTTGGACGCTGTCTGAAATAGGAGCTGCTGCAAGCTCTCATACTCATAGTTACTTGCCTTTGGCTGGAGGTACTATGACTGGAACAATTAATAGTTCTAAAACAACAGGTACTTATTTAGCTGGAAGTCAAGGTACTGCTGTAATTAACTCAACTGCTTCAAATGGCGCTTATACTACATTGATTAAATCTAATTCCACAAATGGAAAATTTACTTTAAATACTTACCAATCTAGTTTAATTATAGGATATATGTCAAATACTGCAATTGAAGCAGGTACCAATTCATTAACTAAATCTTGGTATTTTGCAGAAGATGGTACACTTAGACCTCGGAGCTAATAATACTCAAAATTTAGGAACAAGTTCTTCTAAATGGGCAAATGTATATGCTACAACATTTACGGGAGCGTTAAGTGGTAATGCTAGTTCAGCTACAGAATTAGCAACAGCTAGAACAATTGGAGTATCTGGAGTGACGGGTACGGCACAAAGTTTTAATGGAACAAAAAATATAGTAATCCCAATTACAGCAGTGCCTGCAAGTTTATTAACAGGAAAATCATCAATTAAAGGTTCAGAGATAACAAATGATAAACATTGGGTTCCAAGTAGTGATAATAGCGTTAAGAACTTTATGGCTATGTCTGCAACAAACTTTGCTTCAAATGCAGGCAGTTTATCTACAGGAACAATTGTTGCTATTACAGATGGGGTAGAAGGATATGTAACAACACAATCAACAGGGTTAACTTGTGATTTACCATTAGATTTATAGAAGGAGGAGTGAGATATGGCAGGCTGGCAAATAGAAGATTATAAATACTGGTTATATATGGACGGAACAACAAGTTGGGACAGAACTCCTCGGAAATTATAATGTTACAATGACATTAACTGACTATAGTAGTGAAATTCAATCAACAATGAATGATTTTGGGATGAGGTCAATTAATTATATATCATTTATGGTCGCTGAAGGTGCTGATGCAGATTGGAAAAATGGAAACTTATGGAAAGAAGTAAAAAGATTTACAAACCCAACTCCAAGTTCAATGAATAACGTATCTTTTTCGTTTGATGTTAGTAAATATGTTACTCCTGCTTCTGGAAAATTTGTCTCATTTAAAATGCTATATAATTATGTACGTGATAGTGACGGAGTAACGAACAACTGGTTACATAGTCCATTTAGGATAAATAATTGGTATAATCTTGGACTAATACCTCCAAACACACTTGGTTCAGATGGAAGCTGGTGGAAATGTACAACATTTCTTTTTCTAAAAGCTCCAACTTTGCCACAAAATTTAACTATATCTAATAATGAAAAGAAGTTAAGTAAAGATTTTTCTGTAAGTTTTACCAGTAGTACAAAAGGAACATACGATTTAAGATATAGACTCTGGCTTTCTGTCTCTGATATGAATGGAAATACAATTATTGATAAAGTTGCAGTAAATCAACTAAATACAACAAGATTGAATTATTCTATAAGAAATTTTATACAAGACAACAATGAACTTAAAAATCTACCCCAAATGAAAGTTAAGTTTAGCGTAAGAGCCACAGATATATATAACTGGGCTTATTCAGACAATATAACAAGTAATGAAATAACAATTTGTAACGACACGTATAATGTATTTAAAAAAATATCTAGTACAAAATGGGAAGCAATAGGAGTTAATAATTTAAAGCGAGTTGACAAGACAGATACTTCTGATATGAAGATTAAAGTTATGGATGATGGTTCAGAATGGGCAAGAATTTTATGGCACGATGTATCAACTAAGGCTGAATATTTTATTAACGCAAGTGAAGCAAAAATGTATCCTATAAAAGGATTTGAAGTAGTTGGTGCGAATAGATATAGTAGATTAGGGGATATGGATAATTATTTTTATAATGGAAAATATGAGTTTATGTTATGTTATCCAAAGTATAGTACTACAAAATACAATAGATGGACACAAGTAGCAAATCCGTTAAATGTAAAAGGAGATACATCACAAACAGCAACAACTATGGGATATCAAGCAGTACATATAGATTTTCCAACAAACTGGAAATATGGGCTTGCACTTAGTACAAGTGCAAGTTCATATATGGATTGTGAGGCAGGACATACAAATTGGTATGGTGCTATAGGTCAATATAAACCATATAGTGCAGGTGGAGTTTCGGGATTCCCAGCTCCAACGGAAACTGGAATGGCTTCAGCACAAAAAGAAGTTGAATTATGGGTAAGAATTTATCGTAATATAGAAATAACTCCGATATTCACAAAGTCTATTATTCCAAGTAAAGGAAATGAAGTCTATATAAATTCTAAATCAGCATTTTTGCAATTTTGTGATGATGTTAATAATGGAAATACTTATGAAGGAAAAACAGTATATCTATTGACTGATGTAGTTACTTCTGGAGCAAGTGAGCACGTAGATTTTACCCCAGCAGGAGATGGCACACATCAATTTAAAGGAATTTTCGATGGGCAAGGACATACACTTAGCATACAGTATATAGATGGATACTATGACTATTCGGGATTTATAGGATATAATGCTGGGACAATAAAAAACTTAAAAGTATTAAATCAATATATGTATGCATCTAAATATGCAGGAGCGATTTGTGGATATAATAGTGGATTAATAGAACAGTGCTATTCTAATGCAAATATTATGGATGATGATAGTGATAATACATTATATGTCGGAGGTATAGCAGGAAATAATACAGGAATAATAAGAAAATGTCTTTCTGTGACAGACATTTCAATTCCAACAAGCAGAGCGGCAACAGATTGTGGAGGAATTGCAGGACAAAACTCTGGAGAAATAATATCTTGTAGAAATATAGGAAGTGTTTCGGGATACACATCAGGAGGAATAGTTGGATGGAATTATGTAATTGGTTCATCCATTACAAGATGCACAAATTTTGGAACGGTTAACGGTGTTTGGAGTGGAGGAATTGCTGGATACACATATAGAGGATTTGTAGATAGTTGTTTAAATGCAGGTAGTGGAGCAAATGCAGGAATAATTGGAATGAGTGAATATGGAACTTCAAACAATTGCTATTATGCATCAGATTACAACTCTGCTGGAATGTTCTTTACAGATACAGGACATACAGATACAACTAATAAAGTAACTCTATCAAGTATGAAAAGTACTAATATGGCTCAGAAACTAGGTAATCCATTCTTTTTTTATGATAGTTCTTGGAATAGTTGGACTAGTTCTGCTACAAAACAATTTATGAAATTTAATTGGGAAAAAACTATAGGCTGGGCATTGAATGAGAATGTTTCTAATGACTCTTTTGGTGGAAATAGAACTGGAACAGAAGTTAGTTTGACTGTAAAGATTCTTGTAGATTGGGATGGAACCGAAGGCATCGCAGATGAATTTAAACTATTATTAGACGGAAAATTATGTAGGTCAGTAAAGAAACCAACTAGAGAAATGACTTTTGTGTTATATCCATCAGATGGAATTGCGGCAAACTCTACTTATACACTTACAGGAAATTGGTATCATTATAAAACAGGGTTTGTAACAACAAAAACAGTTCAGGCGGATACTTATATGGGGGCAGCTTGTTTTGAAGAAGGTACAATGGTATTAACAACAGATGGATTTAAACCAATTGAGACAATAAAAGAAGGAGATTTTGTATTAAGTAAAAGTGAGGAAAGTGGAAAAATAGAAGAACAAAAAGTATATCATACATATAGCCATAACCCACGGAATTGCTTATGAAATTACATTAGATAATGAAGAAAGATTGGTTGCGACTTGGTCTCATCCAATTTACGTCAAAGGTGTTGGAGAAGTTCAAGTACAATCATTAAAAATCGGAGATATTTTAATTGATAAAGATAATAATGAAATTAGAATAAAAGAAATTAATAAAAATAAAATAATTAATAAACCAGTTTATGAAATCTGGGTTGAAAACAATAGGAACTATTTTGTAGGAGATAGTTCTATTTTAGTTTACAGTGAAAGGGAGGTATTATAGGATGTCTGATATGAAATTTCATTCTGTCTATACAACAGAAGAATATTTACAAGCTCATAAGGAGTTAAGACCACGGAACTCTTTATGTAACAACAGCAGCGAATATGTATTTAGATACAACAAATACAAGAATGTTAATAGAAAGTTCTAGTAAAAACTTTGACCTTCCAGTTAATGTCATTAGATATACCTCTCCTGCTGGAACTAGAACAAGTACAATAAAAAAGAATACAAATTTTAAATTAGATGATAAATATGTTGTTGGAGAGAATAAGATTCAGGTCTTTATTGATGACATTCATTGTTGTATTGGTACAGAATATAATGAAGTTGGTATTAAAGGAGAAGAAAGTGATGTAATCCAATTCATTGATTGGGATGTAACTCCAGATAGAAACTTAGAGTATATTATCATAGGAAGAGATTATTTAACTATTTCTGTAAATGGAGAAAAAGTTGCAAAAGTAGATAATAATATAGATTTGATGATTCCTACAAAAACGAGTGACTTAGTAAATAATTCTGGATTCATTACATCAGATGCGAATGTTGCTAGTGCAGATTTAGCAATGAGAACAGCAGGGCAATTAACTATAACAGTTGGTAGAGCTCACGGAGGAGGAACTGTAGCCTATGGTTTTGATGGTAGTATTGATACGAAAGTAAATATTACACTTCCAACAATGGTAACAGATTTTTCTGACTCAAATTTGGTTGTTTTTAGTAAAGATGATACGGTTAGTGATTTAAGAGTTATTTCACAATCAGCATATAATGCTTTAGACAAAAGTACTATTGCAAACAATACAGTATATTTGGTGTATGAATAGAGAGGTGAAGTAGAATGGCAGAAAGTGGTTCATTTAATTCTGGTGGATATGGAGGACGTTATTTGGAGTTCAACTGGTGGATTGAAGAAAAAAATAGCGGTGGTAACTGGATAAGAATTGGATGGAATCTAATCCCTCGTGGAGGAAGTGCACAATGGTATTATACTAAAAGTATAGCAGTTAATATTGACGGAGAACAGGTATTCTACGCAGGTTCTGGAAAAACAAAGTGCTATAGAAATACAACTTTTGCTAGTGGTAGTAAAACTCTATATAATGCTGGAGGAAGAAACTTTTCTGCTTCTACTAGTGGTGATATTTATACATATGGAACAAATAACGCAAGAGGTAGTGGAAGTTGGACTTTACCAACACTTGCTATTAATCCAACATTACCTACATCTATAAGTGTAACAGGTGGAGCTGGAGGCTCTTGGGTAAATAAAGATAATCCACAATTTAGTGTCTCTTGGAGTGGAGCAACAAGTGGAACATACACTATAGCAGAATACTCAATAGATGTTGCATTATATGGAAGTAACAATTGGTGGAATACAGGAAGTGTAAATACATCGGCTACTAGTGGTAGCGCAACAAGAACTATTAGTGGAGCAAGTGGTGGACAAAAATATCAAGTTAGAGTTGGTATGAAAACCAGCAATGGACAATGGTGGAATCATACATATTGGGGTGGAACATTAAATGTTTATAGTAGTCCAACAGCTCCCACTACTTTTACTGCACCAAGTTCAGTAGAAATTGACAGTGGCTTTAACTTAACTTGGGGTGGAGCAAGAGCTGGAAGTAATGGAATCGCTGGATATGATTTGGAGGCAAGAGCTTATAATGGAAGTAGTTGGACGGATTGGGTAAGAATTTTTAGTGCAAAAAACCAATCTAGTTATTCAGTATCTAAAATTAAAAATTTAACTGTAAATGGAGTAAACTACTCAAAAAATGGAGAGGGAGTAAAATTCCAATATAGAATAAGAACAAGTGATGGAATAATAGCAACATCGGCTTGGAAAAATAGTGGACAAATTGGAATAACAATTAATAGTCCAACAGTACCTCGGAAAACTATCAATTAGTGGAGCAACAAATGGTAGAATGAAACCACAAACAGCGGTTACTGTACAATGGAGCGCATCAACACCAAGGAGTGGAACAATATCAGCATACGAATTGAGATACACGACTGATAATGGTGCATCATATACAACAGTATCAACTTCCATAAGTGCTTCTACACGTTCTTACAAATTTACTCCAACAGTAAGAGAAGGACAAACTTTAAAAGTACAAATACGTGCTAAAAATAGTTATAATAAAAAATCAGGATATGGAACATTTAATTCTATAACAATATATGCAGACGGAATGTCTATAGCAAAAGTCGGTGGAAATATAAAACACGTAAGAGGATATGTTAAAGTAAATGGAGCGATGAAAAAGATTGCTTCTATAAAAGTAAAGGTAAATGGAAACATTTATAGTATTGACCAATATCCGCCACCTTTAAATTAGTGTATCTCAAAAACTTTCGAACTATAATTTTATGAATTATGTGCGAAAAATCAAGTCAACTATGTATTATATACTTTGGTTGATATAATTAAAGGAGATTAAAATGAAAACAAATGGGCTCCGTCCCGTCTGGGATGGATTGAAGAAACTTAAAAAACTATGGGTAGCAATAATAATTATAGTTCTACTTATAGTTCATATGGGAATTTTTATTTTAAAGGATTTTAGTTTTGGGTATAGGTATTATGAATTTAATCAACAAATGGATGCGCAAGTTACAGTTGGTTATAGTAAAGAAAAAATGAATATACTTTCTATTATGGATGAGTACTTAAAACAACTAGAAGATGAAGGGTATTATATAGCTTCTTGTAATATAAATAGAACTATTTTTGAGCGAACTTGTATAATACCAAAACATAAGATAAATGAAGACGAAATAAAAAAAATATTCATTAGTAGTTTTGATATAACAGTCTTCTGCAAAAAAGTTACTATAAATAAAGATGTATATTATTTTAAAAATGAAACAGATAAGGAAGCATTTATTGACAAATTAAATTCTATAAAAAGTATAGAATATAATAGTGAGGAAGTAATTGAGAATAAATCAGTTATAACTAAACAAACAGTTTTAGATGAAAAAATTGATACATTAAAAAAAGAAAAAGAGGAAGAGGAGAAAAAACAAAAAGAAAAAGAATTAAAAGAAAAACAAAAGGTAACAAGTAGGGGTGGACAAACAAGAAGACAGCAGTCTTCATATTCAAGTGGTGCGCCACTTGCTACATATTCTTATATTAGTTCTTATTATGGAATGAGAAATGGAAAGATGCATACTGGAGTAGACTTTGCAGCACCAGCAGGTACAAAAATTTATGCTTGGAAAGCTGGTAAAGTTATACAAGCTAGTTGGTCAGGTAGTTATGGAAATTTTATAGTTATTCAACATAATGATGGGACAATATCAAGATATGCTCATTGTAGTGGATATGCCTGTTCTAAAGGAGATGTAGTCTCTAAAGGACAGGTAATAGGATATGTTGGAACTACAGGTAATTCTACAGGGAATCATCTGCATTTAGAAATAAAAGTAAATGGAAGTTTTGTAAATCCATTAAATTACTTATAAAAAATAAAAGAGGTGAATGTATAAGTGGCAAGAAAAACTTTTAAAAAAGTTATAACGACATCAGAAAAAATAGAAAATATAGAAGAAAGTAATAAGAAGTTAGTTGATAGATTTTTAAGATATATGGCGCCAAGAAGTAGTGAAGGAACAATAAAAGTTTATAAAAGTAATTTTAATATCTTTTTTTGTTGGAATCTAGAATATAACGAAAATAAGCCTTTTGAAAAGATAAAGAAGATTGAACTACAAGACTTCTTTTTATTTTGTTCTGAAGAATTAAAATATAGTCCAAATAGATATGCACAAATGCATTCATCTCTATCTAGTTTAAGTAATTATATAGAAAATCAATTAGACGAAATAGATAGGTATGCAGATTTTAGAAATATAGTAAAAAAAATAGAAAAATTACCAAAGGAAACAGTTAGAAAAAAAACAATTTTATCTGTAGAAACAGTAGATAAACTAATGAAAGATTTAGATAAACAAGGAAGATTACAAGAATCTGTATTTATAGCCCTTGCGATAAGTAGTGGGGCAAGAATAAGTGAACTATTTAGAATTACATTAGATTTGTTGGATGAAAATGAAACTGCATTTGACGATTTATTTTTAGTAACAAAAGAACCAATAAAAACTAAAGGCAGAGGAAAAAATGGAAAACAACTTTATAAATATATTATTAAAGCACTTTTCTTACCTTGGTTAAAGAGATGGTTGCCAGTAAGAGCTAAAATTTTAAAAGACAATAATGTTGAAGAACATAATTGCCTTTTTATAAGACAAGACGGAATGCCAGCAACACAAGCAACTGTAAGAGGCTGGATAAAAAGATGGGAGAAGATGACTGGTTTAGATATCTATCCACACAGTTTTAGACATTATTTTGTAACATATTTGAGCAAAGTAGGTTTAGAAGCAGAGCTTATTCAAAGTATAGTTGGATGGAGTTCAGGAGATATGGTCGCAATTTATAATGACTTAAGGATTGATGAAAGAGAATGGAAAGGACTAGGGAAATTAGCTAATGCTTTAAAAACCTCAAAAAGTAATAGAAAATAGAGGGGATTTTTTTATGGGATGGTTTGAAATAGTAAAAACTGGTGCAGATATAGGTTTTATTGTTTTGTGTGCAGGTTTTGTCTTATGGCAACTTCACGATATGTATACTACGAAGAAAAATAAAGATGCATCAGTGACCTCAAGGGTTAAAGAGATGGAGAACAAAAGACAAATGAGGTATGATGAACTTCTTGATAATTTACAAAAGAAAACAGATGAATATTATGATTTGCTATTAGAAAAGCAAAAAGAGTCTGATAGAAAATATCAAGAATTAATAGAAAAAATATTGAGTGCAGCTCAAAAACCTCATTTGTTAACAGAAGAAGAAAATTCAAGAATGACAAAAATTGATGAAGAAATAGATTTGTTTTTAGAAAAAGCTTTAATGTCTAGTAAAGCAAGTAGAGTTAGTCTTGTTAAATATCATAATGGAAGAAATGATATGCTCGGAAACTCTATATTGAAAATGAGTATGTCAAATGAAAAGTGTGCAGCAGGAGTAATTCATTTACTAAATAATTTTCAAAATCAATTACGAAGTGCATTTGCATATTGGGTTAAAGAACTAGGAGATAAAGGATATTGTTTTATCGAGGATGTAGAAGACGTAAAGGATTTAGACAACTCAATATATCAATATATGAAACAATGTGGGGTAAAAGCAAAATATGGAATTGCAATAAAAAATACAGTAACAGGAAGCGTTATAGGGTATTTGTGTATGGATTTTTCTGATAAAGACGACATAGATTTAGAACAAATAAAACATTGCTTAAACGATAAAAAATTAAAAATAGAAGCATTGTTGAATTTAGAATAGAAAGGAGAAATAATATATGTTTATAGCAGTAGATAACGGTATTTTAAATATGAAAAGGGTAACAACTGTTGAAATAGACAGAGACACTCCATCAGAAATCAATTATTTATTTAATGATGGAGGAATTATTAAAGAGAAATTTGATAGTGAAGAAAATGCACAAACAAAATTTGATGAGTTAGCAGAGAATACTATTTTTCTTCAAACAAATGATGAAAGATTAGTTAACTCAATGTATATTAAAGATGTTGAAAAAGATTTTATTAATAATAAAAGATTAGTATATGTGCTATATAATGGAGCTCCAGTTAAAGAAACTTATAATAGTGAGACAGAAGTAGATTCTGCTCTTGAAACACTGAAATCAACATTAGAATCTATGGGAGAAGGTGGAGGAGAAGGTGGTTCAATTGACTTAACTCCATATCTAAAGAAAACTGATGCAGCTAGTACATATGTTCCAAAAACAGAATTAGTAAATTTAGCAACACAAGAAGATATAGCCGATTTTATAACAAAAAGTGTAAATGATTTAGTAAATTATTACAAAAAATCTGAAGTAGATGGTTTAATCAATGCGATAACAACAATCTCTTTACAAGTTGTTTCTAATAAAGAACAAGTTACAGAAACAAATGTTATATATTTTGTTCCAGCAGAAAATGGAGAAGAAAATGTTTATGATGAATATATCTTAGTAAATGATAATCCAGAGAAAATAGGGACGTCAGAAGTAAACCTATCAGAATATTTAAAGAAAACAGATGCAGAAGGAACTTATGCAAAAATAGCAGATATCCCAGATATAAGCAATTTAGCAACAAAAACTGAAGTTGGATTAAAGGCAGATAAGACATATGTTGATACAGAATTAGAAAAAAAAGCAGATGTAACTGCAATTCCAACAACAACATCTCAACTAACTAATAATAGTGATTTTACAACAAAAGCATATGTTGATGGATTAGTTGGAGACGTAGAATCTTTGTTAGGAGGTATCTAGTATGAGTATACAAACAGAAATTGAAAGATTAGAAAATGCAAAAAGTGCATTAAAAACATCAATCACTAATAAAGGTGTTATTGTTGACGAAGGAAAAAAGTTAAATGAATATAGTGCTTTGGTAGACTCTATAGTTGAATTAAAAGGACAAACAAAAACAGTTGTTCCTTCAACATCAGAACAAACAATATCTCCAGATGCTCAATATAATGGTTTAACATCTGTAACTGTTAATGCCGTTACTAGCGCAATAGACAGTAATATTGTAGCAGATAACATCAAAAAAGATGTTTCTATATTAGGAGTTACAGGTACTTATGCTCCTGAGGAAGAAATTGATACATCAGATGCTACAGCAACTGCAAATCAAATTCTTGAAGGTGCAACTGCTTATGTAAATGGACAAAAAATAACAGGAACATTACCATTATTCCCAAATACAAGTACATTTACAATAGACAATGCTGGTGTAACAAATAATACAGAAGATAGTACATTAGAATTAACAACCATAAATACACTTAAACAAACTTTAGATAGTAATCTAAATATGAAATTTAGTGCTCCTTATGCAGATATAACTACTGCAATAGGTTTAACTGCTGATAAAATAGTATCTGGTAATACTATATTAAATGTAGTGGGTACAGCTTCAACAAGTACAACACCAGATGTGACTATATCAAATGAAGAATATGGATTAGAAACTGCAACAAGTGGAGAAGGAGATAACGATACTGGGTATAAATTTTATACTAATGCTAATGTACAATCAAAATTATATGAAACAGGCTCAATAGTCGAAGTACATATCACAAACGAATTATTAGCACAAGTATTAGGAATTACAGCTGATAAAATTAAGGCTGGAGAAACTATCGCAGGTGTTATTGGAACATATGACCCAACACAAGAGGCACAACAACAAATTAATGAATTAAATAATACAATATCAGAAAGCAATGAATTGGCAGAAGATATATTGGGCACAAACGGGTAAAAGAGAGGAGAGTGCTAAATGGCAACATTAAAAGAAAATTTACAGGAGATAAAGAATCAAAAAGATACATATCTATTGCCTGAAAATTTTAAAAACGGTGTAACCTGTTTAGGTGTTACTGGAACATTCACTTCAGATGCTACAGCATTAGCATCAGATATTGTAGAGGGAAAAATTGCGTATGTCAATGGACAAAAAATTACTGGAAATGTAATTGAGCAGTTATCAGATGAAGAAATTCCTATATATGATGGAGATAATGATAGAGAAATAACTATTGTTTATAACGCAGGAGATGGTACTCTAGAGAATCCTGAGGCATTTGCTACAACAGTTTTGTTTACTGGAGAAGATGAAAATGTTTTAATTAGACCAAATAATACTATAGGATTAATATTTCCTGCATCAAAAGTTGCTACAGCAATGAATTTGACCGCTGATAAAATTGTTCAAGGAGAGAAAGTTTTAGGAGTAGAAGGAACTGGTTCTGGAGTTGGAATAAATTTATATATTTCTCAAGAAAAACCAACAGATACTTTTGATGGAATCTATATACAAGTTGATGATTTGGGAATGGAAAGTGGGCTTAATAAATATAATCAAGTTCTTTTCTACCAAGGAAATGTAGAAAGTGACCCTTTAAAGGTTTACATATAGAATGGGTGGCAGTGGAGGAATATGCAGGCATTTATATAAAGGAGATACAATATCATTTAGATTATGGAGAGACAACTCCTTTACAACAATTCGATACTTAGATTGCTTTGTAAAATATTGTGGAGATAATTTTTAGATATAAGTAACATCGGGGAGACTATCTCCGATGTTATTTTTTTAATTTCCATCTAACTTGACAAACCTTTGTCGATATTATATAATATATATAGGTGAGAATATTGGATATAACATTAGAAGATTTACAAAAGGCAATAATCGTTGGAGGAACTAACTGGGGAGTCCAGAATAATGAACAAGACAGAAAAACAAAATTTATTTATGATGTAAGAGATTTTAAAACATTAAAACTTCTATGTGATAACGCATTAACAAAAGAAGAAGATAGAAAATATGCTTATCATAGATGGGTAAATTTTTGTTCTTCTATTTATTGCGAACAATTGTTTTGTAAGTATGGAGCAGAAAAAGTGGAAAACAGAAAAGATAAAAATAAAGACATCTATATAGATGGAATTGAGTATGATGTTAAATTAACTACATATCCTTTTACATCAGAGATAAAATATGATTTAGATACAGAAGACGGAATAGAAGGATTGATAAGATGGTTTTATAATAATCAATCTAGTGAAGGAAGACAACATTACAAAAATAGAATATTTGTTGTATGTGGTGGAAATACAAAAGAAGAACAAATGAATAATAAAATTCGATTTTTATGGTTAGAAGAGGCTATCAAAAAGTGGATAACCACGCGGTTTTAGAAGAGTAGTATTTTTTAAAAAAGATGGGATAGAGTACAAACTCTATTCAGACATTATATATGTAAATTAAAATATTTTCCTCTCATCTCTACAGGTGGGGGGGGGTATGGAAATGCATTCTGTGCTCCCAGATGGGAGTAAGATAATGAGTATAATAAAACAAAAATATTTAAAGGATGAAAATGGAGAAGTTTTTTCTCCTATTGTTAGTATAGATAGTGTTTATACAAGCAATGGACAGAATTTAACTACTATTTTAAATGATAAAGCAAATAGTATGTCAGACTTAAGTTGGAAAAGGGAATATAGTATTGATGTAGAAAAAGGGTGCACAGGGTTATTATCTGTTGCTTGGAGCCAATCTGTTGTTTTATATTATATTTTTAATTTTAGTGGAACGCTATCTTATAGAGAAATTGCTAGGAATGTAACACAAAGTAGTGATACAATAACAATATCTACATCAAAAGAAACAATTTATATTAAATTGTCGAATACAGGAATTATAAGCTTTGTCTATGTGTAAATTAGAAAATGGTTGATAAAGCCATTTTTAAGTGATTAGATAATTAGTTGACCATTTAAAAATGGTTTTATCAAAAGATAAAGCAGGTCATAAACATATAGAAAGTGCTATTTTTAAATAAATATGGAGGGAAGAATTATGGAAGAAAACAATAAAATACCTTATATAAATTTTTTAGAAGACATTCAAGGGAAAGAAGTAAATGAAATTTATGAGTTATTAATTTCTAAGAATATTTTTGTTGGTAAAATAAGTTCAACAGATGAATTTTTAATTGTTGGGGAAACAATGAGACGTATACAATTGTGTGATAATTCAGACAGCAATCAATATTCTTTTCTTAAAAGGTCAATTATATATTTTGATGCTTTAGAACATTTTACAAATTTTGACATTTCTTCCTTAGATATGGGAATGGAAAATTATGATATCTATTTAGAAATGGCTTTACAACAAAATATTCAAATAAAACATTATTATGATGTTATGGAAGATGTTTTAAGAGAAGAAGAATTAAAAATGATTAGAGAGTTAGATAAATTATTTAAAACAATGCCTTCTATAGAAGATTTAGATACAATGCAACAAAAATTAAAAAATATGTTTGATGGAGAGAGTACAGATAGGTTGAAATTAATAGAAGGAATATTGGCATATAATGACCCATCAATGAAAGCAATAAAAGATGTTATGCTTGACGAGACATTGATGGAAGAAGGAACAAAAAAACAGTTACAAGGAGCAATTCAAAAAACTGCATCTCTTTTAGAAAAAGAAATAGATAAAAATGGAGTTGATTCTAATGGAGATAGTAGCAAATAATGGGAAAACTTATAAAGATTTAAGAGCTTATCATATTGCCTTAGGAATGGCAGTAAGACAAGCTCTTATTAATTTTTCTAAAGAAGTTGAAGACTATTGTCAAAAATTAATATCAGATTTTTATGGAGAATACAATCCAGAGTATTATGAAAGGTCATATCAATTAGAAGAAAAAATGAGATTGGGAGAGTTGATAAAGATGTCTATTAGAGGAAACTTTGAAGAGAATTATCATCTAGAATACAATCTCTTTGATTGGCAAGTATTGGATTCAATAGATAATGGATATGGACAATTTGGAACATATATGAGTTTTGATAAAACAGATGTTAGAGATGAAATGGAAATGTTTATGCGAGCAGGAATAATTAAAGGACACGAGCCTTTAAATTTATATGATTTAGTAGATAAATATGTAAGTGAACATTTAGATGATAGAATACAAAAAGTACTTAACGAATTTTAGATAGGTGGAGGTGAAATATAAATGGCAGATTTAAAATTTACTGCAAATACAAGTGAAGCTTCAAAAAAGATTGATTCGCTTCAGAAACAAATAGATAAATTAGAAACAGATATCGCTAAAAATAAAAAAATAGATTTTGATACAAGGGTAGCAGAAGCTAAGATAAAAGGTTTGAAAAATGCAATTTCATCTATCTTAAAAGACGTTGCTAAAGAAACTCAACAACAAGCTTTGGGAACAAAAGATTTGTTTCACACAGATGAAAATATAAAAAAATTAAAGAGTTTGTCAAACCAAATAACAGCATTATATAAAGATATAGCAAATAATGGTGGAACAAAAACTCAAATAGCAGAATTAAATAAATTAAACGCGTCTTTTAATGGAACGTTAAGTGCTATTAAAAGAGTTGGAACAGAACAACAAAAGCAAGAAGCAGATGCTATTAGAAACCATAAAAATACAATCAATAGAATTACTGATGAAAAAAATGCAATAGAACAAGTAGCAAAAGCAGACTCTCAAAGAATGAGCGCAGCAAACAAGTCTATGACCGAGTATCAAAAATTAATAAACGAATATATTTCTTTATTAAAGAAAGCGGAGAATGCCAAGAATAACACCACTTCTAAAAATGCGTTAAAACCATCAGAAGAACAATATATGTATGGATATCCAGATGGTACAGCTGGTAGATTTGACCAGATACAAGCAAGGTTAAAAGAGATTAGAGATACATATGGAGATATCCCAGTGATACAAGCGCAGATAGCACAGATGGATGACCATATGGCTAACCAAATTGGATACCAACAAAGACTTGCTAGAGAAAAATCAGAATTTCAACAGATAATAGACTTACAAAAACAAGCATATAATGTAGAACAAAAAATGCAACAATTAGTTAGTGCACCAAAGAAAAACAAAAATATGATAAACGAACTAAAACAAGAGCACCAAGAACTAATGAAACAATATGATGCTTGGAAGTCTGTGACAAATATAACTGAAACGGAATCAAAATTACTAAAAGAACAAGCACAAAATTTTCAAAGAATTAGTAATCAAGCACAGGCTCACGCAAAAGATATGAGTTCATTAAATAAGTCTTATGACAAATTTAGTGCAACTGTTGGAAACATTTTTAAATATATAATTACATATCAATTATATAATAGAATGGTTGAAGGTGTACAAAATGCAATACAAATAATGAAAGACTTAGACGCCGCATTTACTGATATACAAATGGTTACAATGGGTACTGAAGAAGAAACCTATCAACTAAGTCTTCAATATAATGATTTAGCAAAAGAAATGGGAGCGACAACCCAAGAAATTGCAGAAGGTGCAACTGAATGGTTAAGACAAGGTAAAACAGCAGAAGAAACAACAGAATTATTAAGAGCATCTATGACCTTATCTAAGGTTGGTGCAATTGAATCATCTCAAGCAACAGAATTACTAACATCTTCATTAAATGGATATAAAATTGCAGCTCAAGATGCGATGTCTGTTGTTGATAAAATATCAAGTATAGACTTAGCAGCTGCAACAAGTTCTGAAGAATTAGCTGTGGCATTATCAAGAACTGCAAACTCAGCAGCCGATGCAGAAGTTAGTCTTGATAAATTACTTGGAATGATTGGTACTGTATCATCAGTTACAAGAAAATCAGCTAGTACTATAGGAGAGAGTTTCAAAGCAATATTTGCACGTATGAGTAACGTTGCAGCAGGAAAAGACACGGATGATGAAGGAGAAAGCCTAAACGATGTAGAAAAGACTTTAAATTCATTGGGAATTACATTGAGAAAATCTCAATATGAATGGAGAAGTTTCGAAGATGTATTAGATGAAGTTGCAGAAAAATGGGATGTCTTTTCAGACACCGAACAATCAAAAATTGCAACTGCAATAGCTGGAGTTAGACAACAAGAAAACTTTAGAGCATTAATGAATAACTGGGACTCAGTAAAAGAATTAACAGCAGTTGCAGAAAATAGTATGGGCTCTGCATCTGAAAAAATGGAGATATACCTAGATAGTGTAGAAGCAAAAACAAAAGAAGTACAGGCAGCTTGGGAAGAGTTTATTTTAAAATTAAATCAAAGTGATTCTTATAAGATGGCGTTAGACTTTGTTATATTCTTAATAGAGAATTTACCATTAGTTGCTCAGGCGATATTATCTGCTCTAGCTGCTTGGAAGGGCTGGAGTACAGTTTCTAAAATAATGAACGAAATTGAAACTACTACACAACTTACAACAATAGCTACTCAAACACAGGTGATGGCAGATGAATTAGCAAAAAAAAGTAAGGATAATTATACAACATCTGTAAATAACAATAGTTTGGCATTGGGAAAGAACACAAAAGAAATACAAACAAATTCTAATGCATTAAAAGGTAGCCAAACACAAGTTGGTGGAGTAAGTAAAGCTTTAGGCTCATTTAAAACGGTTTTAGGTGGAATAAGTATAGCCTTTTCTGTTTTTACTACTGTATTATCTATAGCATCTTCAGCTATTGCTGCATATGAAGCAAAAATGGCTAATTTGAAAGATAAGGTAGAAGATGCAGCCCAAAAAGTTGATGCTATCCAAGATGATATTAACAATCTAGACGGAGTGTTAGAGACATTGGCAACAACGGAAGAACAATACAAAAATAATATTATTGACATCAATGAGAAAAATGCTTCATTACAAAGCGTAGAAGAACAACTAGTTAGCATTTATGGGGAAAAAGCTGAAGCTATCAATTTAGTTAACAAAAGTTATTCAGAGCAAGCAGAGATAATCGGAGAATTGCGAAAACAAGAGTTATATGAACAAAAAGCAGAGATACAAAAGGTAAAATCAGAAAAAGAAGAACTACTAAATCGAAATGTAGATACAGTAATGGGTTCTGAAGAAAATTATTATGGCTTAGATTCAAGTGTTCAAAGACAAATTCAAGATATTGTATCAAGGAACAATATGACTTTAACAGAAAGAACATTTGCAGACCAAATCTCTATTACTGGAAAAGCATCAGACCAAGTAAAGGTATATAAAGAACTACAACAATTGCAAAAAGATTTGTTGGCTCAGGGTAAAGAGGCAGATGCACAAAGAGTAGCTAGTATGTTAAATGCTGAAGACTTTGGAGGAGTCTTTGGTCTTGGCAAAAATATTGGAATGCAAAAAGAGTATGAAAAATCTGGCGGAGATTCTTTGGATGTATTGGATGATGAACAATTAATAAATTTTCAAATTGCTAATGACAAATTGTTATCAGAACATAGAGGTTATTTACAAAAAAGAAATGGTCTTATTGAAGAATTTAATGCAAAAAAAGATGAGATAGACGAATTAGAGAAACAAAAAGAAGAAGCAAAAACACAGAAAGAAAAAAAACAATTAGACAATCAAATAAAAACTGCGGAGACACAAAAAAATAAATATTACGATGCAATTATAGCAAGTCAAGACCAAGTTGATAAAACATATCAAAGTCTATTGACTGCTGCGGGAACGAACGAAGAATTAAAAAAATATATTGAAGATACCTTTGCAGAATTTGACGAGAATCCATTCTTCCAAACAGCACCAGAACATATAGATTCTTTGAAAGATTCTTTTAGTGACTTCTATGATGAAATTAAGAATTTAGATACAGAATTTGAAAAAGGAAATATTTCGGCGAAGCAGTATTTTGATGGGTTAAATTCATATATTAGTAAATTAGACTTATCAAATAAAAATCAAGATTTAGAAACTCTAAAAAACAATTTAAGTGGTTTATTCGGAAATAATGCATCGTATCTTGATTCTTTTATAGGGACTTTATTTGAAGATAATATTGCAGATGCAGAGGATGTAGCAAATTTACAAGCATATACATCAAATTTATCACAACTAATTGAAACATTGAAAACTGCAAACGCAGAAGGTGGAGTTTTTGAAGGACTTATAGATGATACATTGTTTTCTGGAGATGGAAAGACAGATGAACAAAGGCAGAAAGAGATTTCTGATTTAAAACAACAAATAGAGGATAAGCAGCAAGAAATATTAAATTTACAAGGAGAAAGAGCAAGTTTAGATACAAAAGAATATGATGTATCATATCGTGCAACAAAAGAAAATAAACAAACAGGAAAGTATACTCAATCTGCTGGGGTTTATGATGCAAAGAACTACAAGGGAGAAGACCTTCCACAAAGTGCATCATATGCTTATAGTGAAATGAAAAGTGATGGGGCTGAACAGTACGAATCTGACTTAAAAGATATTGAAAATAAGATAGAAGATGCAGAAAAGGCTCAAGAAAATTTGAATGAACAAATTCAGAATCTTGAAAGTGGAGAAGGACTTGATAACTACAAAAGTGAATTATCTGAATTAGGTGAAGTCCTTGAAGATATGGAAATTGATAAAACTCAAGAAGCTTTTGATACTTTAGCAGAAGGATTAGATAGTGGAGCAATAAGTGATTCAATTTCTTCTATTGAACAATTACCAGACAAATATAGAAGTGCATTTTTAGAAGTAGCAGATGATATAGTAACAGCATTAGGTTCATCAAATGAAGCAGTGCGAACACAAGCCGAACAATCATTAGAGGCATTAATTGGAACAGAAGCTGAGATGATGTTGTCAACAGTAGATTTTGCAAATTTAACGACTGAACAAATGGCTCAAGTAGCTACAGATATTGCTAATAAAGCCATAATTGCTCAAGGTGGAGTAACTAGTTCTTTACAGGCATTTGCCGCAGAGAATAATAAAATTGCAAGTACTGCAATGGGGCAAGCTGTTCAAACATTAGGATTAATGTTGGGAGATATTGGAGAAGCATTAAGCCAAATTGACGTACAGGTTCCAGTAAAAATTCCTAAAATACAAATGCATTTAGGAGATTTTTTAACAGGTGGAGACTTGTTCCAAATGCCACGGACAAGAAGAAAGTAAAATCCAAATTGGTGGAAGTGGAACGGTTGCAAAGGGATTTGATTCATTAAAAGATACTTTAACAAATGCAGACTACGCTGATGCTCTTGGAAAATTAATGGGAGATGGGTCTGGAAGTGGCTCTTTTAATCCATATTCCTTCAATCCTCAAGGGAAAAAAGATCCAAGTGGAGGAAAAAAATCTGGGTCTGGTGGAAAGTCTGGTTCAGATTATTCAGCAGAAGACGCAGCAGAAGATTTAAGAGATATTCTTGAAGATATTGAAGATTATGAAGCAGATATTGAGCTAGACTTAGAAGACCAAACAGAACAATTAATCAATCATTATAACCTTGAAAAGAATAAATTAGAGTCTCTTAGAGAAGAATTAGATTATTATGAAGGAATTTATGATTCTGTAGAAAATACTACAAAATGGTTAGAAACACAGAGTAAATTGCTTGAAAATCAATCTAATATGGTTGAAGAATTACAAAAATCTAATGATAAAATAGAGAAACAAAGAGAAAAAATTTATAGAGAAAACTCAGGATATAATGTATTAGGTTGGTTCGATAGTGAAGGAAATGATACATTAGCTTATGGTGACTTAATTAATAGTTTTGAATATCAAAAGAATGCTATACAAAAAGAAACGGCAGCTCAGATGAGAGATGTATATAATTCTGTTGCTGGTAGTACAAGTGAAGATGCAATCGAAAATGCAAAAGATAGAATTGAAGACCTTCAGGAAGCAGCAGATAAGAGACTTGAGGCACTTGATAAAGAGAGAGAAAAGGTTGAGAATATACACGACAGTGTTTCTGAACTAAACGATGCTTGGGACGAAAATCAAGAAGCTATTCGTGACGCATTAGCAGATATGCACGATAGAATAATAGATATGAGAGATACTTTAGTAGACCAAATGATGGAACAACTTGAAAAAGCTGTTGATAAACAAAATGAGAGTATCGAAAAAGACGTAACTAGAATGGAACAACTTGTAAGTATTAGAGAAAAATATTATGACATATTAAATGAGACAATAGATACACAAGCAGAACTAGATAGTGAACTACAAAGTAGTTTAGATTCCTTTGAATATCTTGATGAACAAATGAGACAATTAATGTTTAACGAAGAAGACTATAAAGTTTTAAGTGAAACATTAACAGGAATTCAAGAAGACATTGCAGATATATGGGAAGACCATTATGCACAAATTGATTCTTTAACAGATGATGAAATGTACAAGGCAGAATATATTACTGCCGAAACAGAACGTCAACTAGAGATGAAAATGCAAGAATATGAACTTGCTAAAGCGGAATTAGATGTGGCAAAAGCGAGAACGAACTTACAAAATGTTCAAAATGAACGTAATGTAAGAATGTTTGTAAATGGACAATGGACTTGGGTGGCAGACCCAGATGCTGTTAAAGACGCACAACAACAATTAGCAGATGCAGAAAGAGAAAAAAACAGAATCGAAAGGGAAGCAGAACAACAAAGATTAATTGATTCTATGGATAAAATTATTGACAGTGACAATCTTCAAATAGATGAAAATAATGAATTATTGGAAAGAGTTCAGGAAGCAATCGAATTACAAACACAAGAGGTTCAATCTATTGAGCAAGCATTAGAAAATATTGCAAATACAGATTTACCAGCAGTAGGAGATGTTCTACAAGGAGCATTTGGTGCTGATGGTAAAAGTGGCTGGATTTCTGAATTATTACAAAATATTAATAAAAGCACAAGTGGACTAACATTAGCATTAAAGGGATATACTGTTGCAAGTGCAGAAAATGCATTAAAGAATGGAAGTTTATCTAAAAGTGAATTTAATGACTTAGTATCAAAACTTGGATACAGCTTTAATGAAACAACAGGTATAGTAACTACTCCAGAAGGTTCATTTAGTGCACACTACAAAGGATGGACACAAAAAAATAATAATGATGTACAACTAGGAACAGCAAATAACGGAGTTCAGGTAACTGGAGGAGGAAGCAATGCTAATGGGTCAGGTGGAGGCTCTGGCGCAAGTGGATTCCCTAGAAGTGGACACGTATCAACTTCTAGTCTACCATTAAGAATACGTTCAGGAGCAGGAACAAACTATAAGGTATTAGGTTTAATGCCTAAAGGAGCAGCAGTAACAATTACTGGAGAAGCAAATAGTGGTTGGGCAAAAGTACAATATAACGGAATTAATGGATATGCTAGTAGACAATACTTAACTTATGACCAAGGTGGAGTTGCAATAGGTAAAGGAATGTTCTTAAAAGACGTAAATGTTCCAGAAAGAATATTATCTCCAAAACAAACAAAATCTTTTGATTATTTGGTTAAAAACTTAACAACAAATCCAGTACTTGCCGCTTTAACTAAAAATCCAAACGTAACATCTAATTTGAATGGATTGGGTGGAGCAATTGGAGAAACAAAACAATATTACTTTAGTAACTTTACAGTGCAGGCAGACAACCTAACAGAATTTATAGATAGTTTAGATGCGATGATACCTATATCACGTAAATAAAAAATAAAATAAACGATAATTCTCTACTTTAATCAAAGTGGGGAATTATTGCTTTAATAAAAGAAAAAGAGGTGAATAATTTTGGCATTATATCAACCATCGTTTATGGTTCCACATAATGAAGCTATAGACGTTACAAATAGCGAAGATATGACATTCAAATGGCAACTAAATGGGAATAATTTACTATGTGCATACAATATACAAATCTTCGATATAGATACAAATGAATTAGTTTATGAGTTGGTTAGTACAGAAAATCAAAGAGCCATACAAGCCAATATTAACCGTTTATCTGGATACATAACAAATCAAGAAAATAAATTAACAAAGCTTGAAGAATATAAAACGGAATATGGAGAAAGTACTTTAAGGTCAGAATTTAGATATGATTTAGAGGATGACAGAATTGATTTGTTAGAAAAATATGATGATATGGCAGAGACACTTAGCAAATTAAAGTCTGGAAAAACTTTAACTCAATCAGAAATAACAAAATATTTTCAATATTGGGGAGAAGCTATAGAAACTATAAAGGCTAGAGTTGGAAGAGTTATTAGTGATGCTACTGGAGAACCAGTACAACCAGATGAAGGTAGCGCAGAATATATCAAAATGCAAATAGAAACTTGGTCAAATATAGACCCAGCAAGAACAGATGGAATAGAATATGAAGGTGACGTAGAACTAATTGACTCTACTGCATTTAACACAGTTAAAGATGAATTGTCATCTTATTCAGATTATTATGATAATGTAATGGCGGCAAGAAGAGAATTAAGCGCCTCTGATACATCTTTTATTAATGACACTACATTAGATAAAGCAAAAAAAACAATATACTTAATGTATTCAAAACATACAAATGAAAGTTATTATGCAAAAGATTTATGGGCAGCTGTAGATTCAATGTGGAAGTCTTTAGATTTTGACAAAAAGGAAAAAGAGTGTAGAAACTACCTTGATAAGTATCAGGCTGAAATTGAACAAGAATCTTATGCATTAGCTCACTTAAATGGAGGAAAGGTTACAGCAGAGACAAATGCTTATAGTACAACTAACGCAACAGAAGCGAACTTAGTATATAGAATTCCAAAAGATGGAGAAGTAGCAATTATTGATATAGACCCACAACCTCCAACAGGATGGGCATATATAATATATGATGGACAAAAAGCATACATACAAACAGCCAACCTAGAGTATTATAATATCGAAGATGGAAAGTATTATCTTGATAATCCTGTCCCTCCTACTAACTATGAAGGAGAAGCAAATGTAATAAACCATCAGTTACCAACAAACGTTTTAGAGAATGGTAAATCTTATAAGTGGTCTGTTACTTTATATTGGAGTACAAGTGGAGACTATACAAAAGATGAAGAAATTGATGGAAAATTAACTAGTGTTGAATGTTATTTTGACGCAAGAAAAAGACCTGTAGTTTATTTAAAAAATTTAGAACAGGTTTTTACAATTCCATATAACTATGTAAAAATTGCAACAAATACAAGTTTTCTATATGACGATGCAGATGGGAACCAAGTCAAAAAAGAATTAAAAGCAGGAGAAACAGTATTATTCTTGCATAAAGATGCAGATGATGAGAACTATGCATATATTAGAACGGTAGATGAAAATAATGTTTATATATATGGAGACATCCCAATTAGTACCTTAGAAAATGAAGGATTGTATGAAGAGGGAGTTCAAGATTTATATGAACTTCAATCAAAGTATGTAACTTTCATAGGAGGATATGAGCAAGAACAGCACGTATCTATTTCTTATTTTAGATGGGTTCTTTCTAAATTACAATATGACTCAGAAGAGGTAGATGAAATTGTAGAAGACACAGGAATGATACCAAGTATAGATGTAAAGTTTTTCTATGATGGATTCTTAAATGGTGAAAAATATAGTATAAAATTATATGTGCAAACATTAGATAATGTAGAAGCAGAAAGCATAGAGTATAAATTTAAAGTACAATATATTGATATTAGTATAGAGAATATGGTTAATGCAGAAAATAGCCCAATTGAACACGGAATAATCGTAGAATGGTCTAATTTAAGATTGATACAAGGAGAAGTTATTGGAGGATATTCTTATACAGATGATTTACCAAATGACTCACAAACTTCAATATCTCTTGAAGAAGGAAGTACTTTAACTTTTGATGAGGATAAAGGAAATCCTCTGTCAATAGATTGGAGCGCAAATCACATAATTAGTATGAGGATAGACAAAGATAGACCAGAAGACCAAGTATATTATACAGCTTCTGGATTGGATGATAATGGAGAAGTAATATATAAAACATTGGAATTAGTAAATAGAGCAGATACAGATACAACTGGAATAGCAGACTTTGTATATACAGTACATACAGCAACGACAGATGAAACGTATACACAAGAGATTATAGCATCTCCGCTATATTGGTATATAATTATATTAAAACAAGATGGATTTATCGTTTATAGAAAATATGCAGACGGATTGTTCCCAATGCGCGAACTATATGCTAGTTACAATGGATTTACTAATGATAGAAATCCTGTTCCATTACCATTACGTTATTATGATGAACCAAGTGAAAGAGTAAATTACAATTATCAAACAATTATAAGGAATGACGGAACATATAGAGAGTAAGGAGGATAGTAAATGAATATTAATAAAATAGAAGTTAATGGTGCTTGTACTTTAGACTATATATGGGTAACAAATACTGAGATGACATCTGATTGGGAAACTATCCTCAATCATATAGGATATGAACCTGTTTGGGATATAAATACTCAAATGCTTGCAAAGTTTAATCATAGTTTAAATGCAGGAAATGCTGGAGATGAAGCAGGTAACACTTTACAAGGATGGAAGGTTTATAGGCAAAACGTAGAAGGCTCTACTTTAAAATATGTAAAAACATTGGAGCCTTCTGAGGTTTTCCTTGTCGATTATAATACAAAATGGGGACAGTCTTATATTTATTATTTATTTCCAGATTATGCAGAAGCAATGGGAAGTCCATTTGTTAGTAAGGAAGTTGAGGCTTGTTGGGTAGACTGGATTTTATTACTTTGCAGAGAAGAGAAAGAAAATGAATTTGCAGTTGAAGAGTCGTTCTTATTTCAACTTAATACAAATAGTGGACAAATGAATAATAATGCAGACGTCAATGTATATAAAACATATGGTAAGTACCCTAGAGTAGTAAAAGGGCAATCAAATTATTTAAGTGGACAATTATCTAGTCTCGTAGGCTATATGGGAGAGACAAATAATGAGTTACAATATATAGAAAAGTTGTCTATGATAGAAAGATTAAGAAATCTTAACACAGACCCAAGAAGAAAATTCTTAAAAGATAAAAAAGGACACGTTTGGGAAGTAGAACTTACAGCTCCTAGTACTTTTGAATATATGGAAAATGTAACAGGACAACCAGTAACTGGAGGTATTTCTTGGACAGAAGTTGCTTCCACAGAAGATGTGTCTATTTATAATGGAAATGCTAGAGAATTATGGTTATTAACTACAACAGGCAGTCCTGAATATAATGTTAAATATGTTTGGGTTGACAGTGAATACTGGACTCCAAGTAAATATTGGACAGAAGATGGACATCCTAAAGTTCCTACGTATTTTGAGGAACAAAAAGTTGATACATCAGATGCTACAGCTACAGCAGAAGACCTTCTTTCTGGCAAAACAGCTTATAGTAGAGGTCAAAAAATAACAGGTACATTGGAACTTGATTCTAATGGACAATAAATTGTAGATGAATGAAAATTTAGGGAAGGAATGATTTACAATGGCTATAGTTGAGAACTTTTATAATGGCGATATGGCGAGACCCATACGTGAGATAATAACTAAAAACTTTGCTAATGTTGCGAAATATATTCCAAACAACTTCATTTCATTAACAACAATGGAAAGGCAAAACCTTTCAGATGATTATAAGACCCACTTTAAGCTTGTTTTTGATAAAGAGCAAGAATATGTATATAGATGGTCAGAAGTTGAAAGGAACTGGAAACAATATTTAATAAGAGCAAAAGATGAATATGCGAGGGCAGAAGCAGATACAAATACAGAAAGAGCCTTTGCGGATGCAGAAGTTGGAAAAGACATAAATGGAGGTTTAAACCCATATGCAATAACTTTCTATAATAGAAAAGGAACGGCAAAAGATTCTATATTCCTAACTTCTGCTAATATACAATATGATGATGAATATAGTACGAAAGAGATAATTGAAAAGATTATTAGTGATTTTAATTCATTAAACAGCTTCGTTGGAGATAGAGATGTATTCTTAAATAATCAAGATATAACAGCAAAAACTATTACAGGAGCACTAAATGAAATAAATCAAAAAACTATAGATAATAAAACAGAAATAGATAATATATTAGACGGAACAACAACTGTTCCAAACGCAGACCACGCAAATGAAGCAGACCACGCAATCAATGCAGATATAGCAGAAGATAGCAATAAATTAGGAGGTCAATTACCTAGTTATTATGCGACACAAGCTGGACTAGATAGTACTAATGAAAGTTTAACAAATACAATATCAAGAGTTGAAAAAAATGAAAGTGATATTGCAGAATTACAAACTGGGTTAGAAAATACAAATACAAATTTATCTGATTTATCAGATAAAGTTGATGTTCACGAAACAAAAATAGAAAATTTATCTCAAGTCCAAGCAACACAAGGTGGTCGATTGGATGACTTAGAAGCATCATTAAATGCACTAGATGACCAAATTGGATGGGAAATACTTTTAGGAGACAGGTCTTTGTTTAAAGTGGGAGAAAGTTATGCAGGGAAAACTTTAGCTACTTATTTAACTCAAGATGATATAGAGATAATGGATAGTATATTAGGCGCAGAAACTGTTTCTGCAAGTAATAATATAGTATCCTTTAATAATTATACCATAACTTGTCAAAAAGGAAGAGCAACAACTGGAGAAACACCATATGATACTTATACACTATATTTCTCATCTCCAAAAATTGAAGAAACAAAGACTTTGTTTGCATTAATGTTTGAGTTAGATAGTAATTATGATAGAACTGGAGTTGCAATAGAAGACGAATCTGCCACATCTCAAATCACTCTACCAAGTGATTTACCAGATTGTACGGCAGTTAACGAAAATGCAGGAGATTTATTTGAAAAAATGACGATTGAGTAGAAGGAGGAATAGATATGGCTTTAACTTTCTATGATTATTTAGAAGCAGTAAAGAAACCCGTACTAGTTCCTTGTTTGAAACTTGAATGGCTAAATCCAGACGATTCTATTGCATATGAAATAACTACAGATTTATATAATACAAATGGAACTTTGAATGTAACAAATCAAAGTGGATGTAGAAGAACTTTTAATCTACAAATACACAATGTTGATGGAAGATATGACATAGACGTTAACAAAGTATGGCTAGGTCAGAAAGTTAAATTATATCTTGGATTATATATTGATGGAACCCCTTACTTGATACAGCAAGGGGTTTTTTATTTAACAAATCCAACAGATATAATGAATACAGCAGAGAATTGTATTCAATTAAATTGTACGGACAAATGGAGTTACCTTGATGGGACATTATTTGGAAACTTAGATGGGATATATAAAATTCCTGTTAACTCAGATATATTCGATGCAATAAAAGCTTTGTTACTGACAGATAGAGGAAATGGAGTTCCAATAGATTCAACAAAACCAAACATAAGTACATTTTTTAATACTAAAATGACTGCTTTATCTAATGGAGAATTAGTTTCAGTATTAAAGACGCCTTTTACTGCAACCATAGATAAAGGACAAACATATGCAGATGTACTGTTACAATTTAATACAATGTTGGCTGGAGTTATATACTATGATACAGTTGGAAGATTAAATGTAGAACCAAATGAGACGGACTTATTGGACAAAGATAAAGAAATTTTATATAAATTTGACCAAAATAATTCAGATATTTTAGGTAAAAGTCAAGAATTTAAGTTTACTGAGGTATTTAATGATATTCTATGTGTTGGAGCAACAACAAATGGATATTTAGCAAAGGGAAGAGCAACAAATAATAACATTAAATCAGACTTGTGTGTTCAAAGAATCGGAAAAAAAACAAAGGTATATGAAGATACTAATTACTATTCAGATGGATTGTGTCAAGATTGGGCAAATTACTTATTAAGAAACAATACTATTTTACAAACATCTCTTAGTTTGCAAACGATTCCTTTATACCACTTAGATGTTAATAAATTAATAACGATAACAAATACAAAATATCATTTAAAAGAAGAAAAGTTCTTAATTAACAGTTTGTCAATTCCATTGGGATTGGGACAAATGACTATATCAGCAACTTCAATAAATGAGTTGGAATTTTAAAGGAGGAATTATATGAGTGCAAATGCAGAAATGAATAACTTAGCAATAAAATTCTTAAACTCAATAAGAAGTTGGGTTGATAAAAGAATCCCAGAAAGGACAAAAGAATGTTTAAGAACAAAAATTGCTATTATTACAAAAGTAAATTCAGATAATACATATGATGTTATTCTTGCTGGAGACTATGGAACCTATTTAGATTTAGGGGAAGAGAAAAAAATATATGATGAGTATTCTGAATTAAAAAATAAGGAACAATCACTAAATGAAGAAGAAAAGAAAAGGCTAGCAGAATTATCTACAATTATTCAAACACAATATAATGGGGAATTAATGACAGAAGACTTATATAGAGAAAAAGTCTCAAGGTTAACATTAAATAGTTTATCTGTAATAAAAACAGACACGTATTCTATGGATGATTATGTTGTTGTGGGATATGTTGACAATAAATTAACAAATTCTTTTATTTTATGTAAAAACACTAAGAAAGGAGTATAGGAAGTATGGCAACAGATTTTAAGGAAATTGAAGAGTATATTATGGTGCAATGGTACAATTATAACCCACCTTCAATAGACCAAGATAATTTATTGCATTTAGAAAAAAATATTAAACTAAACAGAGATACAATAAATGAAATAATTAGAAGACTTGGAATCGTACCAGATGGTGGAACTAGTGGAGAAAATCAAGAAATATATGACAGTTCTATTTATGATACTTTAATTAATTTCAAAGACCAAATTAAACAATTACAAAATAATAAAGTTGATAAAACAGATTATAATGCAAAAGTTAATGATTTACAAAATCAAATAAATAATAGGCTTAGAAAAGACCAAGATGATGTTTCTGTATATAGTTATACCTTTAAAAAACTAACTTTGACTGACTCACTTTCTGTAGGAACAACAAGTAGTTTTGGAGGGGCTATTACTGCAAAATCCTCAATTACAGCTACTGGTAAAGTAACAGCTAATGGTGGAGTAGAAACATCAACATTGAAAACTACTGGAGCAACAGTTTTAGGAAGTACAGTTGAAGCAAACGGAAAAGCAACATTAAATAATGGGTTAACTGTAAAACAGGGAGGAAGTTTAACTGGAACTTTAACTGTAGATAATTTAATTGTTACAGGAAATATTACTTGTAATGGAGCAGGTAATTTTGGTAGAAATATAACTTGTTACGAATTAACGGCAAATAGGCAAGTTACTGTAAATTGTAATGATAGTGGTAATTTATGGATTAAAAAAAACTATATTGAAATGGGAGCGTCAGCAGAACATAGGCTTTGGGTTCAAGGAGCAAATGTTAGTTTACGTAATGGAGATGCTTTAATTAGGACTGTTGGATAGGAGTGAATTAGTATGGCGGATGAAGGATATTATCGTAGTGACGGAATCCAAAATAGTGGGACAGCCTTAACTGTGAATAATCAAAATGTTTATATGTTCACTGGAACGAACTTTATGCAAATTTATCCAAGAGAAATAAGTCAAACAATATCCAATGGAAATTTTGGCGGCTTTACTACAAGTACATATAGAAGCACGGGAGATTGGAGAGACTGTGCGTATCAAGGAGTTAAATCTGTTGGCTATAATAAAAATAGGCTTCGTATCTGTTATGGACATATAGTACCAAGTTCAATTCCTAGATACAACAACTTAATAGCAGTAGATTATGTTAGAATCGGATTTCAACCGCATCGTTGTGGATGGAGTAGCATTAGCAGAGATTTAGTGTTCCGTGTTGGGCTTAATGGAAATAATATCCCTCCAATGGAAGGAGAATATAGATTTTCATTGGGAGCTCAACAAGATAGAAATTATCAACGAGCAGAAGGCGGGGCTGGAAGTAGTTTAGCAAATTTAATGTATATTCTAATAAATAGAGGAAATAGGCTTATTTTATATAATGGAGAAACAACATTGGCTAGTCCAGTGTATGATGATGGAAGTGGATATGGTAGTAGAGATTATGCAGCCATAGAAACTTTTACAATAGAGGAATTAAGATTGAGGTATCAACCTTAATTTAAAAATATATAAAAAGGAGGGCTAATTATGATAGAATGGTTAGCAGCAAATTGGTTACCACTTTTGATATTTATTATAGTGGTAGTAGGAGTATTATTCTTTATACTAAAGAAGAAAGGACTTAGACAAGCAGCAATAGATGCTATTGTTTACGTGCAAGAAAAAATGGGAACAGAAGATGGGAAAGTAAAAATGCAAAATGCAGTAGATTATATACAACAAATAGTACCTTTTTTAGGATTTGTCCCAGACAGTATAATCCAAGCATTTATTCAAGGGGTATTTGACCAAATTAAATCTGCATTAAAGTTACCTTCTGTTGAACAAATGGAAAATAAAGAAATTGGAACAGCAACTGTAACAACTACAACTACTACAACAACAACTGAATCAACAGAATGTGCAACAGAAGAGGGTGTAGTGGAAGAAACAGAAGAATAGGCACAAGGATAAAATATTAGAAAGGAGTTTTTGTTATGGAAGAAAATGAAAACATAGAAGAATTAGACATAGATATATTAGCAGAAATGGCATTAGAAGACGAAAGTATCGCAGATGGAGACCCAGATGTAAAAGGATTTGATGGTGACGTTGAAGGTGTCTCAGAATAGTCCTCTGACTTACGAGAATCAACACAGAGCTATTTTAATATTTAAGATGATAAATTATATGTCTTAAATATTAAATAGCTCATTTTTGATTTTAGAAAGAATATAAAAAGGAGTGATATAAATGTTACCAATTAATCAATATATAACACAAAGAAATAGAACTATATCAAATAGAACAAGTATTCAATATTTGACAATACATTATGTTGGTGCAGTATCTAGTGCAAAAAATAACTGTTCGTACTTTTATAGTACATATAGAGGAGCTAGTGCACATTACTTTGTAGATGATAATTCAATTTGGCAATGTGTATTAGATAAAGATATTGCTTGGCATTGTGGAACAAATGGAACATATTATAATGGATGTAGAAATAGTAACTCTATAGGAATCGAAATGTGTTGCTATTCTAATAATGGAACATTAGATATGTCTGATGCAACAATTAATAATACATTAGATTTAGCAGCATATATCTGTAGAAAATATAATATTTCAATAGATAGAGTTGTACGTCATTATGATGTTACTCATAAAAACTGTCCAGCTCCATTTGTTAGAGATGTATCAAGATGGAATGATTTCAAAAATAGATTAAGTAATATGTTAAATGGAGAAGTGGCTGTTCCTTCTCAACCAACAGAAAATAACACTATGAACAAAGTAATGTATGTAACAGCAAATAGTGGATTAAATGTAAGAAGTGGAGCAGGAACAAACTATGCTATTGTTAGAGGTCTATCTAAAGGAACAAAAGTAACTGTTTATGAAATGTCTAATGGATGGGCTAGAATTGGTAGTGGTCAATGGGTTAGTGCTCAATACTTAACAGATAGCACACAACCTGCACAAACAAAAACAATGTATGTTTCAGCAAATAGTGGATTGAATGTTCGTACTGGTAAAGGAACAAATTATAGAATTATAAAAGCATTACCAAAGGGAACAAAAGTTACTGTTTATGAAGAAAGTAATGGATGGGCTAGAATCGGTAATGGACAATGGGTTAGCGCTCAATATTTATCTTCAAATGGGTCATCATCTTCTTCAACAAAAGTAATGTATGTAAAAGCTAATGGAGGATTAAACGTTCGTTCAGGAGCAGGAACAGGATATAAAATTGTTGGAGGACTTGCGAATGGAAGTAAAGTAACTGTTTATGAAGAAAGTAATGGTTGGTCAAGAATTGGCAGTGGACAATGGGTTAGCTCACAATATTTAACAAGTTCTAACCAAAGTTCTACAACTACAAAAACAGTCAATGCAAAATCTGGATTGAATGTTCGTGCAGGTAAAGGAACAAATTATAAAATAATAAAAGCGCTACCTTATGGAACAAAAGTTACAGTATATGAAACATCTAATGGATGGGCTAGAATCGGTAATGGACAATGGGTTAGTGCTCAATATTTGAAATAATTGAAAATAGGGGATATAGATTAAATTTCTATATCCCCTATTTTTTTCGTTTTTTTTATAAAAATATATTGACAAATAGATAATATAATGTTATACTATCTTTGTGTTATAATAGATTGGTACAAATATAATGCAAAGTAGGAAAAAGATATAGATTGTTTTCATTCAATCTATATCTTTTTTTTATATATTATCGTTTTTTATATCATTATCTACATCTTCTGCCAACTTATTAAGGAATTGAGACATTTGTGCGACTCCAATCAAGATTCCTTGTTTTTGCCACTTTGAAATATAAGGATTAAGAATCTTTATACATTCACTATTATCTTTTGCATTTTTAATTCCTTCAATTAGCCTTATAGTTGCATCACTAAATACAGTTTCTTTATCAACCACTTCTGGAGAAATTAAACCTTGGCTGAATAAATATTTTTCAATTTCATTCCAATTAGAACAAATTAAAATATTATCTGTGTATAAGCTCTTTTCTCTCCCTATATTCCAAGGTCTTCTGAAAAGAATAAATGGACACTTAAATCTTGACCCGTAATCTAAATTATCATCAATCATCAAGTCTACATTAATTAGGTTCTTTTGAGAAGTAAATATAATATTATCTTCTTTTAACATAGGAAGTTTTTCTAGAACCCATTTCTTTTTATTTTCTTGATATTCTTTATCAGTAGCAGAAATAAGTATAACTTGATTTCCTGAATCAATTAATTCTTTGATTGTATTACTTACATTGTCTAATAATTGTAAATTTTGATAATATAATTCTTGATTATTTAATGCACAAAATAAATTGTTTTTTGTTTGATTGTCATATTCATTGTAAAAGTCCCACTTATAAGCATCAGACAACTTTATCTCTTTATCATCTTGTGATTTGAAATATTTATTATATATATCAAACCATACTTCACAATGATTTGTAATTGTGTCATCTATATCAATTCCAATAATCATAGAAATTATACCTCCTGTTTAATTTTAATAGTAAAATATTTTATATGTAATAAAGAATTACATATCTATTATACCATATATAATCTTCTGAGCATCTAAATCTAATAGTATTTCGTGTTGCAAAACAACTATAAAAATAGTTTGCTCCATTATAAAATCCAAATGGGAGGAACGGAGAAGTAGAGTCTCCTTGATTATATGCCCCACCAAGTATGGCGACAATTTGAGTTATATCTGTCAATCCGTGTGATATATCTTCAGACGTTTTACCATTTCCTCCAAAGAAGAAAACTGCTCTTTGTAATTTTTTTTGGTTTTCTCCCCATTGTCCTATTGCCCTTTTTTGAGACCAATTCATAATTGATGCTACATTTACATCTTCTCTGTATACACTACTTGCGTGTACAATAGGAGTAAAGATATCTCCGTTCTCATCTTTCAAATATTTTTGTTTTACTGTTGCCACTTTATTACCCCTCTTTCTGGGGTATAATTAATTCTATACCCCCCCCCTGCTATACACAGGAGAGGAAATATTTTAGATTATTTTTGCATACCATTCTTTTGGAAATTCTTCATTATAAGGGACATTCTCGAATATTTCTGGCATTTCTTCTTTGAATTTCAAAAGTAATGGTATTAATAATTGTCTTATTTCTGGATGAACCATTTTTGAACATCTAAGTTCTAATACGTGTTTCCATTCTCTAATATTACAAGTCATAACAACTTCAGCTGCTACGGAATGTGGTAGTAATGTTCTACATTCATCTGGTTTAGCTCCATTGTTTGCCATCATCATATAATACTTTTCAATACTTTCCATACATTCTTTCCAAGCATTGTAGTTGTTTTCATCTGTAATATACACTGGATTTATGAATTTGATGTTGTTTCCAAATTTATCCTTATCGTATCTACAATAACGAGTGCTTTCTATTGAAAACGAAGCTCCTGCTCTATGTCTTGTCAAGTCTTTGTATGTATTAATTGAGCATTGCATTCTTACTGTAATTTTTTCGTGTTCTAAAACTGATTCGTGTCCTCTATTTATACAATTTTTTAATAATTTTTTATAACTATCTTCTGTTATATTACCTTCAGAACGATAACACGTTCTGCAAGCTTTTTCTATTTTTTTCATTATGTCTACTCCATTAAATGGTTCGACCTGAATCCAAGGTTCGATGATTTCCATAAGACCTCCATAGTTAACCTATTTTTTTTACTGTTAAATATGTATTTGCATTTCTTCCAATGAATCTGTGAGCTCCTGATGATGCACTGCTAAATTTTGCTTTTATTACATCTCCACTTTGTACTTGCCATATTATTGGAGAAACAGATAATGCTAAAAGTCCAACTTCTGTAGGTTTTGACGTATCAGCGGAAGCAGTTCTTATTTCACTTCCATTTCTTACTAGTGTTATGGTAAGAACGGCTTCTTGTATGTCTGGAGTATCCCACATTCCTAAATTTCCAGAAACTTCTACATACTTAATTCCAGCTCCTATTTCTATGTAATTTCCAGAACGAGAAAGATTTGTTCCAATTTGAGTTAGTGTCGATGATAATGGTATGTCAACTTTAGCCCAAGCTGCTCCTAGAGTTAATGTTCCGTCATTTGCAGCAGCAATTGTTATAGCTTGAATAGACATATCATTTCCAGAACTAGTATAGATTGATGACTCGCTAGTTATTGGACTAAAAACTTCTCCATTCTCGTCTTTTAAATACTTTTGTTTTACGCTCATATATCTCCCTTCTGGGGTATATGATTATCAATACCCCCCCCCCTCCACTATAAAAGTGAGAGGGAAATATTATTTTTTAGTTTATATTATGTCACTGAAATTTCCTTCTCTTACTTTAAGAATCTTAATCTCAGTACATCTTTTTAACTCTAAATTTTCATTATAAGATTCTTTATAATAATTTAATTTGTAGTCTAAATTAGCATTTTTTACAATAATAATTTCAGTTGCTTCACGAGTAGGAACAGTAAGTTCCAAAGCAATATCTTTATTGTCGTATTTTGCTTTTTCAAATAGTAATTCTAATTGTTTAATTTTACTTTCTGCCATTTTAATTCTCCTTCAACAAACATTAATATAGAGGATATTTTTGACAAAGGTATGCAACACAAGATTCTACACAGCTTTTATATAATTCGAATTCTTCTTCAGATTCAGCACACATAGAAATTAAATTTGCAATTAATTTCATATCATCTTCTTTCATTCCTCTAGATGTGACTGCTGGAGTACCTAAACGAATTCCAGAAGTTACTGTTTTCTTTTCTGTATCAAATGGTATTGCGTTTTTATTTGTGATAATATGAACACTTGCAAGTCTATCTTCTAATTCTTTACCTGTTATTCCCATTCCTCTTAAATCTAATAAGATAAGATGATTATCTGTTCCTCCAGTTAAAACATTAAGTCCATTTTTTATTAATTGTTCTGCCAATGCTTTGGCATTTTTCAATACTTGTTCTTGATATGTTTTAAATTCTGGTTGTAGTGCTTCTTTAAAAGTAACAGCTTTTGCAGCTACAATGTGTTGTAGACCACCACCTTGTAGTCTAGGGAAAACAGCCAAATCTATTTTTTTAGCCCATTCTTTTTTACAAAGAATTAATCCTCCACGAGTTCCTCTTAATGTTTTATGTGTTGTAGATGTTACAAAATCACAATATGGGACTGGAGATGGATGTAACCCTGTCGCAACTAAACCTGCGATATGAGCCATATCGCACATTAATAAACATTTATTATCTTCCCAGAAATTTTCTATCCCCATTTGCTCTTCTGTAATTTGTCTTTTCTTTTCTTCATTGACCTTATCAACAATCTCTCTAAAACGACTAAAGTCTATTGTTCTAGGATATGCTGAAGCGCCACAAATAATAAGTCTTGGCAAATACTTTAAAGCTAATTCTTCAACCTTATCATAATTAATTAGATAGGTTTCTTGTTCTACATCATAATATATTGGTTCATAGAATCGTGATTGAGCTGTTGCTGGAGACATATGTGTGATGTGGGCTCCTGAATTTAAAGTCATTGTCAACACTTTATCTCCTTTTCTAAGGCAAGCGATATAAACTGCTTCATTTGCTTGAGCTCCACTATGTGGTTGCACATTAGCATATTCTGCATTGAATAATTGACAAGCTCTATCTCTTGCTAAGTTTTCTGTAACATCAATATTTTCACAGCCTGCATAATATCTTTTTCCGAGGATATCCTTCTGCATATTTTAATGTGTGATAACTAGCTTGTGCTTCTAATACTGCTTCGCTAGGTCTATTTTCACTAGCAATAAGTTCTATCCCATTTTGTTGTCTATTGTATTCGTCAATAATTGCATTATATACTTCTTCGTCAGTCTGTTTTAAGTGGTCAAAATTTAACATTACACAACCTCTTTCTTATTATATTTTTTCTATTATTTCATCTAATCTGTCAATAAAGATTTCTTTTAGTTTATTAACTGCATTTTCATCTTTTGATATTAAATCCACTCCAAGTTTAGAAATTTCGTAATTTTCAGGTTTGTAATTTTGAATTGCATTGTATATAGCTTTATAAAGTATTGGGTCAAGAACAGACCTAGATTCTTCATATAACTCATTTATTCGTTTTGACAAATTTGTGTCATATTTTATATTCCAACTATTTTCTTCATTCAAATAATCTTCTATAACAATTTGTTCAAATTTATCTTTTAATGCTTGTTTAATTGATTCTGAGAATTGTATATCTTTTACTTCGTTGACAACCTCTTTAATGATTATTTCTTTTATGTTTTTGTCATCTTTCAAAATATTAGAGATTTCACTTTTAATTTGATACCTAATATTGTCTTTTAACTCATCTTCATCAATATAATCAAGGATATCCCCTTCTATAACAATTTTCATAATTACACTTTCCTCTCTAAAATTTCTTTTGCTTTGTCTGTGTCCCTTGTAGATAAACCATAATATCTGTCTACAAGAACAAGTCTATCTGGGAATTTATTTTTTATATCAAAAGAATCATCATCTAATATTACAAAAGAATAATCTTCATTGATTTCTTGTTTTTTTAGAAAGTCTTCAATTTCTTCTCCACGATTAGAATGAATATAAGGAGTTCTATCTTCAATTCTTAATCCATATTCTGCTATACGAGCTTTAACAATTTCAGTATCTGTATCATCAAGTCTCCAAGTACTAGATAGTATTATTTTTGGAATGCCTGTTTTACGAAGGTCTTGAATGAAATACATTAAACAATCTAATGTTTTTGGGTCAAATGGTGCAAAATGCATATGCATTGGATAGCCACCATTTTTTCTATAACATTGTAAGAAATACTCTTCATCATTTAAAACTCCATCAATATCTAAGAATATATAATAAATCATTTTAAATAGAACTCCTTTCTAAAATATAATAAAATTATTCAGCTTTAACAGCATCTTTTAATGTTTTTGAAGCTTTGAATGCTGGTACTTTAGATGCAGCAATTGTAATAGCTTCTCCAGTTTGTGGGTTTCTTCCGTTTCTTGCTGCTCTTTCTCTAACTTCAAATTTTCCTAATCCAGCTATTGCAACTTCTTCTCCATTAGATAGAGTTTCAGAAACAACCTCGATTAATGCATCTAACATTTCTGCTGTTTTAACTTTTGTTTGTTCTGTTTTTTCTGCCATTGCAGATACTAATTCTTTTTTTGTCATAATTGACTTCCTCCTTTAAAGATTTTTATATTATGCTGACAAAGGTTTGTCAGTCATTTACAAGTATTATTATAGCACATTGACAAAGGTTTGTCAAGTTAAGTGGAAATTCAATCCCATTCTTTAACGTCTAATATTATAGGAGCATTATCACCCATATAAGGTAAAGCTCTTAATGTATTATATTCAATAAACTCCAAAGCATCTTCAAAGTCAATGCTCTCTTCCTCCATTAAATCTTCAATCATCAAGTCAAAATCATATATGACTCTACCATCATAAGATATTCCTATTATTGAATTATTGAAAGACGGATTAGAAAAAACTTTTAATTCTATTTCTTGGTCTTCCGAATACTTACATACTTCCTCATATGTCATAATAATGCTCCTTTCTACATATAAAATTTTGGAATAATCGCAATACTAATATAATCATCATTATACAAAAAACCATTCTTTTGGAGATAAATAAAAAAGTAATGCTTTTCACCCCAAGATTTCATCTCTTCAACAAAATTTTTTTCATTCTTAATATTCTCTTTGCTTATATGAGTAACAAGAATAGTGTTATCTTCTGCTTCAGATTCTGGGTAAGATATAGCCGAAAATGTTTCTTGTCGTTCAAAATATTCTTGATAAGGGCAAGATTTTAATTCTTTATTCCATTCAATATACAGATTACTTTCTCCTGCACAATCTAATTTCCAACCATATTTTCCTTTTATGTCTTCCACAAATCTTTTTATTCTGTTTAATTTATTTTGTCTTTCTTTTTTTAAGTATTGATAATCTAAATATGTCTGTAATGAACTCATTACAATCAGTCCTCTCTAAAATTAATCTAACATATTTCCAGCAAGAACAATATGTCCTTGTTTCATACTTTCCTGTATATCAATCCATCTTTGGTTTTCTGAACCAGCCCATTTAAGGTTAAGATTTTTCTTTTCTTCTACAAACTGTCCATCTATCAAATAATCTAAATAAATTAACATACTTTTTACATCATCATCATTTTCTGCCAATAAGTTTTCTAAGGTATATCCTGTCCACATCCAAATATCTTTGTTTGGAAACTTAAATTTAAAAGCTCTCATAATATCTACTACAGTTTCTCTATTTTTTGGATGCATTGGTTCTCCACCCAATATTGATAGCCCTTGTATTTTTTCATCGTCACATAACTTTAATATAGTGGAAAGGGTGTGAGCATCAAACTCTTTCCCCCCCTCAAAATTCCAAGTTTCTGGATTGAAACATCCTTTGCAATGAAATTCACATCCTTGAACGAATAGTGAAACTCTAATGCCTGTTCCATCGGAGATATCCATTTTACGTATTTTATTGTAACGCATAATTATTCCTCCTACTCTTTATCCAAGTAAAGATGATATTGTATGTTCTCTGAATAATTTAAGTTCTGATATCTTTTAGTTAAATATGTTAAAAATTCATCAGCCCCCATACAATTAAATACAAATCCACTTGGACGTAACTTACCATAATCTTCCTCTATCTGTTGCATCATATCGTAAATCTCTATCCAATCTTTAATATAATTTTCTAAAGGAAGAGAATCTAAAAATTCCCTTTCCTCTTGAAGTTCTTTACAATATTGCACATAATTCATAATATTAGTCCTCCAAGTCTTTATTGTCTATATGAAGCACTCTTTCTTTTATCTCTTGTGTTCTTCCTTTATTCCAGAAATTTGTTCCTATATATCCACAAGTTCTACGAGCTACGTTCATTGTGTCGTGGTTTCTATTTCCACAGTTTGGACAATACCATTCCATATCATCATCTATTTGCATCTCACCATCAAATCCACATTCTTGACAATAATCTGATTTAGTATTTAATTCTGCATACATAATATTGTCATAAATAAATTTGATAACTTCAATAACTGCATCTATATTGTTTGTTAAATTAGGTGTTTCTACATAAGATATAGCTCCTCCGTGGACTTAGTCTTTGGAATTCACTTTCTAATTTAAGTTTTTCAAACGCATCAATTTCTTCAAATACTGGAACGTGGTAGCTGTTTGTTATATAATCTCTATCTGTAATACCTCCAACTATACCAAATCTATTTTTTAGACATTTAGCAAATTTATATGTTGTTGATTCAATTGGTGTTCCATATACACTATAATCTATATTTTCTGCTGCCTTCCATTCATTGCATTTATCGTTTAGTTTTTGCATTACTTTTAATCCAAATTCTTTACCTTCACCATTATCTGTATGAGAATGCCCTGTCATATATTTAACGCATTCATATAATCCTGCATATCCTAAAGATAATGTTGAATATCCATTATGTAATAAGGCATCTATTGTTTCGCCCTTATCTAATCTTGCTAGTGCTCCATTTTGCCATAAAATTGGTGCTGCATCACTTGCAGTTCCTTCAAGACGTTTGTGTCTTTCTTGTAATGCTCTATGACATAATTCTAGCCTTTCTTCATAGATTTTCCAGAACTCATCCATATCTTTTTCTGATGATAAAGCTACGTCTACTAAGTTGATTGTTACAACACCTTGGTTGAATCTTCCATAGTATTTCCCTTTACCTTCAACGTAATCTAGTGCTTTTGATGGATTTCCTTCTGTTTTCCAAGGAGTTAAGAAACTTCTACATCCGCATACAAGGGTAGCAATCTCCTTCTCCCCATTGATTGATTTTATTTTCAAGCATAATTTTTTCTGATATGTAATCAGGAACCATTCTTTTTGCAGTACATTTTGCAGCCAACTCTGTTAAATACCAGTATTTACTATCTTCGTGAATATTATCCTCTTCAAGAACATAAAGAAGTTTAGGAAATGCTGGTGTAACATATACACCTTTTTCATTTTTAAATCCTAATATTCTTTGTTTTAAGAATTCTTCTATAATCATTGCTAGTTCATCCTTATATTCTTCTGTTTCTCCTAGATACATACATACTGACAAAAATGGTGCTTGTCCATTTGTGTTTGTCATTGAGTTAACTTGATAGTTGAATGTTTGTACTCCATCTGCAATTTCTTTTTTAGTATCCTGCATCGCAAATTCTTTACATTGCTCTTCAGATAATCCTCTGTCTTGATATCTTTTTAAGAATCTATTGTAACTGTCTCTAACAAAAGGAGCTAAATGGCTTAATGTTACAGTACATCCACCATAACTAGATGATGTAACTGCAAGTATAATTTGAGTTGCAATTGTTGCAGCAGTAATAAATCTATGTGGTTTTTCTATCATTACTCCATTTATTACAGTTCCATTTTGTAACATATCATTAAGGTTTACAAGTTCACAGTTATGTAATGCATTTTGTGCAAAATAATCTGCATCGTGAAAATGAATAATGCCTTCATCGTGTGCTTTTACAACATCTTCTGGCAATAAAAATCTTCTAGTTATATCTGTACTTGTAATTCCTGCTAGATAGTCCCTTTGTGTTGTTACTACTTTTGCATTTTTATTTGAATTTTCTGTATTCCAGTAGTCATTAGTTCCATCTATAAGTTCTTTAATGCTAATATCTGTTGTATTAGATTGTCTTATCATAGCACGTTTTTCTCTATAAAGAATATAGGCTTTTGCCAAATCATATTTTTCTGCTGACATTAATTCTTTTTCTACCATATCTTGTATTTCTTCTACTGTCAATTTTTGTTTATCAAAGTTTTCTATATTTCTTGCAATTTCTTTTGCCAACTTCACAGAAGCTTTTTGTCTACCTTGCACATCTTTATTTGCTTTTAAGATAGCTTCAGCAATTTTATTTTTATCAAAATCAACTTTATTTCCGTTTCTTTTTATAACACTTATAACCATAATACTAAATCCCTCTTTCTTTAATTTTTATTGAAATTTAATATCTACAATTATTTATCAGTTTTATTTGTTTCTTTAGTTTCTTCGGAAATAGGCTCAGTAACATCTGTTTGCGCATTAGAAATAGATTCTGTATTTTGATTAGAAGAATTCTCTTCTCCAGATGGACTCTCTGTTTTTTCGCCATCCTCGTTTTCAGCTGTGTTTTGGTCTTTTCCAGACAATTTATCTTTTAATTTTTCAAAGAAGTCTGATAGTTGTTTTTCTGCATCACTTTGAGATGAGTCTCCAGAAGTTTCTTCTTCATTGCCTTCTGTTTTACCACCAAAAATATCTCCCCAGCTGAAAAGTTCAGATAAATACTCTTTAACTTTTTCAAAAACTTCCTGAACTAATGTTCCGTCTTTTATACCAGCAATAATTTCATTTATATTCTTTTCGATTTCAGGAATAATATTATTTATTGCATCTTTAATTTCTGTGATTTGTTCTTCTTTGGCTTTTCTAGCTTCTTCTCCTTCTTTTAAAATTTCAGAGATATCTGTAATTAAAGTTTCTCCATCTTCCAACTCTCTAGTTCGTCTTGTTATTGATTCTCTTTCTGCTTCAAGTTGAAGATATTCTTCATTAGATAAATGTGTCTCAATTCCTAATGATTCTTCTCTAATTTTTCTTAAAACTTTAAAATCAGATTCCTGTAATTGTTGTTTTAGGTCAAATATTTTTGAAGCAATTCCTAATCTGTCTTTTTGAGCCTCAACTTTTTCGGCATCTAACATTAATCCATTACCTTCTGAATTTAACTTATAGCAAGTTAGATATGTTAGATTTAAGCTATCATCATCTGGAAGTTCGATAGACCCTTCCATTTTTGTTGTTGTTGATAAAAATTTGACATAATTGTTGTCGTCAAGTACTACAAACATTTTTTCTTCCCCTTTCTATATTTTTACATCTTTAATCATCTGTTCAACGATTTTATCTGATTGTTCTTTTAACATTTCATCTTTTGTTTTAAATCTGTATTTACTTAAAGGAGCTGTTCTTTTTTCTCCTTGTTTTTTTAAAGCTTGTTTTATTCTATTTCTTTGTATTTTTCTTGTAATTCCACTCATCTAAAAATCTCCTTTCTATTTTCCAGAACTACCTAATTTTCCATCCATTCTTTCTGAAGGAATTTTTTTAAGGTCTTCATAAGATATTTCTTCTATATTAACGACAGGAACTTCGTGTAAAACTAATTGTGCTATTGCTTTTGTATCTGGATAAAAAATTGCAGTTTGTAAATTACTCTCAAATTCTTCAGTTGACGCTGGATGTTTGATTAATTTAACAAGTTCTTTAAGGCAATCTTCTTTCACATTGTCTTCTAGATTATTATAACTTTCTTCTCCAATAGATTTTACCAAAGCTTCTTCTAAACTTATTTTATCTTCGTCAGTCATATTATTTTCATCTATATTTTGCCATTTTTGAAGTTCTGCTTTAGCTTCTGCAATATAAGAATCCTTATCTCCAAAAACTAAGTAATTGTTCGTAGAATTTGTAATGGCGATAAATATTTCTCCCCTATATCCAGAGTCAATAACTCCTGCACTTTTTTTAATACCTTTACTTCCTGTACTTCCTCTTTCTTCTACTTGAAAATAATATTTTGAAGGTAAGGCACAAGCAATTCCTGTTGGAATTAATTTTGTAGTGTGTGGTTTTACAATTCTATTTTCATCGTTATTTCCTTCAAAGATGCCATATATATCATATCCAGCATTCTCTACATCTTTTGATGGGATAATTGCATTTTCTCTTACTTTAGCAAATTTTATGGTGTCCATATTAACCTCCTATTTTAATAAGAATATTTTTTAAATATTTTTTCTTCTAGGTCTGATATGTCATTATGTTCGCAATTGCAACCCTCTTGGCATTCTTCACAAGCACATTCGTGTTTTTCACGTTCTTTTGGTTGAATTGCATCTTTGTCTAACCAAATAGTTGTATTGCATCTTAATACCATAAGTTCTTTTGCTCCATCAACAAATTGGTCAATAGCCTCTAATGCGCTATTATTACTACTGAATAACTCTGCAAGCTCTAAATCATCAGAGAAATCTCTGTCTTCTGTTAAAAAGCTCATTTCTCTTTGGTTAACAACAAGAAATCCATTTCTTTCAATATACATTATTCTTCCTCCTTTAATGTTTTAGCAATGTTCTTTGTCTCTTCTTTTTCGTCATCATCTTCGATAGTTTCTTCTGGAACAAACATATCTAAAAAGCCAATGACTGTGTAAACTTCATATTCTTTTTGAGGTTTCATTACGGTAACGCATATACCTAAATCGTAATCATATACGAAAGAGAATACCTCTTTATCTCTATATTTGTCTAAGTTAGCAGCTATGTACTCTGTTATATCTTTTTTAACTTCTTGTAGATTTAATGTTACTTCATTTCCTTCAGAATCTACGCAGTTTTTGAATTTTTTACTAAAAGATACTGCTACTCTTTTATCAATTTCTACAATAATATTTTCCATAATAAATACCTCCAAATTATTTTTTGTTGTTTGTTATATTGTCAATTGTTTTAAACATCTTTTGAATTTCTTCAAAAGTATCTTTAAGATTTTGTATAAATTCATCCGTTGAAATTTTTCCTTTTTTTAAAGCTTTATCTCTTTGGATGTCTCTTGACAATATAGTTCCTAAGTATTCCCAAGTAGAAAAGTATCCAAGTGTTTTATATCCCTCAGCCTGTTCTTCTTTCGATAATTCTTCTGAACCATCTTGAGAAATCTTCTTCTGAAGAACCATACACATTCTCGATAATTTTACTTGATAGATGTCATTTAAAACGACGATTGGGTCTTGTTGAACTTGTTTTTCTTTTTTACTAGGCATCTCTAAAATCACCACCTTATTTAAAAATAATCTGTTTACATAAATTGACAAACCTTTGTCACTGCTAGTTAAAAAAATATAGGAAAGAACGTACTTTCTAAAATGTATATGTCCTTTCCTATTTCTACAATAACACTAGAAAGAATTTACCTTATATTTAGTGTCTATATATATTATACCACATTGACAAACCTTTGTCAAGTCAGATGGAAACTACATCTGTTTAATATAATTTACACCATTTTTAATACATTCTGCTAAATATTCGATTTCTGTATTTGTAATAGAATTGTCAAATGAAATTCTTACAGAAGACAATGCTTCATCATCAGACAATCCTATGGCTTTTAAAACGTGTGATGGTGTATCATCATCTGAATGGCAAGCAGAACCAGCAGAAATACATATATTCTTATTATCCAAATATAGAAGTAGGGATTGAGCACTTACGTCTTTGAATCTTACATTTAATACTCCAGTAATTTTATCACAACTATAATCAACATTTAGTTTCATTCCGTCTATTCCCAAAAGTAGACTTAATAAATAAGATTCTTTGTCCTGTAACTCACTCATTAAATGCAAATTGTTGTTATGTACTTCTAATGCTTTACTAATTCCTACAATTCCTGCTACATTTTCTGTTCCACTTCTTTTTCCAAATTCTTGCCCTCCACCAAGGTTTTGATATTTTAATTTTACTCCATTTTTAATATAAATAAAACCTATTCCTTTCGGAGCCCCAAATTTATGTCCAGATGCGGATAACATATCTATATTACTGTCTTTAAGACAAATTTTTCTTTTCCCCATAGCTTGAACTGCATCAGTATGGAAAATTATATTTGGGTTATACTCTTTTAGCATATTCCCTATGACATCTATAGGTTGAATGATTCCTAGTTCATTATTTGCATACATAACAGATACAAAGTTAATCTTTTTTCTTGCATTAATTAAATCCATTAGTTGTTCTACTTTAACAATGCCGTCCTTTGTTACATCAAGATATACAACATCATATCCATTATCTTCTAATTCTTTAAAACAATTAAGTACGGCAGGATGTTCAATTTTGCTAGTAATATATAATCCATCTTTACCTTTTATTTGAGCAATACCTTTTATTGCTAAATTATCACTTTCTGTTCCTCCACTTGTAAAGATAATTTCTTCTGAATCACAATCAAGTATGTCTGCAATAGTTTTTCTTGAGTTTTCAACAGCTACTCTTGCCTCTCTTCCTATAGTATAAACAGAAGATGGATTGCCATATCCATCAATAAAATATGGCATCATTGCTACAAGAACTTCTGGTAAAACTGGTGTGGTTGCAGAATAGTCACAATAAAGTTGCATATTATTCATCTCCTTTACTTTGATTCATTAATAATGGTAAGAATGTTTGTCTTGCACAAACCTTATCATTTGTCAAAGCAGCTTTGTATGCGCTAGGTTGAAAGACTATATAATTTTCTTCTCTTGCTCTTGTGATAGCTGTATAGAATAAGGTTGAGTCTAATAAGATATTATGTCTACTATCCATTACAAATATAATTATTCTGTTTTCTGACCCTTGCATACTATGTACAGTTAAAGCATAAGCTAAATCAAATGAAGCAAGTTCTTTTGACTTAAAGATAATTTCTCTATCATCATCAAATTTAACTTTAAATTCTGATAAGTCTGGAGCAATTTCAGTAAGTGTACCAATCTCTCCATTAAACACCATTTTTTCATAATCATTTTTTCTACGAATAATTCTACATCCTTTTTTGAAGATTCTTGGACTTCCAGCTCTATCTGAGTATTTTCCATTAATAATAAATTGTTTCTCATCTTTAAGCAAGATTTCCTGTATCTCTTGATTAAAAGAATCTGTGCAATTTTCCATATTAGATTTCATAGGAACAATAATTGTTATTTCATTTGGGTTTACTTTTTTAGATAAATCAGATAATAAGCTCCTATATATATCTAATGCTTGTGCGTGGATATCTAATCTTTCTCTTAGATTATAATAATGCATATCATTTTTCTCTCCGTGAACTATATGTTTAGGAAGTTCTCCAGCAAAATCATAATCTTCGGCAAATACATCAATTTGTTTTCTAACTTTATTAGCGTCTATTTTTATTCCAGATTTTGCAGCTTGTCTATGGATTTTTGTAAGTCTTTTAATACAAAATGTGCTTCCCAATAAATCCTTCGCAACAGAACCAGCTCCTATCGCAGGAAGTTGCGCATCATCAAATACAAGGATTAGTTTTGATTTATTAGGAATTGCTTTTAACAAATTTAAAAATAAACTTATATTTATCATTGAACATTCATCAACAATTACTAAATCAGCAGTCAATGGATTATTTTCATTTCGTTGAAACATTCCTTGGCTAAATTCCAATAATCTATGAATTGTTGAAGCTCCTTGTCCTGATAACTCATTTATTCTTATTGCAGCTTTTGCAGCTAAAGCACAGCAAGCAATTTCCTTGCCTTCCCATAAATCAATTATTCCTCTAATTGTTGTAGATTTACCAGCTCCAGCGTGCGCAGTTAAAATTACAACATCATTATCTAAAGTGGCTTTAATTGCGTCTTTTTGCTCGTCTGTTAAATGTACTTCTTCCCCAACTCTATCTGACATCCATTTATCTGTTTTTTGAATTGATTCTTCAAAGTCCCTATATGGAGTCAAGTGGTCACCATTATTAATTCTATTTAGATGATACAATATACTTTTTTCTGAATTATAATATCTAGCAAGACCAATTTTTTCATCATCTACATAAAACTTTGTTCCACAACCCTTATCTTTTGTTAGCTGTCTTTCTGTTTCAAAATAATCTTTAACTACAGGTTGACATTCTGGAACATTATCTCTGATGAGATGAGCCATACTATGCTTTACATCCATTGGATTATTTATATAAATCCAAGTATGCCCACCATCAGAGGCATTTGCAATTTCTTCTAAAGCATAATTACAATAACTAATTAATCTTTGTGTAGAAACCTTAGCTTCTGGATTTAATTTTTCAGCTATCTTATCTACTCTTTTCCATCCAAATCCGAGGAAGGCTAGTAAGTACATATGGGTTATCTTTTATAATTTTAAATGCTTGTTTTGGATTTGTTGCTATGTCATTCATACTAATAATTGTATTCATTGTGATTTCTGGGAACTGACTAAATTCAGCAATAATTGGAATATAATCTCTATATTCTCTAAGTTCTCTTACTAATTTGTCATAGGTTTTTTGTTGCATCCCCTTAAATCTTTTTCCTACAAAAGAATCGTCTTCCAATACTTTCTTTACAAAATTTGGGTCATATTTCATTATAATGTTATAACTGTTAGCTGTTGCAAGAAATCTTAAATAACTGTTTAGTGCATCGGAGTCTCTTGATTCTGTTTCCCATACATTTAAAATTTGATATTGCCATTCATTATAATTTGAATTATATTCTGGTTTTGCTTTAAACTTATATCTAGTCATTGGAAGTAATTCTATAGTATTTCCCAATATCTTTCCATAACTCTTGTCAAACTTTTTATTGTAATTCAAATTTGGAATAGGATTATCTGTTTCAAACTCACATATATTAAAATATGTATGAGCTCTATATCTATCTGGAGAACAATATATACTACTTGTTATTAATGCTTCAAAATAGAAGTTCCCATCTTTATCTGGAATTCCAAGTTCAAGACATTCTTGTGGATTATCTCCGACTGTTTTTTCTTCTATATCTCGAATCATAGTAGTTCACCTCCGCTTTCTAAAATCATTTTTCTTTCTGATAACCAAACTTGGAAGTTCTTTACCTTCTTAATGAACATTTGATTATTCTCTCCTTTTCTTCCTAGTAATGCAATACACTGTCCTTTTTGTAATAAATCGTTATATTCCTTGAAGATACTAGACCAAGCAACAGATTCTATTATTCCATTAACTGTATATAAATCAATGTATGCAAAAACATTATTGTTCTTATCCTTTTTCCTTTTTAAGTCAACAACGACTGCAAGAAGTACACCTTCAGAACCCTGTTCAACATCATTCCAATCCGTTATATAATCTTTAACTTCTTTTAATGGATTATTTGTTAAAAACATTGACAATGTTTCAAATTCCCATAAATATTCATCTTGTAGATATTTTTCACAATAAAATTGTTTTTCTTTTCTAACTTTTTCTGCTTGCTCTTGGTCAAATTGTTTTTTCCTTTTTTGATTATATAATTCAAGAATCATTGCATTATTTTTCTTTTTGTCTGGGTCTATAAACTTACTAGAATCTATTCCCCATCTTTTTAATGTATCCTCTTTTGGAGATGGAATTGTCTTAACACTCTTATATTCTTTCTTTGGAATAATCATATCGAAATATTTTAATAACATTCCTCTTTTATGTTCTGTTCCAAATGCTCCAGCTTTTATTAATTGTACTATATGGGACTTACTACATCCACTTCTATCTATAAAATCATTAATGTTCGTATAAGGTCTATTTTCTAATATTTTAGATACTACTGAATCACCTAATCCTTTGATTGCTTGTAACCCAAATAAAATCTCATCTTCTTTTATCATTGCAGTGAAATCTCTTCTTGATTTATTTATTTTAGGAGGCAGTATATTTATTCCAAGTTTGTAACATTCATTTATTAATATACCAATTCTTGATACATCATCACTATCTGCGTTCAAACAAGCAGTCATAAACGCTACAGGATAATGGTATTTTAGATATGCAGTTAAGTAACTTAGTAGTCCATAACTTACAGAATGTCCACGGTTAAAAGAGTAACCTGTTTGTTTTAAAATTAACTCCCATAACTGGTCTAACTGCTCTGTAGTCCATCCTTTAGCAGACAATTTCTCTCTAAATTCTGTTTCTAGTTTAGCCATTACATCTAATTTTTTCTTTCCGATAGCACGTCTTGCATTATCAACCTCATCTTCTGGAAATCCAGCATAACGGAAAATTTGAAGAACTTGTTCTTGATATAACAATATTAGATTTGTTGTTTTGAATATTGGTCTTAAATCTTCGTGAATTAGTACAGCTTTCTCTGGGTTAAGTTTATTTGCGCAATATTCTGGAAATCCATCCTTAGTTCCGAGGTCTGTTAGCTGCGTTTATAGCAATAACGTCCTCTATATCGTTAGCTTGTGCTTGTACACACATCTTTCTTGCCTCTAGAGATTCCATTTGAAATACTCCTACTGTGTGTCCAACTTTATATATGTTATTATAAACCTCTTCATCATCAAGATTCAAGTGATTTATATCAACATCTTCCCAAGTTAACCCAGCAATTTTTAAAGCATCATCTATAATATCTAATGTCTTCAATCCTAAGAAGTCCATTTTTATTAAAGACAAATCATCCATAGCTGCGTGCATTTCTATTTGAAGCATTTTATTTCCATCTTTGTCTTGACAAAGTGGAGCATATGTTGTTACTGGTTTTGGTGCAATAATTGTACCTGCTGCGTGTCTTCCACGAGATTTTGGTAATCCTTCAAGTTGTAATACATAATAAAACCATTTTGGAAACTTTTCATATAAACCAGTCATCTTTGGATTAGTTGAAAGCACGTTTTGTAGAGTTTCTTCCTTTTCTACCTCTTCTCCCAAATCATCAAGTGTTTTAACTGTTGGTATCATCTTTGCAACTTCATCTCTCATATTGTATGGAATTTGTTTATAATATGGGCTTTCTGGGTCTTCATCAAGAACCTTACCTATATCTCTAATTGCTACTTTTGTAGACAATGTGTTGTATGTACAAATTGGAGCAACGTTGTCTTTTCCAAAAAGGTCTTCTGAAATCTCTACAATCTCTTTTCTTCTTTCTTTTGATATGTCCATATCATAGTCTGCCATTGACCTTCTACCTAAGTTAGCAAATCTTGAAAAGTCTAATTTCCATCTTACACTTTCAACTTGGGTAACACCGAGACAATATAAACACAAACAATTTGCTCCTGACCCTCTTGAATAACCAAGTGGAATATGTTTTTCTTTTGCAGCATTTGTTAACATTTGCAACATTATAAAGTACTCACTATAATGTAATGCTTCTATAACAGGAAGTTCTTCTTCAATTCTTTTTCTTCTAACCTCTTTTTTGTCTTCTGGAAGATTTTTAAATTTTTCATCAAAACCTTTCCAGATTAAATACTCCACATATTCATCCCCATTTTTAAATTCTTTAGGGATATCTATTTTAGGCATTAATGGGTCTACTCCCAATCCAATATCAATGTTCTCTATCATATTTGCGATATGCAATGTATTTTCTATTGCTTTTTGTACTAAATTCATATCTATATCAAATTGAGAACAAATATCAATTACATCTTGATATGTTTGCAAGTAACATCCATCATATGTTTCTCCAACTTCCCTTTCTGTTCCAATTTTTACGAATATATTATGAACATCTTGTTGGTCTTTACTAATCATATGAGCATCTGTTGTTATTATTACTTTATCTGTTCCAACCATCTCTGCAAATTTTAATATGTTATTATTTAATTGCATTTGATATTCATTTGGATGGGATTGGATTTCTAAATATACATCATCAAATGTTTCACACATTAAATTGTACCACTCTTTTGCCTCTTCCCATTTCCCAAGTTCACATAATTTACTTATTCTACCGAATCATACAAGCAGAGCTCATTATAATACCTTTGCCCCAACCATTTTCTTTGATTCTTTTTATTTCAATTAAAGGTTTTTTATAAAAACCATCAGTTGCAGCCCAACTTGATATTTTGAACAGATTTTGTAAGCCTTCTTTGTTTTTTGCCAATAATATTAAATGGTACCTTGGTTGCTTGTAATCTTTTGTGTCTGCTTTTTCTAATGCATTATCGACTTCATAAGCTTCTTCTCCAATAATTGGTTTTATCCCATAAGCCTTACATTCTTTAACAAAATCTACAAATCCTGACATATATCCGTGGTCAGTAATAGCTATGGCTGGTTGATTATTGTCTACTGCAAATTTAACAATATCGGGTATTTTTGCAATACTATCTAATAATGAACCAACAGCTGTATGAACGTGTAGGTTAACAAAGTTATTCTCCATTGTTTTCCTCCTTATCATCTTCATCATCACTTGTTTTAGTTTTTAATGATGGAGTTAATATGCAAAATGGAATCAAAAGCAATGCTGCCCACCAATCTTTTATCAATGCAACGTAGCATAAAGATACAGTCATTACGCAATTATATAACATAGACATAATTATTAGAGATGTAAATCCACCTGAACATTGACGTCTTTTTAATTGTACTTTTACAGCCATTTTATTTCCTCCAATCCATTTTCCTTTAAATAATTGTTTGTTTTTGAAAAATGTTTACATCCAAAGAAACCTCTATTCGCAGATAGTGGAGATGGATGAGCTGCGGTAAGAACCAAATTTTTATCACAATTAATCAAATGTTTCTTTGAGATTGCATTATTTCCCCAGAGTAAATAAACAATATGTTCTTTGTTCTTCCCTAAATATTCTATAATCGTATCAGTAAAAATTTCCCATCCTTTTCCTGAGTGAGAATTAGATTCTCCTGCTCGAACAGTCAATGACGTATTTAAAAGTAAAACTCCTTGCTCTGCCCAACTAGTTAAATTTCTATTACATCCCATTGGTTGAACTCCAAAATCTGCTCCAATTTCTTTATAAACATTTTTTAAAGAAGGTGGAAATTTAGCCCATTCTTCTTTCACAGAGAATGCAAGACCGTGTGCCTGTCCCTCATTGATATAAGGGTCTTGTCCAAGTATAACTACTTTAACTTTTTCTGGTGGAGTTAATTTTAAAGCATTAAAAATCTCGTCTTTTTGAGGGAAACAAGTATATTTAGAATATTCATCCTCAACAAAGTTTTTAAGTTTATTAAAATAATCTTTATTAAATTCATCTTTAAGGATTAAATCCCAATTATTTCCTATACTCATATCTTACTCCTTTCTTCATCCTCTGCATTATATCATAGTGACAAAGGTTTGTCAAGTTATTTAAAATATAAAATCATCTAAAATTTCTTGATTAGATTTTTCTTTGATTTCATAATCATCTACAATAACCTGACATTTAGGTCTGCCCATAAAAGTACTCATCCCTAACTTTCCAACAATATTGATAGAATAATTTTTCTTTGGGTCATATTTTTCTAACAATTGTTTCATTTTATCATTTTCATCTCTTTTGAAAAACATAAAATCTATATTCCTATATGTATATTTAACTGTATCCTTTTTTTCTCCTAATAAAGATGCACTTACAAAAAATAGTGGAATGTCTTCTAAAGCAAATACAGGTTCTTCTACTCCTCTACCCCATAAATATTTATTTGCTTGTATCCTATAGAAGTCTGAAGGAGATATTGTATTTAAGTCGTTGATAATAAAGTCCACATCATAAGAATCTTGTAAATCCATTTCTCCATATGTTTTGTTAAAAAAGTTTATTATAGATTGTATACTGCTCTTTGGAAATCCAAATCCAAAAGCAGATTCGTGACCTTGTGCGAATGTAAATAATCCACTTTGCTCACATAGCGTTCTGAAATGTTTATCTGGAAATCCTCCATTTACTCTTACAGAACCAGAGAAAAAGTTGTTTGCTACTTTTCCAAGTAACACAGGCTTTTTATATTTACTAGCCAAATTCATTGCTGCCAATCCTGTAATTTCTGTATTTGTAATATATTTTGTTGCATCTATAACTAAAACTGGTTGCTCTAAATCTGACTCCGTTATATTTTTATCCACCAATTCTATTAATTGATTTCTCTCATCATCCTGAGACTCTTTATATTTAATACATTTATTATATGTTTTTCTGGCATAACCTGCTCTACCTTCAATAGCTTCTATTGGAGATACGAAACAAGTGAATACATCAAGTTTGTCCTCTGCTGTTCCAAGTCTCATCATTGCATTTAATGGTGGAGCTATTTTAAATGATACATCTACTGGATATATAAAATAATTGAAATCATTTCCTGTATCTGTTTTTGTATATTTTAATAGTAGTTTTAAAAAGTCATTTTTAAGACTTTCTTTTTTTATTCCAGATTGAATAAAGAATCTTGTTTCATAAGACAATGTATTCATAACATCAGATATGTTTCCTAAAGAAACTAAATCCAAATAATTATCTGCATTACTTAAAAATAATAAATCATCAAATGCCTGTAATACTCTATAAACAATTCCTACTCCAGAGAAGTCTTTATTTGTATAGTTGTCAGAACTTTGGTTGTTTATAATAATTGCATCATTGCTTACGTTTGTTATTTGGTGATGGTCTATTACTACAATATCTACTCCTTTTTCTTTCCATTTTTTATGCTCTTCTACATCATTACTTCCTCCATCTGGAAGGATAATAAGTTTTGTATTAGGATTGATGGAAATATCTGAAGTTAATCCGTGTCCTTTCCCTGTGTGAGTTACTACATCCCAGTTAATATAAAAGTCTGATTTTATGGTCAAATTCGTCGTCGCAAACCCTTGTGGCTGTAGGGTTTCAGCGACCGCTTTTTCAAGATAATCGAACAAAATGGCAGAAGAACAGATTCCATCAACATCTGGGTCAACAACTAGAGTAATAATATCCCCATTTTCAATATGTTTCCAAATTGTTTCAATTCCAAGTTTAATATTATCTAAATTATCATATGTATTTCCTTCAATATCTACATTGTTGCTTGCAAGAAATTCTTCATAGTCTTCATCTTTAATCCCTCTATTTTCTAATACAGTTTTTAAAAATTGGTCTATGTCATTTCTACTATTTTTTATTAAGTTGTACTTCAAAAATATCACCTCTTATTTATATATAGTTTTCTATTTCTTTCATATAAATCAATCCACTTGTTTGGATTGTCCATAGGGCTTTCTTTTTCTTCTAATATGTTATTAAAGTCTAATATATATTCCACTCTTCTATAAAGAGATAGATTTTCTACTTCTTTTCTAACAGTTTCTTCGTCTACATCTTTATCAAAAGCAATTATTATTGTAGCAGCACCAGATTGGATAATTAAGTCTTGTTGCTGTTGACTAATACTATGACCTCCAACTGCTACACAATTTCTATATCCATAGCTCCATAATTGCATAACTCCTTTTTCACTTTCACATACAATTATTTCATTTTTCTCTCTTATGTATGGTAGTGTTTTATATAGTCCGTAACAAATTCTACTTTTTGCACATTGATGTAGATAAATATATTTTGGGTTCCATTCATCAACTGCATCCCAAGCTCTACGACCTTTTACTCCAACTAACCTTCCCATCTCATCTCTTATTGGTATTGTTATTCTATGTGAGAACACATCTAATCCTAATTCAAATTCTGCCTGTGTTTCCCAATCTATATGGTCTTCATAAAAAATTGTATTGTCCCAAGGAAGATATGCCTTTAATGTTTCTTCTGGAATCGGTTTTAACTGTACTTCCAAAGAAGCTTTAGGTTTCATAAGTAAATCAAATGTTTTGAAATATCCTAAAGTAGGGTCATCAGATATACTTTCGACATAATAGTCAAGCCCAAATAATTCACATAGCCAGTTAATACTTTGAGTAAAAATTGTTTTATTTATAAAACTTACAAGTGAAATAATATCCGATATCCCATATGGGTCTACAATATCTCTTGTATAAGCCTTAACCATAAAAAAACTATTATCACAATATACTACTGTTGAACTTGGATTATCTCCATCTGGCATTCCACAGGTAATATATTCATTTCTATTATGCCACTGAATATGGTGCATCCCTAAATTTTCTAAAACTATTTCTATTTTATTATTAGAAAATATATATTCTTTAATTGTTTGTGCATCCATATTCTAACCCTCCTTTATTATTTACTATCTTCCTCTTTATTTTCTTCTTGGTTATTTATTTCATTGTGTGTCTGTTTTGCTGAAACGAATTCTTTCTTTTTCTCATAATCTTTTCTTAAGCCTACTCTTCCTACTTCTTCCCAAATGTTTGTGTTTAAGTTTAGTTCAAACAATAAATCAGGTTTTATACCCGCCCTGTTTTTATCTATTCTACAAACATAATATCTTTTTTCTGGAGCTAGGTCATATAATTTTTTAGGTTTATCTGTTGTTCCTTTCCAATATATGTACTTTTTGAAATCAGAATAAGGAATTTCCTTAAATAAACATAGTGCATCTAAAACGTGTTTTATTTGTTTACTGTTTGCTATATTACTTGATGACAATTCCAAAGGCATACATTGATTTGCATCATCTGTAAGCTGAATATTCGCACCAATAAATAGATTTCTTTTTTTGGCAATTTCAGAAAGAATTGTTGCAGTTTTTTTCATTGCTGCCCATTCTCCAATAGCATCCTTATCTGACTTAAATGTATCATAGAATACATAGTTAATTCCCTCTGCAAGACAAGTATTTTCTATTATTTGTTTTAAATCCGAATCAGAATAATCACTACCAGTTTCTATTATTTTTATCCTATCTTGCATTTTTGTATCTATCCAATGTGTAATGAATTTAACATCTCTATATTCACTAGACATCTCTTCTAATTTCTTCTTGTAATCTTCAACGGTTTCATCTTTCTTTCTAACTAGTTTCGCATTTATTACATCACTTCTTGTAAAATATTTTGCATCTACATTGTATACACCATTTTGAATATCTACTTGATTTTTACTTAATGCAATTCCGTGAAGTTTTTGTATATCTGGATTATTAATAGTTGTTGTAATCAAACAAGCACGCATTTCTTCTTCTGTCATCTCATTACTAATTATTAAAACTTTGACTCCAAGTACAAATGCTAAATATGCTATAATTCTTATTAGAAATCTTGACTTTCCTGCATTAGATAACATTCCCCAAGCCCAGAATTGACCTAAACGAACGCCTTGGAATATTTGTGTCATAATAGGGAATGGTAAATCTAACCCTTGTTCTGGAGTTTCTAGCTTTGCATCAATATAATCTTCACATCCAGCTGTTAGGTCTTTAACTTCTTCACCATTTGCTAACCTTGTATATATCTTTCCAAACTCGCTTGTCATTTTTAGTAGTATTTCTCTTGGTTTCATTGTTGGAAAATCTTTTAACTTAGTAATATTCTCCATAATAGTCTTTGTATCTCTTATCCAAAATTGTCTAACTAAAGAATATTTCTTTAACATTTCATAATATGATTCAATATTCTCAATAGCATTATTTGCTTTTGCCATTTCAATAACATATTCAATCCATTTATATCCACCATATCTTTGATAAACCTTTGCTCTTTCTTTATTATCTGCCATAAAAGCATTAATTGAAGTTTGATTAATTGTCCATCCAGTTCTTTTCCCTAGTTGACAAAGGCATAAATAAAAGAATGCAGTTGAATCTGCTGTAAAATCATATTTTGGGGAAACAAAGTCTTCATATTTTGGGATAAATTTTGGTTCTAAACATAAGGCACCTATAAACGTTAATTCAATAAACATTGACCTTAAAGTTTCAGGCATACCACTATTCATCCTATTATCTATTTTTGTGTTTAATTCTACAAATTCTTCTTGAAGGTTGATATTTACATCTATGTCCATTAATTCTTCAAAATTCATTTCTCTTCTCCTTCCTTATCTATAATTCCAGCTAACAATTCTTCTAAGAATTCGTCATTATCATAATCAAATTCTTTTGTAACTTCTTCTGCATATTCTCTAGCTCGTCTTATTTCTTCATCTTCTTGTGCCTGAGCTCTTTCTTTTTGGAAATCAGTTTGAATATATTTTTTAACATCCAGTAGTTCTTCATCTGACCTTTGGTCTGGTTGATTGTATTTGTTCTCTTTTCGAGAATCGTATTCGTCTATATTTAGTACTACTACAGAAATATCATACATAATTCGTTGACTAGCATTTGCTGGTTGTTGCCCTTTCTTTATCTTAGATTTGTATATTCCCATTAAATCATCTTCATAATATAAGAACATATCTAGCAATTTATCATAATGAATTACTACATTGTTAAAAGTTTTACTTTTTCCTTCATCTAAATCTTTAATAGTTGTTTGTACTTTTTTAGAAATTACTGTTGCACCATAATGTCCCATAAAATAATTGATTAATTTCTCTCTATTTGTCCTTGTTGCTTTTGCCCCTGCCATTTCAGAAGAACGAAGTTTTCCTTTTTTTCTTGATGAGTCTATTAATTTATCTCTACGTCTTATTACATCCTCATAGGCAGCATTAATCTTATCTTCATCTTTTTTAAATTTACGTCTTAACCACGCAAACAAACATTTTTCGTGATATGGTTGACCATCATAATTAAAAGGAACTTCCCCTTTTATTTCTACAATTTTTCCATTTACCGTTCTTACTTCATAGATTAAGGTATTATCATCGTTTCTTAGTTCTCTTGCGTATCTCTCTTCTGGTGTTTCTTTTTTTCCTCTAGGGGCTGATTCTTTATTTAAGCAATGAGCGCAAAATTTCCTATATATTTTTTCGTCTGTCTTTATTTTTGCTGGCAATATTCTCTCCCCTTTCTTTAAAAAAATAGGACATACTAAATGTGTATGCCCTATTAAAGTACTAATCTATATCGAAGTTATTTTGTTTTGCCCAGTCAACAACCATATCTTTTACTTTTTGAAGGGATTCTAAATCTTTATATTTATCTGGATTTTTTTCTTTTACATTATTATCATCATATAATTTTGATAATCTTGACATTACAGTTTTGTCTTTATTTGCTCTTAAATTATTGATAATATCTTTCATTTCTGTTTTTAATGATTCTAACTTTGTATCAAAATCACTTTCATCAATCATTCCTCCAGAATTTTCAACAACAGATTTTACTTGATATTCTATTTCTTTCTCAATTCCTTCTTGTAAAGAGTTTTTTACCAAGAATTCTTTTTTGTCTACGTTGTTTGTGACAACTCCTTGCCAATCTAATAAGCTTGGATTCTGAATTATTTCTCCTTGGTTTTTAACTCTTGTCCTATCTTTGTCTTCTACAATAGCAATAACTGTTCCATCTTCGTCTACTTGAGTATGTAATACTGTTTTAACATTGTAATCTACTTGTTTAAATCCTTGTGGTACTACTTCTCCTGTATCAACCATTTGAATTTGTCCATTTTCTCCTTTAACACTTTTCTTTACAGCTTTTTCTCTTGCTGTAACTACAAAGTGTTTTCCAGAAGCCATTAAATCAAGAACTAATTCTTTCCCTCTGAAGTCTAGTGTTTGATAGTCTTTTATCTCCATTCCTGCGCCTTCGATTGCAACAGCTTTTTCAGCTCCAACTAAACCATTTCTATTTGCTCTAACTCCTGCTCTTTTTTGAGAGAACTGAGTAATTGCTTGAACTTGAGAATCATATAATACAGATAAAGAATCTACAACAATAGCATCAGGAATGAAGTAACTTCCATCTTCGTTAGTTAATGGTTCATTTACAGCTTTTCCACTATCGTCAACATATCTGTTCATTATTGGAGTTTTAGCATTAGCTGACTTTGCTTGTTTTACAAAATCTGCAACCTCTTCAAATGATGTTGTATATACTACATATATATTTGATACATCAATCCCTTCTGCGGCTTTTTGATTTAATAAATCATCAATAGAACCGTTTTCTGTATCAATATATAGAACTTTCATTTTTTCTCCTTTTTCATTAAGCATATCTCCTAGTTCTGCTGCTAAACTTGACTTCCAAGTTCCTTTATTTCCATAAATTAAAAATCCTAATTTTGATTGGATTTGCCCACCACGTCTTGCTTGTGCCATATATTTACCTTCTTTCTTTTATCTAAAATTTAACAATCATATCCATACCAACATAGTATGACTAAATCTTCTCCACCTTTTGTTTTGTAATGATGAATATCCCCTTCTAGATTCATCCAGTCATCAAAGTCTTCATATGCAAGAGGTATTTTTTCATAATAATTGTCATCATCACTTAAGTCATAGACTTCAATGTCATCTACGTCAACTTTATATTCTTTAGCATAATCTACTTTAAGTTTATCTATTATTTCTTCTGCCTCTTCTTTTGAAACAAAAGTATCATCCCATTTGAATCTTAGAATCTCTCCATTTTTCCATTTTTCAAAATCCTCTTCTGGCATAATAACCATTGTATGGGTTGAACTACTATTTGTTTCAAATACTCCAAGTCTTATTACTTTCATATTTCCCTCCTTTACAGGATTTGTTTCTTGTGAAACATTTTTTGCTCCACAAGAAACAATTATTGTCTTTCCCTAGAATGCAAAATCATCTGCGTTACTTACTTCTCCAAACTCATCCTTTGGTTTGATGAATTGTACTATAAACTCATCAACATTTTCTGGAGTATATGTTTCATTATCAACACTATCTCCAACGATACCAGAGCAAACAAATTCTCTTCTAAATCCATTCCCTCTATTTCTTAATGGAGAATGGAATGTAACAGGGATTCCCCATTCATCAACTTTAGTCTCATCAACAGATGCTTCTGCTGTGTTTGCTGTATTAACTATGTTTCCTACAAATGTAGCTGCAATATATGGTTTTGCACTTTGTAAATTTCTTAATGCATTCATCCAAATACTTAAATCAAAATTGTCTGGTAAACTTGGGTCGTTTTTAAATACTAGAGTTTGTCTTCCCAAACGTTGATTTCCAATAACCAATCCTGTTACAGTCGCTTCTTCTGTTCCTGTAAATTCAATCTCTTCAGCGATTGCATTCAATTCAAATAATGCTCTTTCTTTAAAATCTTCCGCATTAAAATCAATTGGTTCTTGAGTTAAATATATTTGATTTGGAACAAATCTTGTAGCATTTCTTTTTTCTCCATTTTGTGCTGTGTATTCTTCTACTTGAATATTTCCTCTAAGGAATATTGAATCTCCAACTTTTAATAAATTGTATATCTTTTCAATTGCATCGAATGTTAACATAGTTTCTGTTTTGTTAGACTCTTTTCCTGTTTCTTCATTTTTTACTTTTTCTAGTCCAAAAGATACTCTGTCAATAGGAGAAAAACCTTCTTCTTTAAATTTTAATCTGTCATTCCATAAAACTTCTTTAACAACATTTGTTTCTTCTCCACTTTCAGTTTTTTGTCTTCCGCTAAAATAAACTTTGTCTGATTTGAAAGCTTGTATTTGCATTCTGTGAACATTTCCCTCACTAGATGTTACATCAAAAACAATTTTTCTCATATCTTTTCCTGTTTTTGTTTTCTTTTCATAACTTTCAACTTTGTCAAAAGATGTTACAATTCCACGAATTTCAAAAGTTCCTCTCATTGCTGGAATTTCTTGTTTTTGTCTTTGTTTTTCATCAGCCATTATAAAATCCTCCTCTAAAAATTATTCTTAATTATTTCTTTGATTAATGGTTTGTACTTATACATTACATTATATACTTTTTTAATAGAACAATTGTTCAGTTTTGCAATCATTCTATAATCCAACCCATCATTAATCCTACCAATAAGAATTTTTTCTTCTAACTCTGTAAGTTTTCTATTTGTTTTTTTAAGGGTTGTTTTTATCGTTTCTATTATATCTAAATCAACATCTAAAAAATCTTCTTCATAAATGTCATTCTCATTTTGCACAAGTTCTTTTGTCTTAGAGCCAATTTTTATTTCATTGTTTAGATATTTAAGACAATAACCTTTAATATAAGGATACGCAAAGGTAGTGAATTTGATTCCTTTGGTTTCATCATATCTTTGTTGTGCTTCCATAAGTCCTAAAAATCCTTCTTGAAACAGTTCATTTTCTAATTCGGTTTTGTAATTTTTGTCTTCCATTTTACATAGTATTTTATTAACTATAGACCAAATTAAATTTTGGTATTCTGTCAAGTCTGTTAGCAAGTTATTCACCTGCCTTTTCAGATTGGATAGCTTTAGCTTCTTTTGATAGCATAAATCTTACTTTTGCTGGAGTTTCAACTATTTCTACTCCATCAATATTTTCACCATTTTCTAGAGCTTTTTTTACTTCTGTCTTTTTAAGTTCTTTAGTTACTTTTACATATTGCTCAGGAATAGTATTTATATCTACACCTTCTTTTAAAGATACGCTTTTATTTACCCCGTCTAGTGCTAAAGTAACATTTCCTAATGGTGTTGCAATTTTTTTACATTGAAGTTTCCTCATATTTTCTGTAAGTCTATCTTTAAACTTATCCATTCTATTTTCTGCTGCTTTTTTAAGAGATTGTAGTCTTTTAATTTCATTACTTAAAGCATCAATATTTGATTGTTCTTCAATTTGATAAGTTACTATTTCTCTTGAGTTTTCTTTAATTTTTTCTTCAAGCATTGATTGTAAACGAACTTTTTCTTCTTCTTCAAGAACATCTCTGTCAAGTAATTCAGCAATATATTCAAATTCTTGAGATATACTATAAAGTGTGACATCTCTCATTTTATCCACCACCTTTCTAATTAGAATATAAATTTACATAATGTTGACAAAGGTTTGTCAAAGAAATAAAAAATGTGATTTTGTTTTTCAAGTCTATATATATTATAACATACTGACAAACCTTTGTCAAGTTAGATGGAAGACCTAGAATCCGTTGGGTTCTAGTAGTCTAGCTCAACATCATAGTCATCTAAGTCTTCAATATAACCTTGTTCTGCATTAGCAATTATACTATTAATAATATTTTGGTCTCCTCTATACTTCTTCTCATCCTCATCTTCTTCTCCTTCACATAAATAAAGAATTTCTTTTGCTCTTGTAATTGCGATATATCTTAAGTTCTTTTCCTGAATATTATCGTCTGCGGTCTTTCTTTGAGAAGTATAAGGCATTAAATTATAATTAATAATAAATACCCTTTTTGATTCTAATCCCTTTACTTGATGAATAGAACTTACAATAACTGCATTATCTGATGGTTCTGTAACAAGCAGTTTAGAAATAAAGTCTGTAAAATTGTCAACTGCAAGACCATCAATAGAATTATGAGTTTCTACATAATATGTAAGTAATGATTGAATCATACTATATATGTCCATTTTTCCATTGTTTATTGCACTAGCTGTTAATGCGTTTTCTGGGTTTTTCATTTCTCTTTTAAATTGTTCCTTTAATTCCTCTAATTTTGTATTTAACTCTGCAATGTTTTTACAATTTAAGTTTTTTATGGACTTTATTGTATTTTCTACTAAGTCCTTGTCTTTTAAGTAAACTGGCTTTCCTTCTTGAACAATAGCTAAGAATATATCAGCTAAATCTTTATTTTTTCTTGCAATAGCCATATCTCCGTGGTTGTATTAATTTTGCAATTTCTTCATTACTTATTGTATAAACTTCTCCTTCTGGTGCATTAGGAGCAGCTTCTATTGCTGGAACATCTTGTTGAGCTAACTTAATAATCTTCTTTGCACATCTATAACAAATATTTAAAGGTAATTCTTTTGGGTTAAATTGTCGTTTTATATTTTCGACACTATGACAATCTGCTCCTGCAAAAGCATATATTGCTTGATTTGAATCTCCAACAAATAAGAACCTAGTTGGTTTTTTAACTCCAAATTTTGCAGGCAATTTCATTCCAATAAGTTTTTTGATTACTCTTAATTGTAATTTTGATAAGTCTTGTGCCTCATCAACTCCTATGAAACTGCTGTACCAAGCTAGCCAAGAAGGAAATGGTAAGTTTTTAACAACTGGAATATATAATTGTTCAACGAAATCATATTCTCCTCTATCTTCATACATAGCCATTGATGTTTCAAGTGCTTCTTCTCCAATTTTTGCCCAAGGTAATATTGGAAACATTATCTCATTTTCTCCATTATCACTTGGCATATTGAATTGACATAATCCATCTTCGTCAATAACTCTTTGTATTGTATCTTCGTCATCTCTTACATATTTACTTCTTGCTTTATCACAGGCTATTTTTAAATCTCTTTGCATTGCCCATACCATATCATCTGTAACCTTTTCGTGCTTTGTATCACAATAAACTCTAATTATCCTTCCTAAAATACTAAGTAATTTATTTGGTTTTAAATATCCATCTTTTCTATATGGTAATTCATCTCTATTTCGTATAGCTTCTTGCATTGCCATATTCCCTAACGAGTTTACTGTCATTACTTTTAATGTAGCAGCACCACCTTCGTCTTTCTTTTTTAAGTAATATTGTAACTCTGGTTTTTCATTTAATTCAGCCGCTATATGATTATTAAAAGCAAGGAAAAGCATTTTTCCTGTATAGGTAGATGCAACAAGTTCTAGTGTAGATGTTTTTCCTGTTCCTGCTAATGCATTAACTACAGCATTTCCCTCTCCATTGAGTACCCAATCTATAATATCTTGTTGATAGTGGTTTGGTGGAAATTTCCCCATTTCTTTTCCTCCTTTATTTTTTAAAAGTTCTTCTTATAAGATGTTTTATTCTATCCTTTTTTGTAACAATCTTTATTGGAACATCATATTTTCTCATTTCTTTTGCGGTACAATAAAGTACATATCCATCTAATATTTTATAATTTGTATCAACAATTATCTCTCCATAGAAATGTCCATATTCCTTATAATATGCCTTCATCCCCATCATTTTGTACAATTTAGGTCTAGTTCTTAACATCTTTGTTGGGACTTGTAAATCCCATAATTTAACAGTCTTTCTTTCCATAATATCCTCCTATACCTCTGACCCATTGTTTGTTTTTAAGAATTCATCTCTCAAAGAAACAATATTAATTGTCATCCTTTCTTCCTCGATTGCTCCATTTGGATACTTTTCTTTTAAAAAGGCTAAATAGTAATTCTCCATAGGAGTAGTTAACGAACCTGTAAAACTACCTGTTCCCGTTGGATTCTTCAAATATCTGTATGTAATTCCTCTAAGTTTTTTCCATATACTGTAATAGTATAATTTATATTTAAACATAAATCCATTTGAATCTTCCACAACAAAACCTTCTATGAACTCCCCATTATATTTGTAGTCTGGTGCGGAAATTTCATTATTTAAAGCAAGAAACTCTTGAGGAGTATTTACGACATATGCTAATTCTTTTACTTCAATATTATTTCTCTTTCCAAATGCAACTAGATGTTCATATTTAACTTTTTTAAAGTCTATTTCATTATATATCATATCCAAAAGAATTAAATTCTTTTTGTCGTATTTTATCATATGTGGGTCATTAATTGGGTCTATTACTTCAAAAACCATAGAAATATCTTCTTTTCTAAACCTATCTTTAATGGCATTTATTTGGTCTTCATTGTAAATCATATAAAATATTGATTTAAAATAATCTACATACTCTCCATCATCTACAGACTTAGAACAAAAATATAACTCATCATTTTTCATAGACAAAATTCCAAGGAACCCATTGTATTTTTTAAAGTAACGAAGTGGATAGGCTAAATTTTGCATTAAGTAACTAATTCTAGTTTCTTCTCTTTCATTCTTATTGAAAAACTTATCATAGCTTCTTGCTTGTATTTTTTCATTCTTTGTATCTATGAACAATCCTCTAGCTTTTGTTGTTAGTCCGTCCCCAAATTCCCTTATCAAAAGCATTTCTAGTAAAATTAAAACTAGATATATCTGTATCTTTCATAACTTTTTCTTGAATAAATTTTGATTGTCTTAGCTCTTGAGTATACATTCCTACACTGCCAATTTTATGACTTACAAATCCACTAGTAGAAGTTTCTTTTTCTTTTAATAACTCTTCATCAAATACGGTGTTTTTAATTTCAATAGGAGAAAAACTTCCATCATTTAAAACTCTCAATACTCTTAACTCTCCACCAAATTCTATTTTCCCTTCTAGGTTATAAGAGTATTCTTTGTGTATCAAAGGAAGTTTAAGTAAATTTCTGTGTCCGTGAACTTGATATATTTCGTGTTGACCTACTTTGTCTTTGTTGCGTTCTTGAGCCCAATTATCAAATAGCTCATCTATATCATCATTATAGTTTCCTATTCCTCTAATAAAAGAATCTGCTGCATAAAAATCCATAGACTGTTTTGGGAAGTAAGGAACTCCTCCGTGAGATATTATAAAATCATATCCTCTAAAAGTTATATAGGCTGCTACTCCTAATTTTCTATAAAATTGTCTTAAGTCTGCTTGAGTTACTCCTCCTTCGGTTAATTGTACTGCTGTTTTTTCTAAGAAGTCTTTTGACTTAACTGTCATCCCAAACGCATAATCCCTAAGAGTTTGTTCGTGGTTTCCTGTCAAGAATAATGTATTTGGCTTATTTATCATCTCTTTTACAAAATTAAAAACTTCAAGATTTTGTAATCCTCTATCAAAATAATCTCCAACAAATATATATCCATCTTTTTCTGTATATGGATATTTTTCAAAATATTCTTTTAATGGCTCATAACATCCGTGAATATCTCCAAATATATGTATATTTTCATAATCATTCCAATCATATGGTTCTGTTGTTAAAATTTTTTCAAATTCTTCTGGTTTAACAACAGTAAATCCAGATGTTTTTCCTTGTGTTGCAAATCTAGAATACACTTTATCTATTTCTGCCTCTGGTACTTGTTTATATTCTGGTCTTCCTGCATTTCTTTCTTTTGCAACTTCAATTGGAATATCTGTAAAATCTACACAATATAGTCTGTAACGATATTGTTCAGCTAAACTTTTATATCTTGAAAATTCACTGCTTTTACTATGGACTGCGTCTATAATAGTGAATTCCCCACGCTTCATTCTTTCTTCCAAGAAGAAGAATAACATATCCCAAGCTTGTCTATTCATCTTTTGTGATATAATATCTTTGCCATCTATTCCGATTTGAGGTGCAGCAAGTTGTAGTCTCATTGTATCGGCACATAATGTATATTTTTCTAAGTCGTGCTCTTTTAGCCAAGTAGACTTTCCACAGCCCATAGAACCTCTAAGTATTACTAATTTTCTCATTAATCTCCCTCCTCCTCAAGTTCAAAGTATTCATCTCTAACCTCCTCAAATAAATCTTCGTTTAATTTGTTTGATGGAGAAAGAACAAATCCTTCATTATAGTCTTCTCTATATTTGTCTATCAGATATAAGAGGTCTCCAACAAATTCTCTTATATAAACGTTGTTGTAAGTTAACCAATTATCAACTATATCATCAGTTACTTTCCAGTTATCATCTTCGAACACTGGAATTCTTAATACAACTGTAATCTGTGCATCGTTTCCTACCTGATATTTTTCACATCTGATTGATGAATCGTATCCTTCTTGGTCTATAAACACTTCATATATTCCAGTAATAGGAGATAATAAGTACTTACACATCATTAGTAAGTCATCAAAAAAATCTTGTATATAACTTATTCGTGTTTTTCTTTCTTCTTCAGTGCGATAATCCCAAACGTGCATATTCATCCAGCCACCAATGAATCCCGAAAAATTTGTTATTGGTTTATACATATCTTTCACCTCTTTCAATGTAGTTACATTATAACATAATCGACAAACCTTTGTCAAGTTAAATGGAAAAAGTAGGTTCATCTCCCCCTCACTTAAAAGATAAGCCTACTTTATTTATTAAATATAAAACAAATTAATGAAATATATTTTACTTTTCATTCGTAAAGATACATTCCCTATTTATTCTATCATATAAAACAAAATATGTCAATATAAAAAGATGGAATTATTTTCCCATCTTTTGTAATATTTGCTCTAAAGTTATTGGAACATAATTTATCATTTCTACACTTACACAAAAATGGTTGTTTGAGTTAAACTCTGTAGACAAAGGAATATTATGTATGTGTCCGTGTATATTCAATGTGTCATCTGGGACAACTTTTGGTTCGTGAGATAAGATTATATTTTTAAATGATAAAATCTCAATTTTGTGGTCAAATTCACCATCAAAAAACGTTGATATATCAAGGTTTGCGAAATCGACTTTTTTGGAAAATACCTCTTTGAACCCAATATCTCGCCAAGATTGCTTTCCACGTTTATAATCGTGGTTCCCTCTTAACAAAATTTTTGTTCCGTTTAACTGAGCACATATATTACTTAATTTTTCTTTGTCTCCAAATCCAAAGTCTCCTAAAAAATATACAATATCATTATCTGCAACAACTGAATTCCAAGACTCAATCATTCTTTCATTCATTTCTTCAACTGTTTCAAATGGTCTATCACAATATCGTATAATATTATAATGGTAAAAATGTGTGTCTGAAATAAAATATTCCATTGTTTCCTCCTAACATTTCTTATAAACTTTTAAAAGAGAACCAATATTTATTTGAGAGTTTCCTGTTCCAACTATATTAAAATGAGAAATTTCATCAAAATTTCCCAAATAGGTTCCTATCATTCCTTGCCTAGATTTTGGGCTCCCTGTAGGAGCAAAAAAGTTCGCTCCTACAAAAATCTTATTATCTCTATATACAACCTTAGCTACGGAAAATATTCCAAATCCCGTTTCTCCTCTAATAAATCTAGCACTGTGTTCTGAATCAAGATTGACGTTATTATTTCCTTCGTCAGCTGTTTCAAAGAATGTGGCTCTTGAAAAGTTGTACGAACTAACTGTATTTGGAACTAATCCCATATTTGCTACACCACTCGTTCCATCACTAAACGATAAGCTTCCTTGAAAATATATTTCAATAATATCTCCTTCTTGCATTGGGATATTTAGTACAAATGATTTTGTTGTTGAATGAAACACTTTTTCAAAAATCTTTCTAGAAACCGCCTAATGAACCAGCTGCACA